GGAATCACTATAAAATTAAGACTGTGGAGTCAGTATTAGACTTTTATTTTCAATAAAAGCATTTGTCTAAGAAGCAGTAAAGATATAGAACCTATAGGTTCTTTTATATAAACTTATACTTTATTATGCAATTTTATATTTGTTATATAAGTTTATATTTATCTAGTATTATAGGAAATTACGAGTATGGCGCTATAAGCAAGTCAGATAGTACCAAATTGGCTTTAGGATTTAAAACATTAGAAGAAGCTCAATATCATGCTGAAAATATGAATAAAGAATTAGAAAATTTTGATGAAAGTAAATGGAATATGTTATTTTGGAAACAAAAACCTGAAGAATGGGTTGTTATTAACAGACAAAATGAAATTATAAGGGGTTGAATGAATTTAAAGAAAATTAAAATACAGAATTTTAAAAAGATAGGGTCTGAAGTAACATTTGAAATCAAACCTGGATTAAATCTTATAAGAAGTGAAATTAATGGAACTGGTAAAACAACATTATTAAGCGCAATAACATTTTTGCTTTGGAATAAAAATGGTGATACTAAGGGAAGTAGCAAATCAACTTTAAGCACCAGCGAACTTATAAATGATATAAACAAAAAAGAACTTCTTGTTGAAGGTTATTTTGATAATGGTTATATTGTAAGAAGAGGTTTAAAACCAAATATATTTGAAATTCTAGATGAAAATGGGAATAATCTTGCAGATAGAAGTTCAAAAACTATAGATCAAAATTTTTTAGAAACTGAATTATTAGGTTATAATTATGAAACATTTATGAGTACAATTTTCTTAAATTCTAAACCAAATAGTATACCATTCATTTATATGAGTAACACGCAAAGAAAAGAATATATAGAAAAAATTTTAGATTTAAGAGTTATACATCATTTAAATGAAAGTTTAAAAGGTAAAATATCAAATAATAAATCAGAAATTCAAAATTGCACAAAAGCACTTGAATGGAATAAAGAAAATTTAATTTCTTTAACTTCTGAATTAGAAAGACAAAAAACTGTTCAGGAAAACCAAAAATTAGAAATTGAACGGTTTTTAATTAATAAAGAAAACCAAATTCAAAATAATTTAAAATCTATAAATGATCTAAATCAAAAAATTGCAGAAATTGGAACTAAAAACATTACTCTACAAGATAATTTCAAAAGTGGTGCATTCACAAATAAAATAAATGAAAATATTAATTCAATTAATTATGAAATAGAACAAATAAATAATAATAATCAATATCAATTAGATGTTCAAGAGTTTGAAAATACTAAATTCTCATTATTAAAAGAAATTGAAGAGATTAAAAAATCTTTAAAAGGTGATAATGACACATTAGAGTCATTAAAATTAAATTTAAACACACATGAAACAGAATTAAAAGAAAAAGATGAAGAAGCTTTAAGTAATGCACTGCTTCTAATTAAAAATAAAATACAAGAATTAAAAAATGAATTATTAAGAAAAGAAACAGAAAAGAATATTCATTTTAAAAATAAAGATAATTATGTTGTTTGTGGCGAATGCCCAACATTAAGTAAAATAATTGGTTCATTTGATATAGAAGAATATAATGAAAATACTTCTAAAAATAATTCTCTTATAGAACAATTAAAAGAAAAATACTCAGAAATTGAATCTAGAATTGAAGAATTTAATATTTTAAAAAATAAAATTAACGATATTAAGAATGAAATTTCAAAATTAAATGCAGAAATTAGTACTAAACAAAATTTAATAACTAAAAAAGAGTCTGATATTAATAATATTGTTTATAAAATAAAAGAATTTGAATTATCTAAACAACAAAAAATCACAGATAAAGAAAATATAATTATTAATCTTAAAAAGGATATTGAAAATATAAAAGAAAAAATAGATATTGCTATTGAGAACAACAATAAAGAAATTGCAGATAAAGAAAATCAAATTCAAAATATAAAAATAAATATAGAAAATATAAAATCTCAAAACCCTCCGGCATTAATTGAAATAAATGAACAACCAGTAAAAGATTGTGAAAACAAAATTATTGAATTACAGAAAGAATATGATGAATTAAATATACAAAAAGTTGAATTAGAGGATTTAAAAGATAGTATTAATAGTAAAAATATTAAGGAACAGGCGTTAAAATCATATATTCCGTTATTTGAAGATAAAGTAAATTTATTAATTAGTAGATTCACTGAAGATGATATGTTCACAATAAAAGCTAAACTAACAGATGATTTTGATATAGAATTTACTAAAAACGGGAAACCATTAAATATGTTTAGTTTAAGTGAAGGTCAAAAAGCAAGTATAACATTTGCATTCACATTCGCGTTTCAGTTTTTACTTGATACTAAAAATCAAATAAAAGAAAGTACATTATTTATTGATGAAATTTTGGATATTGCTTTAAGTTCAGGTAGATTAAATACAATAATTGAATATCTAAAAGAAGTTAGTTCAAATAAAACAGGAAATAAGAGTATTTACATAATTTCACATAACCCTAATTTACAACTTGAACTTTTTGATAATATTATTAATGTAAGTATAGAAAATGGATTTAGTAAATATGAATTTAACGGGAGTAAATAATGTCAGATAACATAGATAGCACAAATAAAATAGTAATAATTGGAGATGTACACTTTGATGTCGCAAATGGAAATCAAACTGTTCTTGAGAATCAATTAGATTTCTTTAAAAAGCAAGTATTTCCATATATGAAAGAGCATAATCTAAAAACAATCATCCAATTAGGTGATTTAATGGATAATAGAAATAAAGTTTCTGTGAATGTTCTACATTATCTTAAAAAAGATTTCTTTGATGTTCTAAAAAATGAAGGAATAACTCTTTACACATTAATAGGTAACCATGATATATATCATAAAACAACAAGGGAAATTCATAGTTTAGAATTATTTGATGAATTATATGATAATTTTAAAGTAATAAACACAATTCAAATATTGGAAATTAATAATAAAAAACTATTAATTGTTCCTTGGGTTCTACCTGATGAGGAACACAATTTTAAAGACTATTTAGATGTTGATTATATATTTGGTCATTTTGAAACAAATGGTGTTGAAATGGTAAAGAATATAAGTTGTAATACAAACCATGCTTTTAATATGGATTCGTTTAATGGTGTGCAAACATTTAGTGGGCATTTTCACTTAAGAAGATATTACAATGAATCAAATATTTTTTATGTTGGTACTCCAAGTCAAATAAATTGGAGCGATTATAATGAAGCTAAAGGTTTTCACGTTTTAGATATACAAACAGGTGATTTAGAATTTATTGAGAATATAATAAGTTCAAAACACATAAAAATAATTTTAAATTCAGAAAATAAAACTATGGAAATTATAGGATTTAAGAATAATTTAAAATTTAAAATTGATTCTAAATTAGATTATAGTATTTTTAATAATCATAAAGCAAAAATATATATTGATAAAGATAATGTTTTCAATAAAAATATTATTGAAAAATTAGATGTTGAACTACAATCATACCGAATTGAACTTATAGAAAAAGAAAGTGAATTGGAAATAGATAAAATTCAAGAAAATACAACAGAAGTTAATTTTGATGTTGTTCAAGCAATAAAATCAAGTATTAAAACAGATTATCAAAAACAAGTGTTTAATGATATTTATAATGATGCACTTTTAAATTTAAAAGATTAATTTAACTTTAATATTCTTTTGTATATAATTATATTATATAAATTAAGGGATATAAAATGAGAAAAACATATTTAGAAATTGGATTAAACCAATTTATGTTAACAACTGAAGTAATCACAAAATTAAATAGAAAGAAAATGCTTGGTAAAGAAATTACTCGCGATTTAATAACTAAAACAGTCGTTGAATTGAAAAAAGATATTTCTGAAGATTACGGTGAAGAGATAACTTTTGCTGGATTTCATACTATATTAACTCAAGCAGAAGATCATTTTAAAATAATGGGAGATTTAAAATGATTGTAACTCATAATAATATTAAACAATGGGTAAATAGTGTTAATTCTTGTAAAGAAATTAAATTTAATTTCATAGCATCACAATCTGATAAAATTAAAAAAGGAACTTATGATAAAAGTTTCTTTAGAGGGAAAACTAAAAATAAAGGTAAAAAATGAAATTTGAAGTAACAGAAGAAATATTTGAATATTTTAAAGATAAAGCTATAACAGGTAAAGAAATTAAAAAATATATACCAAATTATATGGATTATGCTGAATCAGAAACTATTTTATGTGATGATATTTATAGAGATGATATATCAAATAAATTAAATACTTTATTATGTGAAGAAAGAAAAATTTTTAAACCTCAATCTTTATGTAATGAAATATATGATATTTTCTGTAATGCAGATAAATCAGTAGAAACACAAAATTTTAGTATTGTTTTAGATTACGATGGGTTTGATGTTTGGACAGTTAAAGAAAAGGAAATTAGAGAATCAGAATCTAAAGTTCTAGATAAAATCAGAGTGGAAATTAATGATTTTAAAACAAAAAGAAAAAATCAATTAAAAGTATCACAAGAATTACTAGAAATTGCTAAAAACGACACTTTAATGGAAGAACTACTCAAAATAAGAAAAGAACTTAAAAATGAAAAATAAAGACATAACTAGTACTAAAGTGTGTACATTATATGAGGGTCTTACATATGAAGAGTTAAAAGAAGTTATTAAAGAATTTGCTAATTTTAAATCGGTGAATTCTGATATTGAAACAAAAAAGATTAAAAAAGGAACTTATGATAAAAGTTTCTTTAGAGGGAAAACTAAAAAATGAAAAAATCAAATCTTATAGATAATAAATACTATTTTGTTATAAATAAACATTATAATGTTATGAAATTTGCTGGAGCTGTATTAAAATACACAAACGTCGATTGTGATAATGTTTATGATAATTTTGAAGATGCTAGAAATAAATTATTGCAAAATTTAAATGAATATGTTTTAAAAGAAACGGATATCGAAAACAAAAATATTGCTTTATATAACATTAATCAGTTGAAAGAAAAAATTTTAGATCCAGAAAATCTAGCTATTTTTAAATTATTTAAGGAGCAAAAATGAGATTATATACATTTGGAAATTACTACTTGAGTAGTATTCAACAAGGAATTCAAGCTGGACACGCAGCAGTGGAACTTTTTAATAAATATGAGAATTCAGAACAATTAAATACTGTAAAAGAATGGGCAAAAATCATAAAACAATGGTTTGTTTAAGTGGTGGTAATAATGCAGCTTTAAAAGAAATAAGAGATTTATTTAAAAATGAAACAAATTCATATCCGTGGTCTAGTTTCTACGAAGATGAACAATCATTATCTGGAATTTTGACTTCAATTGCAATAGTATTACCTGATTCAATTTACGATACTGCTTCAAAACTAAGAAGCAAAGAATTACAAATAGTTGATAATAACATTGTAGTAGATAAAGAAGATTTATATTATGGTGAATTGACAGATTTTCAAGTAAATTTAATTCAAAAATTAAACTCTTGTGGGTTAGCAAAATGATATTTACACAATGTAAGTGCTGTGGAAAGCAGTTCATTGAACCAAGCTCAGAAGAATTATGTATATTTTGCATAAAATGAATTTGATAAAGGACAAATATGAGTAAAATAATTAGAAATATTATTAAAACACCAGATGGAACAATTTTGGAAAGTAAACATGTTCACGATTATGTTTCACATGTAGATGCAAATGGAGAATTATATATAAATGATGGTGGTAAAGAATATATTAGAAGAAGTTCAAATATAGAACCATATGAAGATTTAAGCATTTACGATACTGATATAATTGAAAAAATTAGAGAAAATTTTCTATGGGGAACTTATGGAAAAAAAGGAAATGAACCTCTGCATTATAAAACATTAAACGATATGAGTAACTCACATATTGAAAATATTTTAAATGATAATATAAATCCAAAAGGTACTTTAGATATTTTAAAAAGAGAATTGGTATATAGAAAAGAAAATAATATCTTAATTGAAGATTAATTTAGCTTTAAGTGCTCTTGATATATAATACTACTATTAAAACAAAAGGAATAAAAATGAAATCAAATGCTAATGAAGAAAATGACAAAATACAAAGAGCTGGAATATCTGCACTTTATAAAGAAACTAAGGCTAAAAAGAGTAAGCAAGAGTTGTTAAAAGATGATGAAATTAAACAAAAAACATTGGATTTTATTTTTGGAAAATCAGAAGAAAACCCGTTACAAAAATAATTAAAAAAATTAAAAAGCTAGATACTTAATTGTATCTAGCTTTTTTAGTATAGAAAGCATTTAAAATTTAAAATTTATTTTGAACTTAAATATGCACATATTTTTATATAGAATTATTCAAATTTAAAAGAAAAATTTAACTTAAATGTTTAAGTTAAAAATAAATTTTAAATTTCAAGAGAAGTTAAAGATTTTAAAATATATTTTGAACTTAAATGTAAAATAATTTGCTTTAATTAAGCTTTAAACAAAAATTGTATATAATTATTTAATTTAAAAATACAAAAGGACTAAATTATGAAATACACATCAACACAAATTGCAGAATTTGCTAAAATGGGATATCAAATTGATGAAAATGGGAATCTTACAAAAGAAACAAGAATTCAAAAAATTATGAGAACAAGTGCAGCTGCTAACACAATTAGAACAATTGAATTGGCAGAAACAACAGTTAAAATAACAAAAGAAATTGATAGAAAATCACCTGTTTCTTCAGTAAAATTAAATTTCAGAGTTCAAGAAGATTGGTTAGACCCAGAAAGATTAGCAAGAGGATTAGTAACAGCAAAACAAAAGGGTGTTGATTATTCATTACTGCCAGATGGAACAAAAGTATGTAGATGTTGTCAAGAAAGAACTTCAAAAGATAATTTTTATAAAGCTGCATCAACTAAAGATGGTTTAAGAACTATTTGTAAATCTTGTAACAATAAACAAAGTAAAACATATATCTCTGATGTTAAGAAAAAGGCTGCATAAAATTTAAGTTAAAAAAATCTTTTAAATTGTTAAAGGAATAAAATGAACGCAAAAGAAAAAATTGAGCAATATTTAGACTCAAACGGTTGGAAAAATACACCATCCGAAGCATTAGAATTTAAAAATAGATTAATTAAAATGTATTTAGATGAATATAATCACAACATAGAGATGAATAAAAGATTAAAAGATATTAAGTCTCTTAAATACAAATTCACATTTTTTAATTCACATGAAAATGAACTAAAATTAAATGAGCTTAAAAATTTAGAAACAGAAGATGAAATATTAGAATTTAGTATAGATTCAGCTAATTCAATTATTTCAAGTTTCTTTAAATCTGAAATAAAGGCTTAAAATGTATATACTGCCAAATTTTAAATTAAGTCAACATATTATAGAAAATAGAAACACAAGTAAATTATCTAGAATAGAATATATTAATGATAGCAATATTAAATATATTATAAAAGAAGCATTTAAAGAAGGATTAACGTCTTTTAGAAATAAGGGTTTATTTGTTATTTCAATTAAATTGGAAAACAGTAAAAATTATTACAACTTTTTATGTAATCTAAAAGATAATGAATTAGTATTTATAACTTGTGTAGTAAATCAAAAATTTTGGAAATCATTTAAAAGAGTTCCAAATAGAATAAATTTATTAAAAACTTTTTTACCTAGATTAAATGATGTTCAGAAAACAAAACTTAAAAAAGAACGAATAATGAATAAACTAGAAAAAGAATTAATTAATGAAGATAAATTATTTTTAAATGCAATGAATTTAAAATGAATTAATTTATCTTTAATATTCTTTAGTATATAATATTATTAAAATAAAGGAATAAAATGACAACAGTATATACAATATTTGAACAATTAAGATTAAAATTCAAAGAATATTATTTTAGAAATGGATTACAAAATAAAAACATCAAAAATCCAATCGAAATGACTGAAATTGAATTACTTGCTTTTTGCGAACTTCATAAATTACATGATGAGTATATTTCAATTTCTAATGAAGTAGCAAAAAATTATTATATTTTAGAAAGTAAACTTGAATTAAATGTAAATAAAATTCCAGAAGATGTAAAATATATTATGAACAAATTATGGAATTTTAGTACAGAAGTCTATTTAGTTGGAGGATGTGTTAGAGATTTATTACTAGATAAAACACCAAAGGATTTTGATATTGTCACAGATATTTCTTATGATGAAATGACAAAGATTTTTTCAGGTTCGGAATTTAAAATTAAAGAAACAGGGAAGCAATTCTTAGTATTTAATCTTAACTATAATGGGAATGATTATGAGATTGCTAACTTTAGAAAAGATGGTTATTCTAGTGACGGTAGAAGACCAGATGAAGTAAGTATCGGAACAATTCAAGAAGATGCAGCTAGACGAGATTTTACAATTAATAGTATCTATTATAATATAAATGGTGTTAAAGCAAACTACCAAAGTATTTTAGATATATTAAATAAAAAAATTAGATTTGTTGGTAATCCAGAAGATAGATTAAAAGAAGATTATCTAAGAGGCTGGAGATTTTTAAGATTTGCTAATACTTTTAAAAATAAAGGGTTTACAGTTGATGAAAAATCAATGAAAGCAATTAGAAGAAACTGGGATAATATTTACAATGCTAGTAACCCAACAAGGGTTATGTTAGAACTTGAAAAAATAATTTAAAGGATTATTAATGAATTTAAACTTAAAAACAGATGTTGAGTTCAATGCAAAGAAAAAAGAAATTTTTGATAGAATTGATGCAATAATAGATTCATCTAAATCAAATTTGACAACAAAAATTAAAAAACAATTAGAAAATGAATCTGATATGAAAATAGAAAGAGTTCTCGAACTGATTTATGATGATTTAGAAGAAAAAAGAATTAAAATAAAAAATCATTTCTATTCACAATTAGAAACAATAACCATAAAAGCTTTTAATGAAGCTATTTATAAGATGATTTAGGGTGCTAAAAATAAAAATTATACTGATTGGGATGTTATTAATTGGTTTTGCTGGTTGTCAAAGCGATACAGCTAAAAATTCACAAAAATATTATGAAAAGATGAGGAATAAATAAAATGCTAAAAATTTTACAGCTAATTTTAGATGAAAATATAATTTCGTTTAATATTGATTATGATGATAATATAATTATTTATAGAATAAAGACACAAATTTGGGATGATATTTCCAAATATTATCGAATGGTTGAATGGGATGATGATTTTTCAATTAATATTGATACATTTATTTCAAGATGTAAAAAATATGCTTATAAAAATGGCTATATTGTATTATCTGGATATCATCAAAATAATATTAATACATTTCAGGCAAAGTGTTTTGGATGGATTTCTGAAACAGTCGACAAAAAATGTAATTTTAATAATATTACGGAATTAGCTGCAGTTCTTAATGCAATAAATTATATAAGAGATAAACATGTGTGAAGAATTAGAAGAAAATAAATTTCAGTATTTAAAAGATGAGTGTGAAGATTTAATATCTGAACTTCTTTACTACAATAGAAGAGAATGTGATGTTGTTTCAGTTCAAGACATTAAAAAATTATCAAATACCCAAATAGATCAATTATCAGAACATATTAGAAATTGTGTTTTGGAGAATTTAAAATGAATTTTTTAAGCAATTATTTTGTTCGCACGTAAATAAGATAGAAATTATCGAAAAAAGAGAAGAAATTTACACAGAAATACCAAATGATATTTTCGACCCATTTAGAGATTTTACTATAGATGTCGTAAAAGAAACTTGCTATAAATGCGGTAAAGAAAAAATTAAAGAAAAAAGAAATTATAAAGATTGTAAAAAATACACAATTTAAAAGAAATACACATACTGCTTTAATTAAGCTTTAATATTCTTTTGTATATAATAAATTATATAAATTAAAAGGATATAAAATGAAAATTAAATTAAGACAATTAAATTTAACTCCTGATGAGTTTGAGGAATTTCTTGATAATCTTTTAGATACAGATGGGTATTTTTCAAGCATACACATATATAATGAAGAATTATTGGGAGTTCTTAAGGCAGGTGATTATATTGAGAATACAGGGTTTAAAAAATATTGTGCTTCGCATAAATTATTAAATTGTTCTTTATCACATGAAGAATTTTTTAATCTTTTAACAGGTAGAACTTACGAACAATTAGATACATTTAACAGAAGATTATTCAAATTAAATGAAATTAAAAAATTGTTTATATTGGCAGAAAAATATAACTATACTTTAATAAAGGATGTGAAATGACTTTAAGATCTAAATATAATTTCCCATTTTTTGAATTGGAATCATTTGCGATTACATCTAAGCTATTAAATTGGCAAGTAAAGGAAATAAAAGAGTATTTATTAGAAGTTGATGAATATTTAGAAAAAAATATTAATAAATATGCTATAAATGAACACAATCTAAATTGTAAAATATCCGAATATCCATCATATATGCGAATGCTTCCAACTATTAAGAAAATAATTATTGATTTTCAGAAAGAATTAGAAGACACAATTAAAACAAAAAATAAATTAATTGAAATTCAATATACAATAAAACATTTTATAGAGAAAAATGATTATATAAATTTAGAAACTATAATAAAACTACCTTGTTTTAGATATTAAGGATATAAAATGAAAATAGCAGATTTTTTAAAATTACCAAAAACAAAAGAACAATATATTGATGATTTTACACATAGATTAAATCTATTTGGTGTTTATGATAGTAATTTAACTGATTTAAATGTTTATAATTTAGATATAAGTAAAATTGAAGTTTTTAATGTTTTTGACGATTGTTTAGATGGAAGAAGAGGTTTATGGATTTATTATGCTACATATGAAAATGAGCCTTTTGCTTTTTGGTACACAGCGGGTAGGGAGGGTAATGATTCAAAGAAAGGGTTTGTTATAAATAAAGATGTATTTAAAAATGCTATAGGATATTTAAGAACATTTACTGAAACAGATTTAGATAATGAAGTAGATATAAATACTGATTTTAGAGAATTAAATAAGATATATGGTTATGATTTAACAAATCTTATTCTAAAACCAAATCACGAATTAAAATTTAAAGTTGATGATATTGTTGAAATTTCTAATTTTTCATACATAAATTTAAAAAATGAAACTATCAGAGCTAAAATTATAAGAACTAATAATAAAACAGATTTAGATACTTATGTTGTTGAATTGTTAGATTATAAAGAAGTACCAACATTTGTTAAGGGAGTGGTGGGTTCTAGAGGAACTATTTTTACTAAATTATTTCCAAAAAATCAAAAATTAAAAATAAGCGATATTTATTTGAGTAATGATGAATTAACTGCAGAACAAAATGAAGTTATCCAAAAATATATTAATTCAAATAAATCTGTTAAATTTCCTATATCTTATAAAGATGAAAATGATATGAAATTACTATAAAGGAGTTAGAATGAAATTCAAAACATGTGGTTCTTGTGAAGATGTAAAAATTTATAAGAGTAAATTTCCGGATTTTGCAATAGCTTATTGTGGGCGAACTGGAAATCATAAAACCGGTGTAGTTGTACCTCATAATAGTGATGGTGATTCAAAAACAATTACATATACTAGAGTACCTAATTTTTGTACAAATGAAAATGCCGAAAAATCAGAAACACAAGCAAACAAAAAAGATTGGATAACGATCAAAATTTAAAGGATGACAATGAAATATAAAATACCAAAAAATGCAGAAATTATTAGCATAAAGGAAGATTCTATTATTGATACATCTAATGGGTATAAACAAGACTATGAAGGTTTAATTATAGAAACAGATAAGAGGAATATAAAACTTGTTATAACTAACGGTCAAAACTGTTGTGAGAATTGGGGAAATTTATTTTTTGAAACACCTGATAATATTTCTATATTTATTGGTGCAACAATTTTAGAAGTTCAAGATATAGATATCAAAAGAGATATTGATATTGATAATGAAACCCAGCTTAGAATTAAAACAGATAAAGGTATTATTCAATATGCAATTTATAATGAGCACAACGGTTACTATTCGCATGGTACTATAAAACAAGTTTTTGATGATATTAAACATGATTTATTGTAGGAAATAATATGTTAAATATTGAAGAAATTAAAGATTTGCCTGAGTACAGAAAATATTTATCTGCGAAACATGATTTTGCAGATGTGTGCAAGGGTGGAAAAGATTATAGTGCTTGTTCATTTATGGATATTTCAATTAGATCAGATAGATTTGATGAAGCAAAAAATGAATTAGTTAAAACGCTTGGTAAAATAGTATTAGAAAATTTAGAAAAAGGAGAATAAAATGCAAAATACGGAAACAAAACAATTTACATTAAATGAAACAGTTAAGGGGTTAGCAGAAGCTATTTGGGAAAATAAAGATTCATGTGACATAATTGATGCATATGGGATTGAAAACTTGGCTGATTTAGAATCAACATTAACATGCGAAGTTGGCGATGAATTAAAATATTGTGATTTTAAAACATTCAAGAACTATGAAGCAGAAGTAGTAGATTCAGGTGGTGCAGAAGGTGATGGAGCAGAAATGTTCTGTGTATTTAAGGTGACAAGATTATCAGATAATGAGGAAAATTTCATTGCATTTTTTGGTAGATATAGTTCTTGGGATAGTTCATATTATGATGATTACCACTTAGTAGAACCAGAAGAATATGTAGCAATTAAATGGAATAAAAAATGACAATTGTTGCTACCGTAATTGGTTATATAATTATTGGTATTTTTGCACTTATAATTGTAACTGCTCTTTGGCAATGGTTGTTATATGGTGAAATAGGTAACTCTATTTCACAAAGTATAAAAGGAAATAAAATTTACATAAATGGGAAATTTATTAAAGAAACTTTTGGGGGAAATATTTCAATGATAAATGGTTCTGTTTATGAAAATGGGAAATGCATTTATAAACATAAAAGAAAATTTAGATGGCAAAAGGATACTGATGAAAAAACAAAATAAATACATTATAACTATTACATCAGAAGATAAAAAAGTACCAAAAGGGTTTAAATTAAAAGAAGGTAAATTTTATAGGGAATTTGTTGGAACAGCTGATACAGAAAGAGATATGGATTTTATAAGAAGATATTTTTCAAAAATGTTTACTAATATTCAACATTTTGAGATTACTTTAATTTAGCTTTAATTATTTTTAATATATAATAAAACAAAAAGGAAATAAAATGAAACTTAAAAAATTATTAGTAATTGGGACTTTAGTTCTTGGGATTGGTGCAAATACTGCTAATGCATATATTGAAAATTATGGTGAGCCGGGTTATGCTGAGAAACACCCAAAATTAGGTGGAATCACTTTAAATGAAAATTATGATGAACAATGTGAAATTTTTAAGCAAAAATTAGATGCACATTATATTGGAAAAAGTTCATATTATAAGTTCACAAAAAATTCAAAAGAATGTGGTTATGCAAATGATTATTTAGTACCAGATGAAAATAATAATGTTAAAAAAATTAGTATAACATATAAGATTTTGGGTTTTGATTTCTTAAGTGACCCGGTTATTGTTGCAAAAGCTTATGTAAATTCTGTTGCATCGGTTTTTAAAGACCTAGAAGTAAGAACAAGTTTTTCTCGTTCAAATGGTAGAATGGAAGAAAATAGAACTGTTCACGGTATAAATTCAGAAAATCAATCTATTAATTTTTTATTTTCTTTAGTTCAATTTGAACAATTACCAAAAGGTAAATTTTAATGCAACCTAGTATTTTGCAAGAATTAAATGAAATGATTTCTGATATAGAAAAGGAATTGAACTCTTTAGATAAAAGAACAAAAAAGTTAATAGCAAATAATGTTTATTCTTTAGGTTCAAATTATTTAAAAACGGTAGATGCATCTAAACAAAATAAATTTTACGCATTTGTTATAAAAAAGTCATTCTTTTTTAATAAAATTTCATTTGAATTAATGAGTTCAGACGAGTTACCAATTTTAGTTAATTCAAAGTATGATGATTATAAAATTTATAAAAATAAAGAATTATTAAATATTTTTGATGAAGAATCTTTAGTCAAAATAAAATATTTCTTATTATCTTTTGGTGTAATGGAGAATTAAAATGAATAAATATTTATGCCCAAAATGCGGATCAAGTGATTTGAGACAAAAAGCCCAATATGTTTATAAGTGCTGTAGTTGTAATTATACAAATGATGAATTATATTTTAAAGTACTAAATCCACAAAATTTAAAATTCAAATTATCTGTTGGTTATATGTATTTAACAAGAAAAGGTGATATTGTTAAAATTAATGGATTTGATGAATATTTTCTTGGTTCTAATGGCGCAACATATAATTACAGAGGTCATGATATAAGAGATAATTCTGATAATGATTTAGTTCAAGAATACTAGGAAATAAAATGAAAAGATTATTTAAAAAATCAGATATAAAAAGATACATTGATGATATTCTAAAAGAGAAAAATCATGTTTAGCTCGGGTGATTTAGTTGTTGATTATGATAAATACCCGGATTTTATAGGTATTGTTTATTATATTAATAATGATGAGTTATATTCAGTAAAAGTTAAATTTTATAAAAATATTAGTACAGCTCAAAAAAATACTGAAGTTGGTTTTATTGATGCTGATACATATACTATAACAGGCAAAAGATTAAATGAATATCCTGATGTGCATTTAGAACATCTTAAAATCGAAAATCTGGATATTCATCAAAAAATAGAAGAATCACAAAATACTAAAATTAGTATTGAAGATGTTTCAACTTATGGTGTTATCATAACATTAGAAAATGGATTTAGTTTCTATAGAGATAATACAGGAACATTATTAGAAATTAAGCCAGATAGAATAAAATTATAAAGGAATAAAATGCAACCAGAAACTTTAGTGCTTATTAGTTTTATTCTATTTATTATTTTTGTTATTATACAACAATATATTTCATACAAAAGAAAATCAAAAATAATAGATTCTGAATATAATAAATTAAAACAAAAATATAAAAATGTTTATAGATTAGCAGTACACGAGTATAATAAATATACTTATTTTCAAGAATTTCAGGGTGGGAATGGGTGGAGAAATTTACAATTATATGTAAATTTTGATGGCACATCTGAAAAAGAATTCTTTATAGAATGTGTTAAAGATGCCGAAAATAAAAAGAAAAATTTTGGTAAATATACCGAGTTGGAATAGGAAATAATTATGAAAAAGTATGAATATATAGATAATAATGATTTTTATTATCTATTAAGTACTATGAAAGCAACAGTTGCGAATACTTTAACATCTTGTAATCCATATTATTTATGGGAATTATTTGAAGTATCAGGTAAACAAGTTAGATTAATTGACTATATGTATCATGAAGAAGAGCCCACAGAAAATGAGAAGGAATTTGTTTACTATAATGGAAAATTATATGAAGAAATCAAAAGAAGACAAAAATTAAATAAGGATTAAAATGAACTTAAAAACAGAAACTTTGGAATTACTAAAAGATAATAATAAAACTTTAGATGATATAAAAGAGTACTATATTAATTACACAGAACATAGAGATGAAAATGGAAAATTCTATTATAACTATAAACATACAGAATTTTATGGAGATGGTAATTCTTTTGATATTTCAAAATTAGATTTTGAATACGATGATAGTTACGGTACACAAGAAGTTCACGGATTTATTTCATTTACGGATGATACCTGGTTAGAAAGAGAAGAATATGATGGTTCAGAATGGTGGGATTTTAAAGAATGCCCAAAAATAGAATGGTACACAAAGGAATAAAATATGATTTATTTACATTCAATTTTATTTGTTGTGATGGTAATATTAGTTATTGAATCAATTAATAAAAATAATATTAGGTCTGCTGCAGTTAATTCATTTTTTGCAGGAATTAATTTTACTTTTGTTCTTGTGTATTTAGCAGGTAAATTATGAAATATTTAATATATGGTAGTACTGCTATAAAATATTTCTTTTCAGATTATCCAAATAACCCAAAAGATTTAGACATTATTCTCTCTGAAGATTCAAAAATAGATTTAAAAACAGATAAAATTCTTGAGCAATATTATTTACCTGAATTCCAATATATTTTCGATAATAATAAAGATGATAAATATGTAGATCCTGATTTTCTTTATACTATTAAGATGTCTCATTTATCTTGGGATATTAATTGGGATAAACATATGAAAGGTGCTATTTTTCTAAAAGAAAATGGAGCTAAATTAGATATGTTTTTATATAAAGAATTAATAAATGCTTGGAGTAGAATTCATGGAAAGAAAGCAGTAAAAATGAATGTTAAAAATGAAGACTTCTTTAAAGCAAATATTAAAAGAAAATTTGATCACGAATTTTTACATGAACAATTTGCATTTTATGAAAGACCTCTTAATGAAAGAATAAGAAAAGATTTAGATTCACCTTTATGTTCAGAAGTTCTTTGGAATTTATTATCAGAAGAAGATAAGTTTAAATGTGCATTTGAGGAATTAATGGTATTAACTGCAGAGAGATTTATTTTTGTTGAAGATAAAGTACCGGTTAAATATGCAAAAATTAAAATGCTCAAAAATATGATTACAAGTACAACTTCAGGTTGGTTTAATTTATATTTGAAACAAAACTTTAAAAAATTTGTAGATACTGATTTTCCTAATTATTTTTATGTAAAAATTAAAGATTTGGATATTGATAACTACATTATGAAAATTTAAAGGAATATATATGAAAAACAAATTAAAGGTAATAATTAAAAAAATTTTAAATGAATCAGAAATAAATGAAATAACAGGTATATATGATTCAGAAATATACTGGTCTTTAGAATATAAAAATATTATTAGAAAAATTAATAAATATGAATTTATGTTTTTATGTAAAGAATTTATGAAAGAACAGAATTTATGTGTTTGGAGCGGGAATGGTTACAATAAATCTATTGGTTATGAATGTTCCATTACTCATTTTATGTTTGGAGATGTAGTCACATTTAAAGCAGATACTGAATTTGAAGCTATTATAGATGCAACATATGCTGTTATAACAAAAACCGTAGATTTTAATTAAACTTTAATATTCTTTTGTATATAATTATAATATATAAATTAAAGGATATTAAATGAAAGTACATGATATTAAAGAAAATATTTTAGAACTCAATTCAGAAGAATTATGTTTATTGGGTAATCACATTGATTCAAGTAGTATGTTAGACTATTTGCATGGTAATGCATCACATGAAGATATTGAAGTAAAGTATATTTTAGAAGTTAAATTTATTAATTTTAGTAAATATGGTAAAATGTACTATATTAAATATATTTAGGTATTAAAAATGGAAGAATTTATTGAATATTTAACTACTAATTTAAGTGGATTTAGAATCAATATCGGAAAATATAAAATAGATATGAAAGGTAATGATATTATATTAACAACGTATACTCAAGATGAATTAAGAGATTATAAAGAAAGAGATATAAAAAGAGCGGAATATATATCTAAACATATTGGTAGAAATGTAGATTATATTGGAAGAGGTTCGTCAGGGTTCTGGAGTACACCAGTAATCTATAAAATATCTATAACAGAAACAGTTAATAATATTCCGTTGCGAAATTATAAAATATTAAGTAATGACCAAGTTGAACAAGGTGATTTCTATGAAGAAGAATATATTATTATAGAAATAATAAATCAATTGAGAAGCGGAAATGACATTAAATATTTCACACTAAGAGATAAAATACTATATTACAATGAAACACCTGTGCTAATTGTAAATTGCCTAAAAGAAACAACATATTATACTTCGAGAAGTGGAGAAGAATTGGGTTATCCAGGATATGAATATAACTTTCACATCATCAATGAAGAATTATACAAAGGATATTTATATTCACCTGTTTCTATGATTCAGAAAAGTTTTAATGATACTTATAAAAATTTAGAATTAATATATGGTTCTGTTTCAAGTGAAAATTTTAATTGGATAGTAAAAAACACAAAAACAGGTGAAAAGAAACATTTTAAATCTTGGTTTTATGAAAAAGATAATTATGATAAAAGATAAATTAGCTATTTTATTAATGCAGATTGGAGCAAAACTTTATTTTAATAATATAAAATAGATTTTTATTCAATAAACAAAAAGTCTAAATTTTAAGCATATTTTAAAATAAAAATTGTTATAACATATAAAGTAAGGGGAGAGAATATGAGAAGAAATCAAAAAACAAAATTTTTTAATAACTTTTTTGTTTTTAATAAAAAAAGAGAAGTGAGTGATGAGTATATTGGTTCGGGGCAAAATATAAGTTCCGATACAGGGACAGTTGTTTTTAAAAAAGAGGTTGTTTCTGAAACAGAGTTATATTCAATGTTTAATTCTTTAAAATATAATATAATAGAGAGATATAAACATTTAAATAATACTACTTCTGTTTATTCTTCATTTTCTTCTTTAGTTGATGATTTTGAACAAATTTTTTTAAAATTACAAACAAATGATGTGATTTCTGATAAACACATAAACTATTCAAAATCTGAAAAAATTAAATCAATTCAAGAAAAAACAACAGCTTCTACACAAAAAACAAAATCTAAAGATGTAGGTGCTAAAGCTGGAAAATCTTGTAAATCATCTGAAGTTATTTTTGAAGTAAAACCAAATAATTTATCTGGTATAAATTTCATAGATAAAAATATTAAAGATTACCAGTTTGACTTTGTTAAAATTTCGGGTGAAAAAGAAAATGCAAGTTTAGTTTATAGGAAAGAATGGGAAGGGGAGTGTTTATCGTTAGAATACACTAACAATGAGTATATATTAAAAAGTTTCTACAATATAGTAGAAATATCTAAAGATAAAGACAAATTATTAAGAAATTTTTATAAAAATTTAAAAACAATGAATACTTTTGATAAAGTTGAAAATATTAGTGGAAGAACACAAACAGTAAAATGCTATGATAGGAGAGCTATCAAATTTAATGATATATATACTTGGTTTTCATTTTATGAAGGTTCTCCTATTTCAACTTGTTGTAGTTGTGGTGTGTCAAGTGAAACCTATGACTTTGACGGACATGATAATGAACTTTGTTGTTACTGTGGAAATGTAAAATACTAAAAAAAAAAAAAAAAATAGAAAACAGAGGTTAATATGAAAATTAAACAACTAGGAAACGGTGGAGCATTTGATTATGATAAAACAAATAGTTCATTTTTAATAGATATAGGAACCGAAGAAAAACGTTCTTTAATTCTTTTTGATTGTGGCTATAATGTTTTTTCTAAATTAAGAGAATTAGAAAAAGAAGATAAAGATATTATTAAAGATATCGATTTAATTTGGATTTCTCATTTAGATGATGACCATATTGGTAGTTTAAAAACTTTAATTTATTATCGGTATTACATTCTTGGTAAAGAAACTATTATAATTAGAAACTCATTAGAATCAGAATTGAAAAATTTTTTATCTGATATGAATCAGACAATGAAATTTGGAAAATTTATTGAAACGAATATATTATATATTGTTGATAAATCATTTATTAATATTAAAAATAAAACTTTTGTTTTAAATCAAATAGAAACATTTCACCATTTAGATTGTTATGGTTTATGTGTTAAAGAAATAAATAATGAAACAAATGAATATACTTCAATTTTATATATTTCTGGTGATACAAAGGTTTGTTCAGGCACAATAGAAGCACTAAATGACATTGTTCAGAGTATTGGAACATTAAAAAATTATAAGATATATCACGATTATTCAAATTGGAATTCATATGAAAATAATGTTCATACTTGTGAATATGATTTTAATAAGTACTATTTACAAAATGACACATTTAAAGATTTAGAAATAACAAAATATCATAATAATGCCGAATTTGATGAAAATTGGGTAGAAATTTAATTTTGCTTTAATATTCTTTAGTATATAATAATATAAAAAAGGAATAATTGTGAAAACAAAAATTAAATTAGATAAGTACAACACTGCACTATTAATGTGTATTAAGGGACATAAAATAAAATTTAAAAATGAATATGATATAAATTATGAATTTAAAAATGATGAAAAAGTATTAAATTCTTGTAGATCATTAGCTTATACATATTTAGATGGTAGATTATTACCATTGGAAAGTTTTAGAATAGAATATATCAATAAAGCTTTACTTGATATTTTTGAAGTTGTGTGCCCTCACAAATTTAAAGAATTAATTCATGAAATCGTATACATCAAAACTGCTTATAAAAATAGAAGCAATAAAGAAATTTTATTTTTGCAATTATATGGCTATTTACAAGCTTTAACTATGTTTGATGAAAATGGTGAAGATATTTTTGAATTAGATTATGAATTATTAAAGGAAACAAATGCTAAGTAATGGATTTTTATTACATATTGAAAGATTATCTAGAATTTTAAATTCAAAATTACCACAATATTCAAGAATATCTTGTGTTTTTAAAGAGTTTAACAACTTTGGTGTTAATCAAGTAGATTTATACGCGAAATATGGTTTTTCAAATTATGAAATTTCGATTTGGATTGGAGATTCAGAATATTTTGAATATGATGATAGAGATAAAGTACCCTTTCATTTTGATGTTAGAGTTGAATCAGAATCGGAAAGAGGTATATGTTGTGAATACGAATTTGAACACACTCAAAATTTTGAAGAAACAATTGATAAAGCAATACAATGGATTGAAAATGAATTAAAGGATTAAAATGAAATCAATTAAAGAATTACTTAATATTGAAGATTCTGAAGATGCGCTAATACTAGTTTTACCAATTATATTTTCTTTATGCGTTATTTTGGCAACAACAGTATTAATATTAACAAAATAAGGAATTAAAATGAATGTGAAAGATATACTATGGTTAGATATTTTTAATAGATTAAAATTGTTACCAAAAGAATTCGAAAGCGAATTAAAAGAAAAAATTAAAGCACTAGTTCAACTTGAAAGAAAAGATGTAAAAAATAAACAATTGGTATTAGTTACAGCGCGTAATGTGAGAGCTGGAGACTTAATATTCGATTTTCAGAAAAAGACGGTTCAAAAAATTCATTATGCTGAATATAGAAGAAAATGCCAATTTGGTATTGATAAAGATAATAATGAAATGTTATTTTCATATTCTGAAGATGAACCTTGTGATTATTTTGATGAATTTGATGAAGTAATGATATTATTGGATATAGCAGAAGTTGATTCTATTAATAATAGAGATTTACTAGAACTATATGATGAAGACTATTAATGCTAAGTAAAATAACTTTAAAAAAGATGTTGAATTACTAAAAATAAAGATTAAAAGGGTTAAAATGAAATTGCTTATAATATTTAATAAAGATATAGAAATATCTCCTGAAAAAATATGTATTCATACCGGGCATAGTTCGAGACATATTTCAGTTAAATTAACCAATAATCCGCTAAATTGGCAATTTTATAATTTGTGGAAGAGAAATGACTATAAAACAGTTCTTTTAAAAGACAAAATTACTGATTCTTTAAAAACAAAAATTAATAATCATATAAATTACGAAATTTATGATGCTGGTTTAGATGGTGTTTTTGAAAAAGGGATAGTTCTTGGTTATGCTGTATTAGTTCCAAAAGATGACGAAACATTTAAAAGATTAAGAACTTTAAAATTTTAATTTAGCTTTAATATTCTTTTGTATATAATTATAATATATAAAATTAAAGGATATAAAATGCAAAAACAAAAATATACAGCAGGTGACTGGGTTAAAGATAGAAGATATCCTAATCACGATTGGATTCAATTAGGTGAAGCAGTAGAAACAACAATGGGTGCTATTGTTTATGATATTGGTGGTGATAGATGTTTTTGGCAAAGTGATATTGGCGAAAAATGGGAGCCTAAAGTAAATGAATGGTGTTGGATGTTTTTTGTTGGATTTGTAAAAATTATAGAGTTATCAAAGGAGAATGATGAATTTTCTTATGTTACTGTTAATTCTAATGAAGTTAAAACAAGCGTATTAAGTTTTAAAACACTTCAACCATTTATTGGAAAATTACCAACTTTTATTGGAGAATAATTATGTATGATATTAATAAATTACTAAAAATAGAACCAAAAGATATTGATGAAATTATTAAAAATTGGTTCAAGTACAAAAATTATTTAATTTGGGAAGTAACTTATTATTATGATAGGTCTGCTGAAGATGCATTAGCTGAATTAAATATTTTAAAGAAATGTTTAGTACAAAATAAAGATAAAATTAAAAATCCAACAGATGACAATTATAAAGATTTCAATATCTTTAATGAGATAGATATAGCAATTGAGTATTTAAAACAATTGAGTATTTAAAACAATATGAGAAAACAAATGAAATACAAAGAAATACTACAAAAATATAGAAATGAATTAGATGAAGAAAGTATTAAGCACTTGGAAAATTCATCAAATTTAAAATTAACATGGGAAGACTTAAAATTCTGGTATAATAATTTGTATATTTTTGATTTATGGTATAATCTGAAAAATGGAATTAAAAATCTTTGGAAGTACAGAAATATTATTTGGAAAGATAGATGGTATGATTATTCTTATATTATAGAACTACTAAAATTCAAATTAAAAGATAATATCAAAAATTGGGATAATGCACATTATATTGGTTCAGATTTTACTAAAAAGAGAATGATGGTTCTATATAATAGATTAGAAGAATTTGATATGAATTTAGAAAATTTACAAGAGTTATATTATACTAAAAAGATTTCAAAATTGAAATATAGCGAATTAAAAAGAGAATTAATTATGAAAACCTGGTATTCTTTAGGTCGAAATATACAAAAATTTTGGGATTAATTAAACTTTAATATTAGTTTGTATATAATAAATTTATATAAATTAAAGGATATTAAATGATTCATAAAGCAAAGATTACAAAAATATTATCAGCACCATTAACTAAACACAAAATGTGGTTTATTGATGTAGAATGTGAATTTAATGGTAAAACATTTAAGAGAACTTTTGTTGAAAATACTAAACTTGAAGTGATTCAGAAAAGTAAGGTTGGTAATTTTTACTGTTTTGATTTTTAGTTGTAAAAGGAAAAATAAAATGGGAACTATTTTACGAAATAATTTAGTAAATCCATATTCACAACCAATAGTTAAACAATCATATTGTGATAAACAGTTTGTTGTAGTTAAAGAAATAAAAATTATCAAATATTCTTTAATTGCTGTTAAATATATTGATAGTTTTAAAATGAATAGGTTAAAGGAAAAATAAAATGGAAATTTTGCATAGAGCACAAAGTATTTATTCAGGTGAATATTTTGTAAGTACAGATATTAAATTTGAACAAGATTTAATGTATTTAAGAGTTAATGGTAAATGGAGAGAATGCGACAAATCAACGAGAGCAATTCATTTTGAAAATATGATTGATAGCCAAGGAAATAAAATATTTGCTGCCGTAAATAAAGATTTTAAAAATGGTGATAGATTAATAGAAAATGGAAGATATGAAGATGCTTTTAATGTTGTTTACGAACCATATTTTGATTCAAATAGCTTCAGCATAAAAGATTTACCTTTAAGTTCTGATATGACATATAAATTAAATAGATATAAAATAATCGGAGTTCAAAAATGAGTTTTCATTCAAGTATTGGAAAAACTATACAAGAATGTGAAAATATATTTAAAGTTGGCGTTCAAAAATTTCCAACAAAATATATTTTATCTCTTTATAGAAGAAGCAATGATCACATGATTTTATTTATGTATAATGGATATAATACAAATAATGAATTTGAAAAATTGTCAAAATTTAATACAGAATTAAAGAAAATCTTGAATACAAGAGAACACATTAAAAGGAAAAATAAATGAATTACTTTAGCAGTGATTTTCATCTTGGGCACAAAGTGATTACTAAGTACCGACCGCAATTTAAAACAATTAAAGAGCACGATAATGCTATTTTTGCGGAAGCAGAAAAATTAACAAAAAGAGATATTTTGTTTATCCTTGGGGATTTTTTATTTGATTGTGATAATTTTGAAAATTATTTAATTAGAATTTCAAAATTAAAGTGCAGAATTAAATTGGTTATGGGTAATCATGATTCTTTAAAATTGTATACGCAACAGATTGCAAAAAATATTGAAATTCAATTACCTTTATTTTCGTACAAAAATTTTTGGGTTAGTCATTGCCCGGTACATCCCGATGAACTAAGAGGTAGAATTGCTAACATTCACGGACACCTGCACAACGCAACATTGGATGACAATAGATATTATGATGTTGGTTTAGACAAAAATAATTTCAAATTTATTAACTGGGAAGAAATAAAGGAAGTCTTTAAAAATAGAGGGTTAGACATAAATAAAAAGAATAATTTTTTAGAAATGTAAATTTTAATTTAACTTTAATATTATTTAGTATATAATTAAATACACAAAACTAAAAGGATTTAAAATGAAACTTTTACTAATGCTAGTATTTACTATATCATTAAATGCAGCAACACAATACAAATCACCGGCATATGAAGTAAGTGCAGAACTATATTGTTCATCAATTGATGGCACTAATATTATCACAAAACAAAAAGGTGATATACTTTTATCTGATTATGCTTCATATTATTGTTCATATAATAAAGATTCTATGAATGAGATTATGTCAAAAGTTTCCGATGAATATAAAAGTCCATTAGAAACATTATTAGTAGTTCTTGGAATTATTATATTAAGTATTGCTTTAACACCTGTATTATTACTGGGTATTATTACTTTATTTAGAAAGATTTAAAAATGAAAACTATTATGTTATACGATGGCCAAATGGCAAATAAAATAACTGAAACTGCAAAACAGATAATAAAAGAACAAGAAAAATTTATGATTGCTTTATGTAATCCCGGTGAAGAAATTTTAGAATTTGTTCATTCATATGATGTAAAATACCCTATTTTACAAGAAGTGTCACAACACAAACAAAAGGGTTGGTACCGAAAATTTGAGAAAAGAAAATGGTAAAAGAACAAATACAAATAACAAAAGAAATTAAACACGATTTATTTCAATTGTTTGTACAAAATATAATATGTTTTGATTTTAGTAATTATTTAATTTACACAAATATCACCAAGAAGAACGTAAACAAAAATATTGGATTAAACTTAGATTATCGTAATAATTCAATAAAGTACTATTCAACAGAAAGATCAAAGTACCAAAACAAAGAGTTATCTAAAACATATGTTAAACAAATATTAGCAGTACTATTTTTAGTTAATAAAGAAAGTACTTTAAAGATTTTAGATTTATATAATTTAAAAGAAAATGATCTTTCTAGATTAACTTCATTTGAAGAATATTTAGAAAAATCTGATTTTGCGCCATTTGTAGAAAAAGCAAAAACATTAAATCAATATAGAAAAATAAAAACAAAAGAAATTGTTAAAGAAACGCATAAAAGTATCAAAAATAAAGATAAAATCAAATACGAAATACATAATAGGGTTAAAGAAAAAACTAAGCACATAAACTCAAAAGATAAAAGAACAAAAAGAGAAGAAATATTTAATTTCAGTTCTGGTTTTAATGCTATTGCCGATTTATTTGGAGTTCAAAAAGAGTTTACGGACAATATAGAAAGTGTTACAAATTTAGATTGTGCATATTTTAAACCAAAGATTAAAAATCAGAAATCTTTAAAAAATGAAAAACAAAAAGAAATACACTCTTTGGTTCTTTGGGATATAGAGAATATAAATTTTTATGATGATTTTTCTATTATAAGCAGATTTGTAAAAGATCAAAACCAAATAAAAATAGTTTCTTTTTCTAGTGGTTATAAGGATTGTCACTCAAATATTGATTTTGAATTAAATAAATTAAAGAAAAGAAATTGGATTATTAAAGAAGTTAAAAATTCTGAAAATTCAGCAGACAAAGAATTATTAAATTCATATTTTAAATATAATCAAAAGATTAAAGAACTAATAATTATTAGTTCTGATTCAGATTTTGAACCAATTTTGACTGATGCAAAATATAAAAATATAAATGTAACACTTATATATAGAGAAATGAATCAAAAGAATAGATGGTTTTTAAAAGCAGATAAAATCATCGAATTAAATAAATTAAAAGGAGAATAAATGCTATATTATGTAATAACAAACAAAGAGGAAAATTTATTTTATAGCGCAGATTTAGATATTATTTCTAAAAAATATCCTGCACTATATATGTCAAAAATTGAGGCACAAGCAGCTTTAAATTTTATTGATTTAGAAATTAAAGAAGAACATAATCTAAAAGTTGTGCCTGCTAGATTAATTATACAAACTGGAACATCAAATGCCTAGGAATAATAAAAAATACTTATGGCAAATTCCAAATAATGAATATACTAGAGAATTTTTAAAGAAAGAAGGATATTTGCCTTCTTTCGAGAATATTTATATTGTTTCACATGAAGAATTTGTTTATAACTTTTATAAATTTCTCATTGTAGATGATAGAACAAAAACATATACATTAAGCACCTATAATGAAACAATTGAAATTTTTGATATAGATGAAAATGAATTAATCAATATTACAAACAAAATAAAGGGTAAACATGAATGAAAGCGAAAGAATAAGAGTAAGAATTGAAATGGATTCAATTTTGAGTTCATTAAATAATTCCGAACAAAAGGAAGTAAAACAAATATTAGAACAAATTATGTCATTATGTGAAAAAGAATCATTGAGTAAAGAAATTATTGCTTTAACAGTTTTATTGTATAAACAAAATATTTTAAAAACAGAAATTTAATTTGGCTTTAATAATAGTTAGTATATAATTAACATTATAAAATAAAAAGGAATTAAAATGAGTGAAACAGTAGCAGAATTAGTATTGGTAGAAACAGAAGTTATAGAAATGGATGAAAATCAAAATTTAGTTAATATTCAAGATTTACTAAATTCATATAATGAATTTCAAAAAGATGGATTGGGTGAAACTTCAATAAGTAGTAAATTCACATTAAATGGTTTAGATGAAATTAATGAATTGGTAATTGAAGCAGCAATAAAAATAGATAAATTCACAAGTAATGGTGATAAAAAAGGATTCTTTTCTAATATTTCATCTAAAGCAGTAAAAACATTTGATCCAAAAGATGCTTGGTTAGGTAAATGGTTTAAAAAAGCATCAGAAAATGCTAAAGTTAATGATTTAGGTAATCAAACTCCTGATGAAATTATGAAAAATGTTAAAGATGTTATTGAGAAAAAGAAAGATGAAGTTTCTAAATTAGTAATTGATTTATTTAAAGAAAAGAAAATCTATTTAGAAAGAATAGAAACATATAAAAAGATAGCTTCAAAAGCCGAACACATTTATAATAATACAAGTGCAGACACAGAAGAAAATTTTAATGCTCAAATTCTTTTAACTAAATTAAAAGGGGCTATTATGGAACTGCAAAATGATATAGAAACAGATATTAACCCATTAATCACAAATGCAAAAATGGTTGTAAATGATCTTACTTCAAAAATGCCAACTGTTATATCAAAACTAAAAGGTAAATTAAATATTAAAACAATTCAACAGCAGTTATCTGATTTAACTAATAGTGCTCAAATTCTAACTGAATTATCTGATGTAGTTGATGAAAAGGTTACCGCAAGTATTCAAACAACTACATTACAAACATTGGATATGCTTAAAAATACAGGTGTTAATGTTGGTGCTTTAAAAAATAAAATTAATCGAGATGAAGAATTTAAAATGCAATTACTAAAGAAAATTGAATCAGTTAGAGAATCTAAACAAAAAGAATTTAAAGAAATAACTGCACTTTCACAAAATGTTCTTGAGAATAAAAAAACAAGTACACAATTATTTTTAGATAATTATAGTTCAAATACAAGTTCTGGATTAGGAGATGAATAAAACTTTTATTGACACCGGTTATTTAATAATACCATATAGTAAAATAAATTCAATACGTTATTCTGAACGATATATGGATGGTTTTCACGACAATATAGAAAGAAGAGCAAGATTAATTATTTATGTTGATTCGCAGACTTTTAATATAAATGCAAATTCATACGAAGATGAATCAAATATAAAAGAAATTTATAATAATTATAAAGAATATTTATTAAACAAAGAAGGAATAAAAATATGAAAAAAGAACTAACATTTGATGATATTGCATATGTATCTGAAACTGGGCACATAATTTATTTTGATTATGTACACGGTTATACTGAAAATTCTATTCTTTATGCTGGGCAATATATCTCTGATATTTCACCTGAAAAATTAAAAATTATTAAAGAAAAGAAAAATAATTATGAATTATTAAAATTAAATACTTCAAAATCTGAATTACAGAATTTAATTTCTGAACAAGCAAAAGAAATAATTAATAATGTATTTTTAAGTGAAATTAAAAAAGAATTAGAAAATTATAAATCTGAAGCAAGAAGTCTATCTGAAAGTATAAAAAATACTGTAAGTGCTCTTAATACTTTAATTATGGATTCTAGAACCGTTAGTGATAAATCATATAGTATTGAAAAAGAACTAAATAAATTAAAAGATTCTAATTTTATTGAATCAATTGAAAATACATTATTATCTAATAATCAAAGAGTAGATACAGCTGTTCAGAGTTTTAATAAAATTAATTCAAAATTAGAAGAACTTTTTAAGTAATCTATTATGTTTAATATAATAAAAAACAAAATTAAAGATTCTAAATTAAAAACACTTTATTTAGAGCACTTACATAATTATAAAAAATTAAAGCAAATAGAAGAAAATATTAAAAAAGAAGAACTTAAAGATAAAAGTATTAAAGAACTTAAAATGCTTTCAAATAAAAATGCGATATTGGATACTTTGGATTCATTTAATCTTTTAAAAGATAATATGTCTTTAGAAATAAATTCTGAAAGTGATTTTTATAAATTTAATAAAATTAATATTGCCAATGGTATTGTTTTTGATTTAAGAATAGTACCAGATGAATTAAAAAATAAAATATCTCAAAATCAAATAATTTTAGATTCATATATTTTTGATTTTAAAAGAGAATATTATACACCAGAAAATTTTGAAAATATATTATATAATGTATATAATGATAAAATAAATATGTCTGATGCAAAAAATTATTTAAAAAAGGCATTAATTAAAAAACAACAAGAAAAAGATACAGAGTTAAAAAATTCAATTTTAAGAGAATTACAATTACCAAATGAGTGCTTAAGTATTCTTTGCTGTATGCTATATGTTTTTTGCGAACATAATAATTTTAATAATATGGTTAAACCGATTATTTTCAAAATCTCAAAAAATACACATTTTGTATCAGATTTAAGAATAATTCAGAAAATTGCATATAAATATTGTGTAAATATTATATTAATTTAAGGAAAATACTATGCAATCAGAAATTCAAGATTTGTTAAAAATGTACTTAAAAAGAATAAATAATCTAAAGGTGAATGAAAATGATAAAAGTGAGTCAAAATTATATACTATAATTACACTTAGGGCAGTCATAGAAGATTTAGAAAAAATTTTAGAAAATTCAAAGGGAAGAAATGAAAATAAATAGTATAGAAACATCAAGGAAACATGAAAATTTAGAATTATCTGAATTAAAAATAACAATTGATTTTAATGCTTCTAATTCAGAAGATTTGCCTGATGGTGATGCACTGTATTATTTAATTTGCGCGTTAGAAAAATGCTCGGGAAAATCTTTTAAAGATTTAGATTTTATTCAAAGAATGGAAGTTTCTAATAGATTGGATGCAGCATATCACAAAATTTCTGAATTAAAAAGGGAATTAGATAAATATGAATGATTTAGATAAGAAAAAATATTTAATTGAACCAAAAATAGAAATACTTAGATTAAGTATAAAAATGAACTTAAAATCATATGAAAAAAATCCAGAAAACACAAATCTGAAAAAACAAATAGAAAAAGATAAAATTGAATTGGAAAAATACAAGAAAAAATATCCGGAGTTATTTGTTTAATTTTAAAAAGGAGAAAATATGGCTAGACCAAGAAAGAAAAGTGAATTACACGAAAATACAGAAGTGAAAGATTCATCTTATGCTGTTTTATTGTTAATTCAGAAAGATAGTAAAATTGAATTAAAAGCAAGAACAGGAACATTAGAAGCATATGATACCAAAGCAGGTAAAATTCTAAAAATTAAATTCCCTAAATCATCTTTAATTTATAAAATGCTAGAAGGTCGACTAATGATTAAAGATAATTATTTAAAAGATAGATTAATAGCAGTTGAAATTGATTCTAAGGGTAATGCAGTTCCATTAGAAGGTAAAAAACTAGTAGCATTTGAAAAGAAATGCAAAATTCAAAATTATCATTGGGTTTATTTGTTTAAAGAAAGTTTTGGTATAAAATGAGTATTTTAATTGATGATTTAATAAGAAAAGAAACAGGACACACTGTTGATACTTATATAAGCGCTTGTACATATAGATCAAATACAAAAGATCAAAAATATTATTTGGCAAAACCAAGCACAAAAAGTAAAAAATTCAGAAGATTATTAGATGCTTTTAGAGTTCTTATTGGTAAATCTTTTGCCGTGCATTATAATGAAGATAAATAGGAGATTAAATGGAAAATCAACACAGAAAAATCAAAGGTTATAGAGAACTTTCACAAGAAGAGATTGATCTTATGAATGAAATTAAAACCAAAGGCGCCGAACTTGGTGAATTGGTTCAAAAATTAGAAGATTCAGAAGAAACAGATAAAAGATGGGTAGCATTAGGTAAGACTGATTTACAGAAAGGTTTGATGTCTTTAACTAGAAGTATTGCTAAACCGGAGTTCTTTTAATTTTCTTTTAATTGTTGTTTGTATATAATGCATTAATTAAAATAAAGAGGATCAAATGAAAAATAAAAAACAAGAAGTAAAAAGTAGAGATTTTAATATTGTTTTATGTGCTAAAGGCGAAATAAATTTAGGTACTAAATCAGTAAAAGATAAATCTAAATATACAAGAAAAGAAAAACACAAAAAATCTTTTCTTTAATAATTTATAAAGGATAAAAATGGGATTTTTAGCATTTTTGGCATTAATAGTTGCTATTTTAGCATTATTTTTGTTGATAAGAAATACATTTAAAAAGGAATCAAAAGATAAAAATTCAGGAATAAAATTATGAATTTTATGTGCAATGAAGATTTAATATATAGTAGATTTCCAGAAGAATTGAAATACAAATTAAATGAATTACAACATGAAATGTTGAGCACAAATAATATAATGTATAAATTTGAGTTAAATAAATATATTGCGTTTGCAAAATTACTAAAAACATTTTTTGTTTTAAAGGGTTATAATGTTGATGAAGATGAAAACTCTATTTATATAATGATAATAGATTAAAAATTAATTGTACATATTATATAATTCTTTATAAATAAATTAAAAATGAAAGGATATAAATGACACAAAGAATTTACACAAATCACACTGAATTTCAACCTACAGAGGGCTTAGTTCTAGCAAAACCAACTTCATTAAAGAAAGAAGAAGAATCTTCATCTGGTATTGTTTATGCTATTAGGAAAGAATCGGTTGTTGAAAGACCAACATATGGTGAAGTTTTAGCAGTTGGTGATGATTGCAAAAATGCTAAAGTTGGTGAAACAATTTTTTGGGATATGCAAGGTGGATTAGATTTAGAATTCGATGATGGTGAATTTATCTTAATTAGAGATAAAACAATTATTGGTACAAAGAAGTGAAAACTTTTAGGGAATATTTAATTGAAGCAGAAATAAAAGATTTTTATACTGAATTAAATCAAATTGAAAGTTTTTATTATAAAGAATCTATGGGTATTATAAACAAATACCCATTAGTTCTGCCGATTCATGAAGCAATTATCTACCCTGAAAACATAAAAATAAATTCATCTTTAGATGATGAAGATTCTTTAAATAAGGAATTTAAAAAATTAAATGTTATTTTTCATTTAGAAAATTACTCTAGAAATAATGATTTAAATGCTCATTATAGACAAACAGATGATGAAATTCATGTTTATTATAGTTTAAAAAATTCAAAATTAGAAATAGAAGCAATGATTGGTCATGAAATGATTCATAGAGAACAACATAAAAAATCAAATGGAAATTATTTTGAAAGAGCTAAAAAATTAACAGCAGAATTAAATGCTTTAGCAGACAAGTTCAATAAAACTCAAGATGTTAATGTATATAAAGAATATAATGCAAAGAAAAAATTTAAAGATTTTGATGATCATTATGAGCAAATGGCTTATGTTTATCAAATTGTTAAAGAAAATCCAACTTTAACACCAAATCAGTTAGTTAAATATTTTCAAACATTTGGATTTGAAATTAACTACAGATTGAAAAAATATATTGGTATGTATTATATTATAAAGGATAAATTATAGATAACTTAAATCCATCGGACTTCGTTTTGGACGTTAAGCCAGGGATAATTTTAAAATATTAGGCATTTGGCAAACAACCGTAAAATTAGAGTGAAAGTAGGTGGTCTTTCACTTAAATTCTAAATAAAAAGGAAATAAAATGAATACAGGTATAGAAATTTTAGAAAAATTAAATACAGATTATTTTTGGAGAGAACAATTTCAAGCAATTGCTATAGTACTGCACCACTGCACTATTGGTCTTCAATCATTTGTGGGATAAAATATGGATTTTAATGATAAGGCAAACGCACTAGCAAATAAGATGAACGAACTTACGGCAAAATTTAATCTCGGAGAAGAAATGATACTTGCCGGAGATGATATTATAGAAGATGTCAAAAAGAAAACAGATATTATTGATCTTTCTTCTAAAGAACCAAAAATTAAGGATACAATTGAAGTAGAATTAGAAACACCTGAAACAGAATTTAATAATACATTAGTTCTTGAACTTGTTAATTTAAAGGCAATGGTTGAAGATTTTGAATACATAAGAGAAACGTTAAAAGAAACAACGGATAATGGTAGAAGAGTTTTAAATAAAGTTACTATTGATTTGTTAGATTCAGATGAAGATCAAAGAGCATCTTTAATTCTTTCTTTTGCAGAATTAAATTCTGCAGTTGGTAAAAATATGTCTCTTTATATGGATTCTTATAAACAAATATCAAATGTTTTAGTAAATTTAGATAAAATTATAAAGAATACATCTAAAAAGAATGATAAAGGACCTTCAGTTGTGAATAATACTCAAGTTAATATTAGTTCAACAGAACAAATAAGTACAGCAGAATTATTAAATAAAATGCGATTGGCAAAAACGGAAAGCTAGATAGAAATATCTAGCTTTCTTAGTTTAGAAAACTTATTTAAGTTCAAAAAATTCTTTAAAATTGCAAATAGTCTTATAACTAAACACGTCTATTGCTTTTAAATTTTAAAGAATTTTTTGAACTTAAATAAACTTATATTCTATATAGAAATATTCAAATTTAAAGAATTTTTTGAACTTAAATATAAATAATAATAAAATAGGAGTTATAATGTACAAAGCAATTAAAAAATTCGAATTAAATGGGCAAACATATCAAATTGGTGATGATTTTCCAGTCGAACTATTTGAAGATAGATTACTAAGAGGTAAAAAAATTGGAATTAAATCTATTGGTGCGCCTCAAAAAACTAAAGAAGTTGAATTAATTACGGAAGATGTTAAAGTAAAAACAGATGAAGTTAAAAAATCTAAGAAAAATAAAAAAGAAGAGATTTTAACTGATGATAGTTCAAATGTTGAAGTTACTGTTCAAGAAGAGCTAGTAGAAGATTCTACTGAAAATATTTAAGGAGAATTAAATGATAACATTTAGAGAATGGTTAGCAGAAAAAGAGTTAAATGAAAGCATTATTTCAGTTATTGCTGATACAGCTAAGCAATTTGGATATAATAAAGATGATATACATTACGCTAATAACCAAACTAAAAAATTTGAAAAAGTTAGCATTTTTGATAATGATGTATCAAAATTAGAAAAATTAGGAAAAATTATAAAAAAATCTACAGATGATAAATTAGTTTATTGGATTATAGATACAGAAAATGCTTTTGGTGAAGAAAGTAAAGCACTATATGTATCTAATATAAAAAACACATTAATTGATAAGAAAAGAATTATAAAAGAACTTTAAAGCTAGATAGAAATATCTAGCTTTTTTAGTATAGAAAACAAATTTAAGTTCAAAAATTTCTTTAAAATGTTTATAAATAATATTAAAAAGGAAATTAAATGGCTAGAATAACATCTAAATCAATGCTAATTGATTATATTAAAAGCACTTTAGGTGCCCCGATAATAAAAGTTGATGTAACTGATACGCAAATTGAAAATATTATTGATAATGCGGTTCAGAAGTTCACTGAATATGCGTATGGAACTCTTGAAGCAGCAGTTGTTATACAATTAAATGGAAAGGGTGAATATGCAATGCCTGATACTATGACAAATTTATTAAAATTATCTAAAGGCGGTACAAGTAATCTTACAAATTTTAATGCTAATTTTGGATCAGGTTATGTACCAAATATTTGGTCTCAACAATATTTCTCTGGAAGTTTAACAGGTGATATTATACCAGCTATTATAGGAATAAGTACAACAACAGCAATGCTAGAAAAATATTTTGGTGATGATATTGTTTATAATTTTAATCCACATAGAAAAGTTTTACAAGTACTTGAAGCATTTGAAGGTCCTGCAGTTCTTTATTACCAATATGAATATCTTGCTGATGAACAAAATGATTTAATTTATAATCATGAATGGATAAAAGAATATACAGTAGCTCAAACAAGATACCAATGGGGAAATAACACAGGTAAAATTGATAGGGAAATTGTTGGTGGAGGTAAAATTAACTACTCTGATATGAAATCAGAAGCTACGGCGGAGATTGAAAGATTAAATAGTGAATTACTAACGCGTTGGGCAGACCCAGCCCCAGTTTCCATAATGTAGATTAATTTAGCTTTAATATTATTTAGTATATAATATATTATTAAAAATAAAAGGATATAAAATGCAATATATGATAATAGATGAAAATGGGTATGGAGATCAAATCTTTTATGGAACATATGAAGAATGCGAAAATCAAGTTGAAATATTGTGTTCTGAAACAGGTGAAAGTTCTGATTATTATAATATTGTTAAAAACAAATAAGGAATAAATTTTGAAAAATATAATTTTAATACTTTTGTGTATAAACACATTTGTATTTTCCAATGAAATAACTGAAAGTTCTATACATCAAAAATATTTTAAAGAATGTAATATGTATTTAAACAATAATACATTTAAAAGTTGTTATAATTTTAAAGCAAAAGGGGTAACAGCTTCTTTTGCTTTTGTGTATGGTGAAGATGTTGATACTTTAAACATAAAACAAAGACCTAATTTCTATGAAGATACTAGAATACCTGAACAGTACAGAGTAAAAAATATTGATTATATGTACATAAATATGGATAAAGGACACATTCAATCTGATGCTAGTAATGATTATTCCGAAGCTTCATTGAAAGAAACTTATGCCCTTTCCAATGTTGTTCCAATGTACCCAAGAACAAATAGAATAAGTTATCTGCACATTGAAAAAAGAGAAAGAGAATTAGCAAAAGAATTTGGTACTATAAAAGCACTAACATTAGTAAACTATACAACGTCTAAGATTAATGATATGTTTATACCAAAGGATTTTATAAAAGTATTTTTCACTCAAGGCTATAGTGAATGCTATAAAATACCAAATGACAATAATTCATACAAAATAGAACAAATGAAAATTAGTTGTTCTGAAATTTAATTTTTAAAAGCTAGATATTTTATCTAGCTTTTTAGTTTAGAAGACAAAATTTAAAATATTTTTTATCTTAAATTTTGTCTTTAAGTTAAATTTTTCTTTTAAATTGTTTATAAATAATATTAAAAAGGAATTTTTAAAATGTATAATTTTAATATAAATGACAATCCCGAATATGATTTAAATGCTTCATTAATTGATGAAACTATAAATCTTTATGGTATTCCAGTAAAATTTTTAGTAACAACAAAATTAAATTCAGATGATAATATTTTTGGTGATTATAGTTCAATAAAAACAGACAACTCAAAAATATTTGAAATATATGCAATGCCTGAAAACACTGAATCTTGGGATAGTGCTGGATATAATTTTTCTGAATTTGGTATGTTAAATTTGGATGCTGTTGCTGTTTTTGTTTCTAAAAATACAGTAGAAAATATTATGGAATTGGATTTTAAACAAATGTACAACAATTTAGTAGTTATGCCAAATAATAAAGTAATGGAAGTAACCGATGTACAATTTGAAGTTCCTGGTGTAAATAATTTATTTACATTTAAGAATGCAAAGTCTGTTTATAAATTAACATTAAAACCTTATGCATTAAAATTAACTGATGAAATTAATAGACAAGATATTTCAATTGAAGATGGTGAAGATTATAGCACATTAGATAATTATTTTGATGAATTACTTGATAGAAAAACTGCTGTTGATACCGAAATGGAAATAAATCCTAGTGTAGATACTATTATTAAAAGTGATCCTATAGATATTGTTCAAAAGAAACCATTTATTAATAAAACAGAAGATAGTATTTTTGGCGAATTTAGTTAAAGCTAGATATTTTATCTAGCTTTTTTAGTTTAGAAAACTTATTTAAGTTCAAAAATTTCTTTAAAATGTTTATAAATAATATTAAAAGGAAATTTTAAAATGAAAAATACATTTTTAGATTATGTCAGTAGTATTAATGAATCTTCTTCAACAATCGTTTATCACGGTGATGATTTCAACACAACTAAATTAGAACCTAAATGGATGCTGCACAAAGATAGTAACAACCAAGAAGGCGTTGGAATATATTTTTCAATTAGACCTGAAACAGCAAAATCTTATGGGAAGAATATAGTTGCTGCTGAAATAAATCATAAAAATTTTATTGATAGTAGATCAGAACTAGGGAAAATAAATTCAAAGAAAATTGTAAATCTAATGAAGTATTTACACAGTTTAGATAATGAACCTCTTTGGTATCTTTTAACTGATTATGGGTTTGAAGTTTATGAACCTGAAGATGTTGAAGATTGGCATTTTTTAGAATTGCACAAGAAAATGAAAACAGAACATATCAGAAATTTTCAAATCGAATTGGTTCAAAAATTTAATACTGAAGATTTTGTTAAAGCATGGAATAAGTTTGTAAAAATAGATGGTACATTTCAAAAACAACCAAATGGAGATGTGTGGTATGCTATTATAAATACAGATATAAAAGTTAGTAAATATAATTAACTTACTTCAATTCTTTTTCTGTAAGAATTATGAATTTCATTCCTTTTTCTTTACAGAACTCTTCACAAGCTTTCCACTTTGCTGAATTCACAAGCCATGTTTGGTAAGCTTTCTGATAATTTAAAATAGCCTTTTGAGTTTTCTTAGAAGGCTTTTTTGGTTCTACAGTTTCACCGCTACTTTTTATTTCTACTAAAAATTTTTGATTATTTTCAAATTCAATAAACATATCAACAAAATATCTATGGATCTTTCCTGTGGTAGGTTTTAGATATCTAACTGCAAAAGGTTCAAGGCTCCACTTTTTAATGAATTTATTCATATCGCAGTACTTTATTGCTTTTAATTCCAAACCTGACTTATAATTTATTTCTAAATTTTCACCATTTCTTCTTACAGATTTCATAACAGAATTACTTTCATTTGTTTGCATAATGAATTTTTTAGTATTTAGTACAGTGTACCAACCTTGTTTAGCTGAATTATAAGCCATTATTTACTCCTAAAGTTCAAAAAATCTTTTAAATTTTATTCTTAATTAACCAATACATTCCAATATATTTTCTTAATTTGTTATCAACAATAAAACCATTTCTTTCTAATTTTTCAATTATATCTGATATTTTACCAGATGTATTATTTTTAACTTCTGAATAAGCATAAGCCATTTTCTCATAAACTGTATTATACAAATAATCATTATATATCTTTATATTTTTAAGTCTTAATTTATTCCATTCTTGCATAGATTCTTTTGTGTTTGTATTAAACAATTCTATTAATTTTTTCTCATTTGTATTTATTTGATTTACTATTTTTTCAGTTTGTTCAAAATAAGCATTTGAGTGTTTATGTTGAATTTTGTGTACCATTTCATGACCAATCATTGCTTCTATTTCGGGTAACTTATCATTTTTAGAATAATATACTGTTATTTGATCATTTTTCTTATCATAATGTCCACTCAATTTACTTTTATTGTCATATATGAATTTTATATTAATTTTTTTAAATTGTTTATTTAATTCATCTTCATCATATGTTTGTATTTTTATTTTTTCTGGTTCAATAACTGCTTCACACAAAAACATATTAAAATGCATAATATTATCATTGTGTGCATTTATTCTTGCTATCTCATTTTCAACTTCTATTAATTGAATAAAATATTTTCCGTTTTCTTCTTTTATTTTTAACCATTCTTTAAATGACATCACTTTTATTCCTTTTTTAAATATTTATATTAAAAATTTTTTAAATTCAAATAGTTTAGAATATAAATAATTAAAAAAGGAATAAAAATGGCAAATTTTTTAACAGAAGTTCTAAAGCCTTTTCTTAAAAATGATAAGAAACCAGAGCTTTCTAGCCAAGTTGAACCACAAAATATAATAAATGACCTTGGTTCAGATTATTATCATACATCAGGGAGTTTCTTTGATAGTACATCAAATTATTTAGGTAAATCAGAGCAAATTGATAATACATTCAGACAAGCAGAAAAGATTAAAAAATATCGTTCACTAGCAACAATACCAGATGTAAATGATGGTTTAGATGAAATAACAAATGAAATTATTTTTTCTTTAGGTAAAGAACCACCAGTAAAAATTGATATAAATCAAGATAATAAACAACTTAAGGAAGCGATTGAAGAAAAATTTAAAGATATTCTTAAAAAGATGAATATTCGAAGAAATTTTTTTAGCATTGTAAAAAAATCATATATTGATGGTCAATTAAAAATTCACTTAGGATATAATGAAAAAACAAGAACAATTGATTCCATTAAAATGATCGACCCTTGTATGTTAGTATATAACCCAGAAACAGAATTATATAGATATGTACAAGATAATTCTCAAATGTTCAGACAACAGGAAGAAATAACTTATTCAAGAGAAGAAATAGTTCATAGTGATTTTGGTTTATATGAAAATGGTATTATTTTAAGTTATCTTGAATATGCTATAAAACCAGCAAATATGTTAAAAACATTAGAAGATTTACTTATTCCTATGAGATTTTCAAGAAGCATCTCAAGAAGAGTTTTCAATGTCGATATTGGGGACCTTCCGAATAAAAGAGGTCTTGAGGTTATGAATGAATATCAAATGAAATTCAAATATAAAAAATTCTATAATACGGAAACTGGAGAAGTAACAAATCAACAACATATCACAAGTATGGTTGAAGATTATTGGTTTGCTAATAGAAGTGGTGGTAAAGGAACAACAGTTGAAACTATTGATGAAACTGGAAATCTTGGAGAACTTGGGGATATTTTATATTTTTATAAGAAATTATATAAAAGTATGAAAATACCAATGTCTAGAATTTCAATGGATCCAGATTCAGATGGAACATTTAATTATGAAAGCACTGAAACATCAAAAGAGGATTTAAAATTCTTTATGTTCATTAGTAGATGCAGAATTGTGTATTCTGAGGCTTTAAAAGAAATTTTAAAAAGAGAATGTATTTATTCTAAAATTATTAAAGATGAAAAAGAATGGGAGAGTATAGAAGATGATATCGATGTTTATTTTACAAATGATAATACGTTTATAGATAAAATGAATCTTGATAATTTCATTAAAAGGGTTGAAATATTTACTGGTTTACAAGAACAACAGGGAAAATTATTTCCAGTCGAAAAAGTTCTTAAAGATATATTTAAAATGGATGATGAAGAAATTAAAGATAATTTTGAAGCTATTGAAAAAGAAAGATCAAATAAACTATATGCTAAATTTTATGAAACACAAGATGAATAACAATGGGAGCATTTAGAGATTATTTAGAAAGTTTAGGTAAGTTAGAATACCTAAACGAAATTCACAGAACTGGCTCAAGTTCTTCTAGAGATGAATATTCAGGTGAAATGCATTTCAATAGATTAAAAGATAAGCTTAAATTAATAAGATCAAATAATGATTATAATTTGTTTAAATTCAAAGATTATTTATTCTTAGTTAAAGATAATGAATATGTTGCTTATTTAGATGGAATAACTGATTATTTACTTTCTAAAAAAGCATTCTATATTTCTGTTATGCATTCTAAAGAAAGAGGTGCTATGGAGATTATTTACTCTTTGATGAAATCAGCTGGTTATAAATATATTGTATCAGATATTCTTAATTCAGATGATGCAATTAAACATTTGGAAAAATCAATGAAGAAATATAAATACTTTGGAATTGATTATAAAGATGAAATTGTAAAAGTTTCAGATGAAGAGCTATTAAATAACCCAGATTATAGAATAGTTTTTGAATTATAAATAATATAAAAAGGAGAATTAAATGCAAACATTTAGAGAATGGTTAGCAGAAAAAGAGTTAAATGAAGCAAAAGACCAAGATATTATAAAATTAGATAATATGGGTGATTTTATAATCGATAGTTCCAGAGGAGCTGAACATTATAATACTAAATTACAAATATATAAGAAAGTTTTTGGAAAGACTAAAGTTGAAGAAGGTCATTGGTTTAAAATAATACGTTATAAAGGATCAGATGGAAAATTTCGTAAAGAAGATTGTGTTATTAGAGACTGGCTTGATGAAGACGCGGTAATCGTAAACAGTAAAGAAAGAAGTATTAGACCAACGTTGTATGTAAGAAATAAAGGCGCATACGAAAATGGAGAATTCCCTCAAAAATATAAAGAATTCGAATTCCCAAGAAAATAATTAGATTTAAATGAAGCTTCTAAATTAGATGTAAATTTTTTAAAAGAAAATACTTGGTATAAACCTAAAAAAACATATAAAATATTATTATAATACCTTTGTCATAACGGTTAGATCTAAATAATTAATCTTCAGACCGAAATGTCTATAAACTACTAATTGAAGATATACATTATATCATTTAAATTCTGATTTAAGATATCAACTCCGAAATGAGTATAAACTAATCTTAAAAAAATTTAGCTAAACTTTTTTGAAAAAGAACTAAAGCAGTACTAAATAGGTTCGTCCATTTAGTTTAATTAAGATTTCCAACTTAATTATAAATTGCAATGTTTTTCTGAGTGCAAAAGAACAAAGTTCTATGCATAAACAGAAAGTAAAGCTTAAAAAGGAGAATTAAAATGGCAGAAATGTTGTCACCAGGCGTATATATCACGGAAATTGACGCAAGTCAAATCGTACCAACAGTTTCAAATTCAGTTGCAGTGTTCAGTGGGAATTTCCATCAGGGTCCTGTTAATAAGTATCAAATTATAACATCAGTAGATGAATTAATTACATATTATGGAAAACCTTCTAACACAAATTATAATGATTGGTATCAGGTTTACAATTACCTACAATATTCTAATAAATTGCTAATATCAAGAGCTGCTAATACAGGTGGAACAAATACACCAATAAGTGGTGTTGTAACTTCAGAGGAAATCTTAGAAAACACAACAGATACATTTATTGTTGCAGAAACAACTGAAATAAAAGCAAATGATCTTATTAGTTTAGGCGACGATAACCTTAATTTTTACTTTGTAAAATCAGTTACTACTGATTCATTGGCAGGAGAAACAACAATCGTTCTAGATAGACAAATCGAAACAGATTTTATTGCAGGAACAACAGTTAATTCTTATAAAGCACATATGAATGGTGTTGCAGAAGCTTTAAAAGAATCTTCAACAGCAGTTATAACAGATGATATGTACTACGGTAAATATTTAGTTATTGAAAATTCAGATGATTATGAAATGAAAGAAACATCGTTAGCATTTGTTAACAACGATTCTAAAATCAAAATTATCGCAAAAAATCCAGGTAAATGGTCAGAAAAATTAGAAATTGCAATTGCAAAACCTAGTGATTTTGGTGCAAGTAAAAAAGTATTTGATGGTATCTCTTTAGATGACCTTTATGAATACAGACCAACTGGTACTCAAGTAGGTATTGTTATAAGATATGAGGAAGAAATTAAAGAAATCTTTACAGTTGATTTTGATATGAACGCAAAAGATATTAATAACAAAAGTACTTATATTGAAACAGTTATTAATGGTTCAAGTTCTTACATTTATATTAAAGATAATGTAGATGTTACAGAAGATATTAAATCATATATCTTTGATGAAGAAGGAACAATTGAATTAGTACTTGGAAGAGACTCAGATATTCAAGCTGATGATTTATTAACAGCTTACGAAGTTTGGTCAAATAAAGAAGAAATTGAAATTGATATAATTATCGCGAATGAGTTAGATAGCGGTGTAAGTGCGAAAAACCTTGCAGAAGCTAGAAAAGACTGTATAGCGTTTGTTGGAGCTGGGTATTCTGACACTGTTGGTAAAAAAAGTTCAGATGCGGTTGCTAAACTTATTGAATGGAGAACTACTGGTTCTTTAAATTTTAATAGTATGTTTGTTGCAGCATTCGCGAACTATAAGTACCAATATGATAGATACTCGGACAAGAACAGATGGGTAAACATCGCTGGCGATTGTGCCGGATTAAGGTCGGCAACAAATACAGACAGAGCTTCGTGGTGGGCAAGTGCAGGTTAGAGATTTTCTAGGCCTGTTTATAAAATTAGAAATTTTATAATGGAATTCTTTTAATTGCTGGAACATCCTTAGAGTTGAATTATAAGTTTGAAATTTATTTTAAATTTTAAACCCATGAACAAGATTCAAATTGGACAATCAGCAGCTAAGACATATATTAAATATGTAAAGTTCAGAGACTATCCCAAAATGGGAGTACACTTATAGTTATAAAATTAAGTGGAAAAGGAGAACATCTTAAAAATTAAATGTTTAAGATGAAGATATAGTCCAATCTATATAGAAATATGTAGTTGTTTATAAACAACATATAAAGTAACGACTTATATGAAATATAATGCTAGAAAGAGGACAAGTTAAAAATGTAATTAAACTTGCTTTCAATCCTGTACAGGCCATGAGAGATTAAAAAAAATTATATAAATAAATTATATTTAATATAAGAAAGTCTCGGTAAAAAAGTAATTTTTTACAAAAATAAATTTATCTAATTGCTGGAACATCCTTAGAGTTGAATTATAAGTTTTAATTTAAAAATTAGAACCCATGAACAAGATTCAAATTGGACAATCAGCAGCTAAGAATTATTACATTTTTATATTAAAATTCGGAACTTTAATATAAGGAAAAATATATGAAACAAAAAATTAAACAATTAATAGAAAATTTTATACAAAATACCAACAATATTGCTACTTTAAATAGTAGAACATTATTTGTTCGAGAAAATATGGAAGAAATTAAGAAATTAACTGATTTCTTACCAGAAAATTCTAAAGTAAATGAAAGATTATATTTAATATATAATGAAATTTTTACTTTAGAAGAAATAAAATGTCCAATGTGTAATAACAATAAAAAATTTTATACATTTACAAGTGGATATAATCTTTGTTGTTCTCGATCTTGCGCGACTAAATATCAACAAAACTTTTTAATTTCTAAAGAACAAAAAGAAATAATTTACAAAAAACGAACAGAAAATAACCGTAAAAAACCAAAAGAAGTTTTAAGGGCTGAAGCAGACAAAAGAATAAAAACAACAATTGAAAGATATGGTGAGAATGCATTCTCACTTATAAGTAAAAAAGGTCATCAAACTAAATTAAAAAATGGTAATTATGTTGCGCCTTGGACAATTTTAAAAAATAATAACCCAATAAAATGGAAAGAAATGCATTTTAAAGCAGCTGAAACTATGAAAAATGACATAGATGAAAATGGTAATAATCATTATGATAGAGTTCATATAAAGAAATTAACAGTGTTAGATGAGAATGGATTAAATAAATCAAAGAGTACATCTAAAACACTTAAGTAATATAGACGAGAACGGGAATAATTATTACGAAAGAAGAAATTTAAAGAACTATGAAACAGGTGTTTGGACTAAACCAGAAGACAAAACATTATTAGAACAATATAAAATAAAGGTTTAAAAGTTCATGTATAAATTTAAGGAAGAAATTAAACAATTAAAAAATTTTGAATTAAGAGGTAGAACATCCGAAAATGGTTATCACTTGGATCATAAATTTTCCATTAAAGAAGGGTTTAACCAAAAGATTGATCCCGAAATAATTGGTCATATTTGTAATTTAGAAATGATTCCTGGTGAAATAAATCAATCAAAAATAGAAAATGCAGTATAGAATTAAACTCATTAATAAATGATATAAATAATTACAACACCGAAAAGTGTATAAACTAAAATGTAATAATTAAAGTTCAACGACTATCACATAATGTGAGTACTGGGCAAGTGCCCGGGAAATGGTAGACACCCTTTGTTCCGAAATATTAAAGGGTGAAGATATAGTCTAATCTATATAGAAATATATAGCAGTGAAAACGATTTAAGTTTAACGAGCTTAAATGAATATAAATGTTCTTATACAAAAACGGGTTAAATCCAATTGTAAGCTTTCCTGCTCAGGGTACTGTGGTATGGGGGCAAAAGGTGCTTTTAGATAAAGCAAGTTCTTTTGACCGTATAAATGTGCGAGGTCTTTTTAATACTTTAGAAAGATCATTAGCAAAAATGGCTAAAATATTTGGCCCTTTCAGAAGAGATTCTGAAATGAAAAACCTTTTAATTGCTGGGAACTCTAAGTCTTATTGAAAATAAGATATGACAATCAGCAGCCAAGGTTCAAATAGAAATTAATTTGAACAAGGTTCAACGACTATCCAGAGATGGAGTACACTCAAGTGAGTGGAAATGGAGGTTACCTATAAAGGTAAAGATATAGTCTGAACTGTTTAGAAATAAACAGCTAATTTTAAAAATTTTATATTTTAAAATAGATTTAAGTTTAACGAGCTTAAATAAACATATTTGAAGTATCAAGTAATGGAGTTTAACGACAACTTCACAAGAAACAGGATTATAAGCATGATTAAGCCGTTCTTGTCTTCGGTACAGGCTGGAAGAGGTATAGCCGACTTCTTGGTGATTAATCAATAGTCACCTTTTATTGGAAACAATAAAATAAAAAAGTTCTTTAATTGCTGGGAACTCTAAGTCTTATTGAAAATAAGATATGACAATCAGCAGCCAAGGTTCAATATTTTATATTTGAACAAGGTTCAACGACTATCCAGAGATGGAGTACACTCAAGTGAGTGGAAATGGGAACTAACCTTTGTCTCAAACTTTTAATTTAAAAGAAAGGTTAAAGATATAGTCTAGACTATATAGAAATATATAGCAGTGAAAACGGTTATAGATTAACGACCTATAATGAATAAATCGATGTGATGAATCTAATAATACTCCAGATGTAATCTCGAGAAATCAATTAGTAGTAGATGAAATTTGTCTACTATAAAGAACTCTAATTGCTGGAACATCCTTAGAGTCTAAATATAGATTCAAGTTTAAAAGAAATATTTTGTTTATAAACAAATAATATGCTTTTTAAATTTGAATTGATGAACAAGTTTAGAATTGGACAATCAGCAGCCAAGGTTCAAATGAAAAATATTGAACAAGGTTCAACGACTATCCCATAACGGGAGTACACTCAAGTGAGTGGAAATGGGTTCTATTTTATCTACTCTAACAAATGATAAAATAAAGATATAGTCTAGTCTTTATGGAAACATAAAGCAGTTTAATTAAAACGCATTTAATAGTAACATATTAAATGGAATATAACGGTTTTCATAAAACCAAATTATGTTGCAGAATTTGTTCATCTTAAATTTACTAACGCAGGGACAAATAGTTTTGCGTCAGTAATTGGTGGGGCATAAGAATTTAATTAAATAGAAATTAATTTCTATTTAATTTCACAAATTTGGTAAAATTTAAAAGCTATGTAGAGAAAATCTGCATAGCTTTTTTAGTTTTCTAAAACATGAATTAGAGTTAATTAAACTTTAATAATCTTTAGTATATAATAAAATAAAAAGGATAAAAATGGATACAATAATTGGATGGTTTAAAAGTATAGTAGGGTTTGTTTTTGGAACATTATTTTTGAGTTTTATAAGTGGATACTTAATCGGAAATTATTATGCAACAAAAGCAGCAATACAAGATAAAAATTTAATTACACCACACAATATAATTTCAATGACGTTATTAAGGGCTTATGAAGTTCCTGGAGCAGAAAAATATACATATAAAAATTATGATAAAAAATAATTTGAACATTAATAAAAATATATAGAAAAAGTAAGTACTAAAGTTTAAAGCTAGATAGAAATATCTAGCTTTTTTAGTTTAGAAGACAAATTTAAGTTCAAAAAATCTTTTAAATTTGCAATAGTCTTATAACTAAAAATATCTATATGCTTTTTAAGTTAAATTTTTCTTTTAAATTTATTGAAAGTATAAATAATTTAAAAAGGAAATTAGAATGGCTAATGTAGTACAAACAATGATACACAATGCTTTGGGTGATGGTGCTAGAAGTACAAAATTTGAATGTTATATAGGGTTAGATACTTTTGGAGCTGGATCAAAAACAATTAGTACAATGGTTAAAACTGCTTCATATCCAAGTAAATCACATGATGTAATAGATTTTAAGTTCAAAGGTAGAAATATTCCTTTAAGAGGGCAAGTAAAATATGAACAAACTTGGACTTGTAATTTCTATATGGATGAATCTCATACATTAAAAAAAGCGTTTGAAGATGCTATTGAAGCTTTAGATGAAGTTCACACATATGATGATCCAAATGGAACGGTTGCTAGACAACAGGGTAGAAATTCATCTAGATATACAAATACAATAACAATAGTTCAATTAGATTTTGATGGTTCTCAATCTACCGCAATTTATACATTGTATAATGCATTTCCTAAAAATATAACTCAAATAGATATAGATTATTCAGAAGTTGGGAAAATTTTAGAATTCTCGGTTGAGTTTGCTTATTCTCATTTTGATATGCAAGTAGTAAAAGCACCTGATGGTTCTTTTATAGATGGAATAAAAGGCAGATTTTTAGGTGCTGTTGAAGGATTAATACAAAAAGGTAAGGATGCCGCGGCTGCCGCAATTGGGGATTTAATAAGTTCAGCAAAAGATTATGTAATGGCTAATGGCGCTGGTGATATTTTTGGAGCTATTGGTTCAGGAATAGATTCTGCATTACTTTCATTGGAACAAATTGATTTTAATCCAAGTTCTATGTGGTAATTATTATGACAGAAAGCACAAGCATTAAAACAATAGAATCTCCAGGAATTTTAATTTCTGAATCAAATTTTATACCTAATAATTATATAAACCCATCATTAAATGTTGCTGCATTTGTTGGAGAATTTGAGAAAGGGCCTATAAACGAACCAATTTTAATAACTTCGGCACTACAATTTAAGTTAATTTTTGGAAGAGCAACAGAAATAAACTATAATGACTGGTATCAAGTTTATAACTATTTACAATACGGAACTCCTAGAATATTTGTGTGTAGAAGTGCAGGCACAACACAAATAAAAGCAAATAATAATGGTAATATTGCAAATACTCCTGGTTCTTGGGGAAATATTTTAACAGTTGAAATATATTATAAAACAAATTTAACAAATACTATTAGAGATATCTTTGGTTTACTTGATATAGAACAAGAAAATAACTTTAAAAATTATTTTGTAATTATTAGAAGAAAAGATATAATTGTTGAACAATATAATATTGACACTCCCGAAGAACTAAATTCTAATTATTTAGAAAGTATAAATTTGGAAGAAGGAATATTTAAACTTGAAAATGGTTATACCGATTCACCAAAAGAAGAAGATATTTCAGAAAGTTTAGAATTATTTTCTAAAGAAAATTATGATATTGATATTTTGATTGCTTCTGAATATTTTAATAATGAAAACATAAAATTAGCAGAAAGTAGAAAAGATTGTGTTGTTTTTATGGGTGTACCTAGAAGATTTATTTATTTTTTAGTTATTAATGGATTAATATTAACAACAGAAGATGGAACAAAAATTGCTTCAAAAATTAAAAATTTAAAATTAACTATAACTGATTCAGATATTAAAGATATAAAACAATATATTTCTAAAATGCAAAAAAGTTCATATGCTTTTTGTGTTTTTGGTTTTAAAGTACAGTTTGATGAGTTTACTGGAAAAAATAGAGTAATAAATACAATAGGCGATATAGCAGGTTTAAAATCTTCTGCAGCTTTAATAAATCCTTGGAGCATTGGAGCAGGTATTGAAAGAGGAACTTTAAAGAATTTTGAGAGATTCACAATGCTATTAAAGAAATCAGATAAAGAAGATTTATATAAGATGGGAGTTAATACATTAGAAAATAATGTTCTTATGTCTCAAAAACTTTTTGTTGATGAAACATTTAGTACACAAAAATTACATCAAAGAAATATCTATAATTATTTAAAAAGAGCATCAGAGAAAATAATTAATAGATATATATTTAATCCAAATGAAAGGGCATTAAGACAACAGTTAGCATTTGAACTAAAAAAATTATTAGAAGATGTTAAAGCTAGTAGAGGTATTGAAGCAGGCAAGGTTGTTGTTACGGTTGATTCTGCAAATATAGAAGTGAATAATATAAATATAAATATTTACATAAAAATGGTTAATATTTCTGAAATTGTGAAAGTGAACTTTATAAATGCAGGCACAAGAAATCTTTCAGAAATAGTACAAACTAAGGAGATATAATGGCAGATTATATAACAATAAGTGAATTAGCTTCAATATTAGGTCAGAATATAACAGGTGAAGAAGATTTTATTGTAACAAAAAACAATACTTCTTATAAAATAACATTAAGTGAATTAGATAATTATCTAAGAATACAAGAAGTTGATAAATTATCAAAAAATGAAAATCTAGCTGATTTAGAAAATAAAGAAACAGCAAGAAATAATTTAGATGTTTATTCTAAAGATGAATCAAATGATATTTTAAATAATGCAATAATTGATTATGTCGTACCTTTAGGTGATAGTACTTCGGGTGATTATGTTAAAAATATTTTATCTGGAACTGGAATAAATATATTAAATGGTACTGGAGAAGGTTCAATCCCAGAAATTTCTATTTCGGACATTGGAACGGCTGGAACTTATACAAAAGTTATAACCAATAATAAGGGTCAAGTTATTGGAAATGAATTTTTAATTCCCTCGGATATACCTGATTTGGACGCAAGTAAAATAACATCGGGTATTATTTCAGCGGAAAGATTGCCTTCATTTGTTGACGATGTTTTAGAATTTCAAAATTATATAGATTTACCAACATTTGGAGAATCTGGAAAAATTTATGTTGTTATTTCTGATGAAAATATGAATAATCAAACGAGTACATATAGATGGACGGGAAGTGTTTTTGCGTTAGTTAGTAATAATTTAACTGCTTTAGATATAAAAAATTTATATGAATCTAATAATAATACCAATGCATTTACAGATACATTATTATCAAAACTAAATGGTGTTCAAAATGGAGCACAAGTAAATACCGTGACTAGTGTTTCTGGTAGAGTAGGTAATGTTATTTTAACTAAAAGTGATGTTGGATTAAATAATGTTCAAAATATTGATACAACAAATGCTTCAAATATATCTTCTGGAACTTTAAATTCCGATAGATTACCTGATTCAGGTGTTATTGAAGGGTCATATGGTTCAGAAACTCAGGTTCCAATAATTAATGTTGATTCTACTGGTAGAATAACAAATATTGAAAATGAAATTATATTTATTCCTAGTGGTGATATATCCGTTACTGGTGGTGATATAACATTAAGTGGGACAACTGGAGTAGAAATAACAAATGCTACTTTAGTTGATACTGGGGTTACAACAGGAACTTATAGATCAGTGACAGTTGATTCTAAAGGGAGAATAACTGAAGGTACTAACCCAACAACAATAGCAGAATATGAAATTTCTGATGCTTATACAAAAACAGAAGTACAAGAAACATTGCCAGCAGTTGGTTTTGATATTACAAATTTAATACCGCCAACAAGAATTGGACAAATGAAATGGAATCAAACAGAAGGCACAATAGACCTTGCATTAGAAAATGATGTTACACTACAAATAGGACAAGAAAATAATAGAAAAGTAAGAAATGATACAGCAAGCACAATTACAAATGGTACTCTTGTTATGTCTACTGGTAGTATTGGTAATAGCGGAAGAATAACTGTTGCACCATTTACCGGTTTAATTGGTCAAGCCAAATATATTTATGGAATTGTTACACATGATATAGCCCCTGATACGGATGGATTTGTTACAATTGATGGTAAAGTTAGAGATATTAATACAACTGGTTCAACTGTTGGTGAAATTTGGGAAGATGGCGATGTTCTTTATGCAAAACCAAATGATAGTGGGCATTTAACAAAAATAGTACCCACTGTTGGAGAATTAAAAGTAAGTGTTGCACAAGTTGTTCATGCACACACAAATGGTACATTGGAAATAAGAATTTCATCTGTTGTTGATGAAAATGAATATGAGCCAAGAAATAGCAATATTCAAACCCATATTAGCGCAACAAATAATCCACACAATGTGACTAAGGAACAAATAGATTTAGGTAATGTTGATAATACTGCAGATGTAGATAAAAATGTTCTTAGTGCAACAAAGTTATCAACCGCTAGAAAAATAAATGATGTTGATTTTGATGGGTCTTCAGATATAGAGATAAATTCTAGATTAGGAACATCGATAGCATCAGCAAGTACTACAAATATTGGCACAACTAATACAAAAGAAACTGTTCATATAACGGGAACAGAAACTATAAATAGTTTTGGAATATCATCTACCGGGACGATAAGAAATTTAATTTTTGATGATATATTAACTATAAATAGCTCAAGTAATATTATATTCCCGTCAGACACAAATATAACAACTGAAATAGGAAATATCTTCACATTTCTGTGTGAAGATGGTCCAAATGCTATTTGGAGATGTATAAGCACAACACCAAGTAGAATTTGGTAATTTAAAAGGAGAAAAATATGGGTTATGGATTTAATATAACAGAACTTAAAAAAAATCTAGGACCAGGACTCGGATTACGTAAAAACCGGTTCCTAGTTGAAATTCCGATTCCGGGAATAGAAGGTAAAACATTAAATATTCTTTGTAGAAGTGCTGGGTTGCCAGAAAGAAATATAAGTACTACACAATATTGGCACAAAGGAAGAGTTTATAATGTTAGAGGCGAAACAGATTATGTGGGACAATATGAAATTTCAATTGTTGATGATTCTGATATGAAAATTAGAAACGTTTTTGATACTTGGTTAGAACAAGTTGATAATTCAAAACCAGCAAATCAGGGGATTTTAGGTGCTTCATTTGAAAAAGCAATGCCAGGTTTTTTAGGCGAATTGGGTAATACAATTAAAACAGCAAATCAAATTAAAAATATAATAAAAAATCCTAATCAAATTAAAGATTGGTTCATTGGAGCTTTAGCTGGAACAAATGGTGAAGCACCGGCATATCAAACTGATATAAATATTTGGCAATTAGGTAATGCTGATAATAAAGTATATGGTTATAAACTTCAAAATGCTTTTCCTAAAAGCATTGGTATTGTTACTCTTGATGATGGTGAAGAAAATACATTATCTGAATTTTCTGTTGTATTTTCATTTAGTGAATTTGTACCTTTATTAAAAACAAAAGAGGCTTTTACAGACGCAATTCTTGGTGATACAGGCTCGGATATTTTAAATGGTGTTGAAGCACTATTTGATTAGAAATTTAAAATAAATTTTGAACTTAAATATAAATAATTAAAAAGGAGAAGATTAATGGGAAAATTTAGAGAATGGCTTAGAGAAGCTGAAGAAAAAACAACAGAGTATCAAAAATTCTTTGCTAAGAAATTAGAAAAATACGGAGTTAAAAGTCCTTCAGAATTATCAGACGAAGATAAAAAGAAATTCTATGATGAAGTTGATGCAGAATGGGAAGGAGAAGATGAAAAACCTGAAGACGGCGAAAAAGAAGAAACATCTGAAATTTCAGAAGCTAAACAAATGGTTGATAAAAAACAATTAGAGTGGTTTATTGGGTTAACTAATAAAGCTAAAAATTTAGATGAACTAATTGAAGATTTAGAATTAATGAAAGGATTGGTAAAATGATAAAGTTTAGAGAATGGTTAGAAACAAAAGATAAAGAAAATTTAGATATTAATGAATCTTCTAATAAAATTATCGAAGAATTATTAAAAGATGTTGATTCTTTATATGAGAAATTTAATAAAGCAGAACAGAAGATAAAAATATTCTCACAATCAAAATTAACTGAAATAAAAGTTAAAATAATGGATTTGTTAGAAAAATAATATTTTTAATAATATAAATAATAATAAAATAGGAGATAAATATGTCTTTAGCACAATTAAAAAATGCGCTTGGCGCAGTTGCAAGACCGAATAAATATAGAATTAACTTTTCTATTCCTGCTGCAGTACCTGTTAAATCTGATTTGGCAAATGCAGATGTTCTTTGTAAAGCGGCATCTTTTCCAAGTATGACAATTGGACAAATTGAAGTATGGAATCAAGGAAGAAAATTAATAATTCCTGGTGATACAAGTTTTACAAACACTTGGGAATTAACATTCTATCAAACAGAGGACCACGCATTAAGAAAAGATTTAATATCTTGGATGGTTGCGGCAGACCACTTTCAAACAAATACGCATAGTGGTAATCCAAATAGTATTTTGGGTGAATTATCTGTTGAACAATTGGATTCTGCTGGTAATGCAACAGCAAGATATACATTTCACAATGTATTTGTATCAGAGGTTGGTGAAGTAACTTTAGGAGATGATACTCAAGATACACCCCAAGAATACACCGTACAATTTTCATTTAGTGATTGGATTCTAGGCACTGGTGAAATTCAAAATCCAGCTTCAGGAAATAAAGCTACTTTAAATGAAATAGCAACTAGATAATTTTTAATAGGAGACTAATTGAATTAGTCTCCATTTAAGAATTTTGAAAGGATTTAAATGAAAAAGAAAAAATATCATTATGTTTATAGAATAACAAATAAAATTGAAAAGAAGCATTATATAGGTGTTAGAAGTTGTAATATTGACCCATATTTAGATTTAGGTAAAGAATATAAAGGAACTAGTTTAGATTCAGATTTTGTTAAAGATCAGAATGAAAATCCCCAAAATTATATATATCAAATTTTGGATTTTTTTGAGAATAGAAAAGATGCAATAAAAAGAGAAATGTACTTACACGAAATTTATAAAGTTAATTTAAATGAATCTTTTTATAATATTCGCAAACAAGGTAGTACTAAATGGGATAACACAGGAAATAAAAAAATTGCCAAAAAAATTAGTATCGCGAATAAAGGTAGAATTGTAATTAATAATGGCGAAGTTAAAAAACATATAAAACCCGAAGAATTTGAAAGATATTTGCAAGATGGATGGATAAAGGGTGGTGTATCTCCATCACCTGAAGTAATACTGAAAATGAGTATATCTAATTCAGATACAATATATATGAATAATAATATAATTGAGATAAGATTAGAACAAAATGAGATTGACGAATATCGTATTCTTGGTTTTACTGAAGGTAGATTACCAATGAAAGATATACAAAAATTTCAATTATTTTTATCTCACACAGGTAAAACTTTATCAGAAGAACATAAAGAAAACATCGGCATTGGTGGTAAAGGTATTAAAAAATCAGAACAAATGAAAATGAAATTATCTGAAACCAGAACAGGAATGATTTATATAAATAATGGAGAAAAAGAGAAGATAATACAACCATACGATTTACAAACTTATATTTATGATGGTTGGGAAGAAGGTAAATTACCAATGCCGGATAGTCATAAACAAGCAATTAGTGATGCTTCATTTGGCAAACCCGGTACAACAACTGGGAAAATATCGGTTGTTAAGAATAATATCGTAAAGTATATTTCACAATCTGAATTAGATGATTATTTATCGGATGGATGGGTACAAGGTGGTAAAAAGTTTTCACAAGAAACTAAAGAAAAGTTAAAAGGTAGAAAGGGGTCAACTGCTGGAAGAATAGGTATAAATAATAATATAAAGAACAAATATATTAATGCTGATGAATTAGATAAATATTTAAAAGAAGGTTGGGTAAAAGGATTAAAATCCAAAAAGAAGGTAACCAATGGCTAAAATTAAAGAAAAAGAATTTACTGTTAAAGATAGTATAAATATTGTTAAAAATATGTTCAAGGATAAATCTAGACAGAAAAAATTAAGTTCTTTAGTTCCTGGAGATTTATTCTTTGGTGTATATGATGCAAAAAACAAAGAAGCTGTTTTTGATAAAAGACCTTTTGTTATTATATTGAGAAAATCAAAATCATATATTTTGGGGGTCAATTTTAACTGGGCACCTTTGCCGCTTAGAGTAGTACTTGTTAAAAAAATTCTTCAAATGAATACAAAAAATATAAAAAATAATAAACCTCTAGAATTTTCATATAAAGATTTAAAGCCCTTTATGAAAAAAATTGGCTTTGCCCCAATTATTAGATTATATATAACTAAAAGAATGAGTAATAATGTTGTTCAGGTTCCACCCGAACATTTAATGACTGCCGCAAGATTACAAACTGCTGTATTTACAAATGGTAAAAAAGCAGAAGAACTTTATAAAAGAGCTATAGCAGGCAATAAAGCATATAGAAGTGGCCGAAGAAGAGTAGGTACAAAATATCAATAATCTAAAATTATAAATAATATTAATAAGAATAATTTTATTCTTAAGATATTAATTATACTTAATGTATAAATAATTAAAATAACATGAAAGGATAAAAATGGAAGATACACAAGTAAATGTTCTTGATTATGTAGCTGATAAAAAATATTCAGATTTTTCTGCAGCCGTAAAAAAAGAATTATTATATAAATTGGGAAATTCAAATGAAATAAAATCATTTGCTTCTGAGTATGATAAAATTCAACAAATGAAAAGTTTATTTTCACAAATTAGTAATGTTGGTTCTAATTCTGTAGAATAATATAAATAATTATAAAATAGAGAGGTTAAAGATATGAAATATCTAATAGATGAAGCATTAATTGTTGAATCTGTTGTTCAGGATGAGATTAATGAAGCAACGGGTAAAAAAGAAAAGAATTATTATATTGAAGGAATATTTAGTACACCTGGACAAAAGAATAGAAATGGTAGAATTTATCCATTATCTATTTGGGAAAGAGAAGTTGCTAAATATCAAGAAGAAATTAAAAATAATTCTATGAATACTTTAGGTGAATGGGAGCATCCAGCGAGAGTTTCTGTTGATCCATTGGAAGCAGTTATGAAAATTGTTGAATTAAAAATTGATAATGGGTTAGTTGTTGGAAAAGCAAAAATTTTAAATAATAATTCTCCTAAAACAAATCAATTAAAAGCACTTATTGATGAAGGGTATAAAATTGGTGTTTCTTCAAGAGGTACTGGTTCTGTTAAAGGTGATATGGTTGAAAATTTTAATCTTACTACATATGATGCTGTAAGCTCACCTTCAGATTATAATGCAAACTTAACAGGTTTATGTGAATCTTTAGAATCAAGTGTAATTTTAGAAACTTCAAAAGAATCTGAAATTATTGAAGAACCAATTGTAGAAGCTAAAAAAGAAATTTCGCTTAGAGAAAAAGAACTTTTGCAAAAAGAATTTAAAAATAAATTCAATGAATTTTTAAGCAATTTAAAATCAAAAGATTTAAATGAATCTTTGAATGAAGGATTAAAAGTTAATAGTAAAATGTCAGTATTAAATGCTATAAAAATTGTTCACGATAAATTAACAGATGAAAAACAAAAAGATATGTTAAATGCTTCTTTAGAATTTTTATCTAAAGAATTTGATATATCATTAAAATAAAAAAAAAATATAAATAATATAAATTAAACACATATAGGTTTTAATATAAAGGGATTTAGGTTATCCTTTAATGAAATAGTTTGAAATAAAATCTATAAAAAAGGAGAAAAAGAATGTTAGAAAAACTTTTAGAGTCTTTAGACAAAGAAGTGTATTCTGCTGAAATGCTAGAAGATATTCAGAATCAATTCAATGAAGCTGTATTAGCTAAATCTGAAGAATTATCTGAAAAATTCATTGCTGAAGCATTAGAAACTAAAACTGCGGAAATTGAAGCAAAAGCTGAAGAATTTATTTCTGAAAAATTAGCTGAAATGACAGAATCATTTGATGCTAAAGAGAAGGAATTAGAAGAAAAATCAAAAACTGAATTAGCTGAAAAATTAGCAGAAATTAATGAGAATTTGAATTTATTCTTAGATAAAGTTATTGAGGAATTTGTAGTTGAATCGAAAGAAAAATTAAATGAATCTTTAAAATCAGCAAAAGCAGATATGATTATTGAGGCATATGATGCAATGATCGCGGCTGGATCTTTAGATGTTGCTAAAATTGTTGAAGCAAAAGATAGTTCAGCAGTTGAAAGAAAATTATCTGAATCGGTTGAAAAATATGATGCTTTAATGCTTGAGCATTTAGAGCTTAAAAAAGAAAAAGAACAATTAATTAAAACTGGAATTATCATGGAAATGAAAGAAGGTTTAAGTTTAGTTGAATCTAAAAAATTCGAAAAATTAGCTGAAATGGTTCCTTTTTCACAAGATGAAAAATTCATGGAAAGATTAACAGTTATTAAAGAATCTGTTTCTGGTGTTTCTGAAAAAGAAATTATTACTGAGAGTACAAAAGAAATTGAAGTAAAAGTTGATAAAAAACCTTCTACAGCAGATTTTTCGCACTTAGTATAAAAAATATAAATAATAATATAAATTAAAACAAGGAGATTTAAACAATGAATGAAAACATTCAAAAATTATTAGAAAGCACTAAATATGCTCCATTAAATGGTTCAGATAAAAATGCTATGAATTTACTTTTAGAAAATGCTCAAAGAGATTTAGATGCATTAATTAACGAAGGTACATTAGCAGGTGATGTTGCACAGTTTACGCCAATTTTAATGCCAATGGTAAGAAGAGTTTACCCAACTTTAATTGCTAATGAATTATTAGGTATCCAACCAATGACTATGCCAACTGGGTTTATTTATGCATTAACTAACCAATATATTGGTACAAATAATAACAATGCTACACCAAATTCAAATGCTATTATTGTTGAATTAGATGGTCCTACAACTGTTGTTGAAGGTGCTACAGTATTTACTGATGCTAAAGTATTATATGTTGAAGGAAACAAAGTTCTTATTAATTTAGGTGCTACTCCAGTTGCAGTAGGTGATGCTATTGAAGTTGGTGTTTTAGTTACTGGAAAATATACAAATGAAGCTTCTTTTAGAAAAATCTTAAAAGGTTACACAGGTACTTACTCTACAGCAGCTGGTGAACAATTAGGTAAAGACATGAGAGAAATTGGATTTAGTATTTCTAAAAAATCAGTAGAAGCTAAAACAAGAAAATTAAAAGGTCGATATTCTGTTGAAATGTACCAAGATTTAAAAGCACAACACGGTTTATTAGCAGATGAAGAAATTATGTCATTAATGTCATATGAAATTCAAGCTGAAATTGATAGAGAAGTTGTTGATTTTGTTAATGCTAATAGTACAATTTTAGCTGATACTGCTTTCACTGCTGATTCAACAGATGGGACAGGAAGATGGGAAATTGAAAAATACAGAAGAGAAGTTATTAGAATTTCTAAAGAAGCTGCTCAAATCGGTATTGATACAAAAAGAGGTCAAGGTAATACATTATTAGTTTCTCCAAAAGTTGCTACAATGTTAGAACAAGTTGGAAAATTCAAAGTTGCAGAAGTTAACGGACCTGATGGTGTTAAATCTCCTATTTCTGGTGGAGTTGCTGGTATTTTTGATGGAAGATTTAAGGTAATTGTAGACCAATATGCTACTTCAGATTATGCAACTGTATTATATAAAGGAGCAGATCGAAGAGATGCAATGGGCTTCTTTGCTCCATATGTACCTTTATCATTCCAAAAGGTAACAAACACTGATTCTGGTCAACCAGCAATCATAGCGGCTACTAGATATGCTTTAGATACAATCCCAGGAGTTGAATCTTCAATCTCTAATGATAGAGCTAAAACATACTCAAGATCGTTTGGAATTGATTTTGCCAATACAATTCTTAACTAATTTTAAACTAGGAAATATTTCCTAGTTTAAATTACTTTCAAAACTTCTTAAAATCACAAAATCTGTTAAATCTAAAGATTTATAAATTTTATTTTGTATATATTCAGAAAGCAAATACACTTCATTTTGGTACCTTTCTATTTAAAAATAATTTCAATAAATTCAGGAGATGTTTCAGGTAAATAAATATTCCATTCACTATAACTTATAACACCATCATAATAAAGAAGAAAATCTATTTCAGTCTCATCTTTAGCACCTTGTTCTCTCATTTCTTTAGTTAAGTTTTCTAATTCGATTAAATTCATTTTATATCCTCATATTTCACATCTTGTGCTTCATATGATTTACATTCTACATTGTGCCCATCTTGATTATTAATAGTAAAAGCTCCACTAAATGTATTAAAAAATACAACTTTATACCATTCACCTTTTTTTAAATTACTTCTTTCATCGCCATTAAACTTAATCCATTTTGGTTTTTGTTGTTCCATTTTATATCCTTTAATTTATATAATTTATTATATACAAAAGAATATTAAAGTTATATTAAAAATTAATTTGATAGAACTCTATTTTTCAGATTGTTCATTGCAATTTTTCTTTCATTATTTTCTAATGACCATTTATCAGAATCAATAAATTTAATAAATGTGTTTTTACCTCTATCATTTATTTTTGCATTATATTCACACATAATATGCGCTAGTGCTTGAATATATACACTTTGAATAAACCCAGGATTTAAATGCTCATTGTAATTATAATTTTTTAAAGATTCATATAATAAATCTTGATTATTTTCTAATAAAACTCTAATTGTATTATCATCTTGAATGAGTTTACCAAAATCATCATACCTAATATTTAAAATATCAAAAATAAAATCTTGCAAATCCATACCATCATCACCATCTAGTGGCCCATACTCAAACCATCCCATTTTCACCCCTTTATAAAAATATAAGATATTTTACCAGTTGTTGAAAATTTCATATTATCGAACATGTTATATTCAAATTCACTTTCAAGCCCACCAGCACCACCAAGCATTTTATCTGTAAAAATCATAATATATGGTAGTGTTATTATAAACCATGTCCATTCTAATGTTTCTTGTAATATTTCTTTTAATTTCATTTAATAAACCCTTGTATTTTTGCTTTTTCTTCTGTATCTAATTCACAATTATAAATATCTATTCTAATATTTTCTGCAATATTTTCTTTTGTTTGTGTTCCAACAAAAGATTCATCCTCATTTTCATAAAATTCCCATTGTTCTAAAATATACTTTTTAAGATATGGAAATTCTTCAATTAATTGTTGTTTATATGATTTTCTTGCCATTTTAATTTTCCCTTATTAATTTATTAAATTTTATTTCTGCCAAATCTCTTGCTCCCGCAATAAAACTATCAATTTTTTCATTATTAATAAAAATATCCCAAGAATAAATATCATCCCACAATTTAATCTTTTTTAATTGTGTTATATTCCCATTTTTTGATACTTCGCATAAATCTATACCATTGTATTGTTTATATTCTAATATTGCGTTATTTAATTGATGTTCTAAATCTTCGTCTATATGAACATTATAAGAATTAAATATTTCTGCAATATTTTTTGATTCAAATATTGATTTTAATGTTATATTTATTAATTCATCGTCTTGTTCACAGTATAAGTATACTATATTTTTATAATGATTTGCATAAACTCTCATTTTATATCCTTTAATTTATATAATTTATTATATACAAAAGAATATTAAAGCTAAATTAAATATCCAAATTCATTAAATAAATGTGCTCTAATAAAATATTTTTTACTATCTATTTCTCTATATATAAAGTCTATATATTTTTTAGTTATATTTCCTATTTCTGTTTCAATTTCAAGTAATCTTACTGCGTCAATTTGTTTATCTTCTAAAGATTCTCTTAAATTATTCATTTTATATTCATAAGCACTTAAATTAGTTGATGATAAATCACATTCTCCTGCTTTAATATTCTTTAAAAATCTTAAATCTAAATTAAAAATATGTTCATTATTCATAATTGCTTCTGCAAAATATAAACCTCTTATAAAATGACTTGCTGTTTTAGGATTATATCTTTTTCTAATTGTTTTTAAATCTCTTTTTGCCATTCCTAAATATGATTTTATGATTTTAGTGTTATAATAATTTAAAGCATCTCTTAGATTAGGAAATTTTTTCTTGAATTCATTTGATTGAAGAACTTCATAATTAATTGTACTATCACCAGTAATAATATTCAAACAAAATTGTTCAAGTGATGTAAAAATATAATTAATATTATTATTTTCATCATTATATTGAAGTTGATGATGTGAATTTAATGTTCCTCTATTAAATACAGAATCAATATAAATAATTAATATATCTTTATCAGAATTTTCATTTTGTAAATTATACATATATGAACCAACTTCAATTTCAAATATCTTATTTTGCATTAATTCATTAAATAATTTTTTATTTTTAAAGTGTATATTCATTTTGATTTCTTAAGTTCTTTTAATTCTTTTATTGCTTCGGTTATTAATTTTTTATCAATAATAACTTCTTCGGTAGTTGAAGAATACTTAACAAAATTAAAGTTTTCTTTCTTTAGCTCAGTTAAAATATATAATGCTTTTTTCATTTTTATTCCTTTAAAATTTTATATTTTTATATGATTTATTTGCTAAAATTGTATCTTTATGAAATTTCATTCCTAATTTTTTACACATATTTTTAGCAAAATTATCTGCGTCTTTTTCAAGAATTTTATCTTCGTGAATTTCTACACCTTTATCTTTTATATATGAATTTCTATAAAAATCTTTCATATGTGTTTGCTGATACCAATGTCTCATTTCGTGAAATAAATAATATGGTACTTGTAACTCGTGTTTTTTATACATAAGTATAAAACAAGTTTCAATATCAGGCATCTCATATACACATGTGCCTCCTGCATTTTTAAAAAATTCTTTTGTTTTCTTAAATGTGTGATAATATTCATATTTTCTAAAATAGTACCAAGTTAAAATTAAACCAATAAAATTATAAGGTAATATAATCAAGGGTTTATCATACGTTCTATAGATATCTGGCATTTGTGAAATAAAATAATTTATTGTCTTATTTCTAGTTAATGTAAAATTTATTATTTTCATTTTTTCTAATCTTTAATATTTTATATTCATTTGATTTTAAATGCTTTAGTAAATTAACCGCATTTTGTGTTTTTGTTACAAATATATTAATTTCGTTATCTTTCTGTGTATAAATTGTATGTGTATTTAGCATTTTATTTCCTTAAATTTCTAATTTTTCTTCGATTATAAATTCCCTTGATTCACAGAATTGTGATATAAAATCAAATAAATTAAATTTCGAAAGATTAAAATATTTAGATTTTATTTCACTATAATTATTTTCTAATTCATTAATTTCTTCTTCTGATCTTCTACATAATTCCCTCGGATAATATTTAGCATCCAATTTAGCATATAGCTTTTTCATATCTAAGAAGAAACTTTCTATCTCTTCTTCTAAAGCAGGTATTAAATTTTCTAATTTTTCTTTATCTTTTGAAACGCAAACTGTAGATGTTGAAGAACCGTCATATCCATTATCTTCTAGTATTGTTAAAATTTTCATTTTATTTCCTTTTATTTTAATAAATAATTATATACTAAAGAATATTAAAGTTAAATTAAATTACTAAAATAGTTCTTATTTTCATTAAATATTTCTATTATTTGATCTTTTGTTAAAGTATATTCAGTAAATGTATTTATTCTATAATTTGCAATATGAATTAATGTGTTGGATTTTATTTTAAAATTATTGCACTCTAATATATCTAGAAAAATTAAGCATATTGTTTTCTTCATTATTTCTAAATTTGAATTAATTAAATTATTTTTATTTTCTTTTAGTATTATATATTTTTGCATATTAATACCAATGTTTATATTTAAGAACATTATTAATAGTATTTTGATTATATTCTTCATTTAAAATTGTTTTAATTGCTTTAACTATATTATATTTTGATTTTAAACTTCTAGCTCTTGGTAATTTCATAATCAATTTTTCAAAATGATGACTATAAGGCAAATATCTATGAATATTTTTAATACAACTTGGGATAGCTATAATTGAATCAAATTCATATCTTTTTTCATAATCAATATAATTGTATTGTCTCGCATGAAGATTTTGAATCTCTTCATTTAAAATTACATCTGATTCATCTTCGAGAATTATGTATTTTGAATCTTTTAAATAATCACCGTTATAATCTGCTCGGTAGAAATATTCTTTATAAAGATTATATTTTGTGTATTCTATATTTGAAATATTAAATTCTCTTTTTAAAATTTTTGTTAAAAGATCATTTTGTTTATCTGATAAAGTTTGTTTTATTTCAAATTGATTTTTTAAAGATTCAAAAATTTTCTTTTCTGATTCATTTAAAGAACTCAATTCACTTAATGCTATATTGTATTTTTCGATTAAATTTGTGTTATTCATCTTAATTCCTTTTTAAATTAAATAATTATATACTAAAAATATTTAAAGTTTTATTAAAATTTGAATTTTAAAGAATTTTTTGAACTTAAAATATAAATATTATAAAATAATCATAATGAGGTAACAATTATGGGAAAGGATATAAAATTAATGCTAGATGAAAATCAAGATGGTATAATTTCACAAGATGAACTCACAATAGCAAAAGAGCTTCAAGATTTAAAAGATAAAATGAAAAAAAGTGAAGATCAAAGTAAAATGGCTTGGATATCTTTAATAGCAATATTAGTTTTTACTGCATTTTTATTTAGTCCTTATGTTGATGTTACTAGAGTTGATGCAATAAGTGAATTTATTGGTATGTTTTATATAACATTGGCTGGAGTTGTTGCGGCATATATGGGAACACAAGCTTGGGCTATGAGAAAATCATAAAGGAAAAATAAATGAAACTAAAAGACGCTATAATAAAAGCATATGATACACATTGGAGTATGATAAATACTTTCACAGTTCAATTTGATTTTCCGTTTAGATTTAATAATTTATTAAAAACAAAATTCGATGATTCAATAAATTTATGTATAAAATCAATCAATACACCCGATTTTCAAAATAATCCTATTGAATCATTTGTTGGTAATAAATGGAGAATTCAAAATGGAAGAGATGAGATTTATAAATTCAGTATAACGTTTAGAGATAAAGACCAAATGAGTTTATATAAATCTTTTTACAATATATATAGACAAACAAGAGAGCAATATTTTGATAATTGTTCATTTAAGGTTATTATATATAAAGATTCTGATTATTCAAGTGAATATGATAAAAAATTTATGGAATTAAGTGGAACATTAATAGAAAGTGTTTCAAATTTAGCTTTTTCGAATGAAACGGGAAGTGAAATAGCTGAATTTACAGTAAATTTTAAATGCGTTTCGCCAAATATATTTTAAAGGACGTAAATGACTAATACACAAACAGAAACAAAATATGAGTACACAATAGAATTGGATAAAAAATACAAAGTTAGAAAATGGAAAGCAAAAGAGAAAAAAGAATTTTTGAACTTAATTAAAAAAGGTGAATCTTTAGATGCTTTAGCAGATATATTGGTTTATAATTGTATAGATGGTAAAGCAGCTTTTAATTCAGATGAGTTCAAATATTTTTTCTCAAAAATGAGACAAATAAGTTTAGGTAATGAAATAAATTTAGAATTTTATTGTGATGAATGTAAAAGTAAATTCTTAAAAACAATAGAATTAGATAAAATAATAAAACCTTTATTTAGTAATATAAAAGATATAAAAACAAAAAATTATACTATAAAGATTGGTTCGATTAGAAATACAGATTTTTATAAGCAAATAATAAGTTCCAATCCTGAAAATTCAAATGAATATGATTTTTATTTAAGAATTAGTTCTATAAATTCTAATGATTCTATGACATTAGAAGAAATTGTTAATTTATTTGATAATATGGATATTGATGAATTTGATAGTATTTTTGAGCAATGGGAAAATATGAGATTTAAAATAGATGATACAACTTCAATTGAGTGTAATAATTGTTCACATACTGTTAGATATAGTTTTGATGAAGTTCCAGGATTCTTTCCTAGTTCTTGGTTTAAATAAGGATAAAATATGTACAAGTACCCAGTTCAAATAAATTCAAAAAAATTTTTAATAGAACCATATAACACTGAAAGAGAAAAAGACTTATTAATTATGAGTTCATTTGAAATATATGATATGAATGAAGTACTTAGAGTTCTTGGATGCTCACAAGAACTTATAGAATCATTAACAGATAATGAAAAAAAGGTGCTATTGTATAAATTTAGAGAAATATCTGTTGGTGATGAATTAAATATAAAGTTTAAATGCACCGAATGTAAACATCCAAATGAATCTTCAATTTCTTGTACTGATTTTATAACTGAACCAGAAGAATATAATCCGGAAATAAAACAATTAGATATTGAAGTAAACGACGAGAATTTAAAATTTTTTTTAAACTTAAATGAAGAAGAAATTGAGAATTTGGATATAGATGAATATGAAGAACTATTGGAAAAAGTTCAAAAAAATCAAGTTAAATATAATTTTGTAAAAACTTGTAAATGCTTTAAATGCAAAGCAGAAAATAAATTTCACGTTGGTGAACCTAAATATATAATAGAAAGTTTGTCGGAAGATACATTAATGAGTATGTACAGAACATATAACGATATGTGTATGTTTGGTAATTATAATAAAAGAGACATAGATTCTTTATACCCGTTTGAAAGGACAATTTTAATAGGTTTAATCAATAAAACTAGAGAGGATATGAAAAAAGGATGATATTAATATGAGAACATACAAAGAACAAATAAAAGTTCCAAATTCCGACACCATGACACCCGAAAAAGAAAACAAATTAAAGGGGTCAATTTCTGAGTTTTTAGAAAATTTAGGTGAAAGTAGTGCAGCTAAATATATACAGGAAGAATTTTCAACTATAAACCCTTATAGTAAACAAATAGAAAAAATAGAAAAAGAAAGAAATGAAGAACTTGTAAAAATTTCAATGCTTAATTCAGGTATTTTAGATAAATTAGAAAGTATTGAAAAATCCCTTAAAAAGGGTCAAGATACTTCTGTACAAAGTATTGTTAAACCAACAGAAAAAACTGCTTTGCAGAAAGTAAAAGAAATACACACAACTAAAGCAGATAATTCATTTGGGTTATTTGATTTATTTTTAAGTGGTATTCTTGGTGCTGGTATGTTATCATTCTTAAAAGGGTTTAAAAATATCGGACCTATCGCATTCGCATTAAAACTTGTTCAAATGGGTTGGGAAGGAATAAAAGATAAAATAAAAGATCTTGTAACATCTGTTGCTAAAAATCTAATGAAACCTATGGAAGATTTAATTCAGTGGATGCTAGAAAAATTAAGTAAAATACCTGGTTTAGAAGAATTTGGAACAAAAAAGAAAAATACAACTTCAGGAACAGAAAAATCAAAAGAAAAAACATCAACAACTGATAAAAAACCAACAAAAGCTCCAACCGCTGTTGATTCAGCAAAATTAGAAAAAGAAGTTGGTAAAGAAGTAGCAAAGGTTGGTGGTAAATCATTGGCTAAAAAGATACCATTATTGGGTTTGGGTGCCGCCGCAGCATTTGCTGTTGATAGAGTACTTGATGGTGATGTTGTTGGAGCAGGTATGGAAGTTGCTTCAGGTATTCTTGGTACTGTTGGACCATTAACATTTGGAGCAGGTACTGCAGCAAGTTTTGGTGTTGATGCTGCTATTGCTATAAGAGACATTAAAAGAGCAAAAGAAGAAGTTATAACAAGATTAGATGACGCCGGTATAATAGATAAAGGATTCTTTGGGGATACAACAATTGAAGATTGGGAAAGACTACAAAAATTACCAATTGAAGAATTAAGAATGCTTTCAGAGTTGGGAGATTTAGATGAAAATGATGAAGCTAGATTAAATAATTTAATATTTAAAATGGAACTTGAAAGAGTTAAAGAACCAACAAATCTTGAAGAATTTAACGAATCAGGTGTTAAAGTAATTTTTAATGAAAGAGAAATATTAGCAGATGCATTATTAGAATCAGACAATAAATTACAAGATTTTATATTAAAAAATCCATTTACTGAAGATAATGTTGAAAAAACTGAAACAGAAATAGACGGTAAGAAAGTTCTAGAAATAAAATACAAAGATGAAAATCTAAATGCGGAATATATAAGATTAAAAGAAAAATATGATGAAGATTTCAAGAAGTATAAAGAAACAAGGGAAGCTCAATTAAGAAATGTTGGTGATGCTTATGATATAGACGGAAATACATTTTCTGAACAAGAGTATAATGCGTATCAAAATTTAAAAAATTCTGGATATATTAATACTTCGGATTTTTACAAATCCGCAGTTACCCAAAACGCTCAAAAAGATGTTGCGGCGGCATTGAATATGAATTTAAAAAATATTACAATACCAACAGGTTCTTTGGTTGATAGGATAAAGAAAAATGAAGGGTATAGATTAACACAATACATAGATTCAGTTGGAAGACCAACAATTGGATATGGGCATTTAATAAAACCAAATGAAAGTTATTTAATGGGTGCTACTATAACACCCGAACAAGCTGAAGCATTATTTGCTAAAGATTTTGCAGAACATAAAGCAGCTGCGGAAAAAATACCATCATTTAATGAACATTCTAAAGCAGTTCAAGATACTCTTATTGATATGACATACAATATGGGTCCTGCTTGGTATAAAAATTGGCCAAATACTATAAAAAGTTTAACAGAAAAAAATTATGAAACAGTTAAAAATGATATTTTAAGTTCGCGATACGCTTCTCAAGTTAAAGGTAGAGCATTAGTAAATGCTAAGGTTTTTGAAAAAGAAGCAGAAGTTAAAAGTGCATCAGAAAATGTTTCAACACCAACAAGTGATGCAGTTGTTAAAACAAATGAAAATATAAATATTTTAAATAAAGAAAATGCTATAGAACAAAAGCAAGAAAAAGCACAAACAGCCGAGGAAATAAATAAGAATTTAGTAAAAAATACGTCTAGTACAACAGTTGTTAATAATTATAATACAACATCTAGTTCAAATAATACATCTGCTGATATTCAAAAAGCACCTTTAAGTGCTTTATTTGGTTCATATTCATAAAAGGAAGATAAATGGCAACAGAACAGAATAATCAAAGTGCAATGGTGTTGCACTGGTATCCTGATTATATAGTAAACCCTATACATAAAAATAGATGTGTAAAAATAATCGTTAAAGAATCCCCTATGACAATACAAGGAAACTGGGATACTTTGGCAACAGAGGCAGAAAAAAAAGCTAATGAAATACAAAAAGTTATTAAAGAATCAGGAGATTTATGGGCACAAGGTAAAAAGGTTTCTGATATTGATACAACCGGCGCAATAGAGAATACTAAAAAAATAAGAGGTGGAGACCCTATCTACGCTTGTTGTTTACCTTTACCAAACGAATTTTTAGATGCACAAAATCATAACTGGCAAGCTGATCAAAGTTTATTATCTGATTTTGCTAATAAAATTCCTGGATATAGCACTGTGAACTCGGTTACGGCAAATGCCGCTCATTACTTTGGATTTAGAAAACCGATGGTTGATCCTGGATTATTTCAAAATTATACTGGAAGTACCCCAAGAGGATTTTCTATGAATTTTGATTTTATACCAAATAATGAACTTGAAGCAAGAAATATTATGAATATTATATTAAATCTAAAGAAATTCTCACTACCTAGAGCTGTAATTGATGGCGTTGCATTATTAGCACCATTTACATTTGAAATAGAACTCGGGAATGATTGGTTAAAAAAATTAATTAATATGAATGATGTTGTTATTACTGGAGTTACTACTAATTATGGTGCAGATGGTGGTATGCAAATGTTTTCTAATGGTGTACCAAAACACATAACATTACAATTAGACTTTGCCGAAAGATCATTAATACCTTCGCAATTCTATGATTAAAAGGAGAAAAAATGACAAATTCAGTACTTAATTATGATTATGAAGAATTAGATGAATTTATTGTATCAGATTATACAAGTAAAAAAATTGATCTTTATAATATACTTCAAGAAATGAAAGATAATAATAGATTAAATGAGTTTTTTGAGGTTTATAGAATAGCAGATGATGATAAATTAGAAAGAATATCTTATGCTGTGTATGGTACTACAGATTATTGGGATATATTACTACAATTAAATGATAGAAATCCTTTATTTGAATTACCTTATAATCTTGATACAACCTTTGAAAAAGCAGAAGCATTTTGGGATTATTATGCAAACAGTATATATTTTCAAGCACCATTAGACAATAATTTAATACAAGAATTAATAGATGCAGAAATTGAAATAATGAAAGAAAAAAATGAAATTTATAGATTTATATATATAGTAAAAACATCAAAAATGAATGAATTTCTTAAAATCTTAAGAGAAAGAGATTACATATGATCGTACTAGATAAATTACCTGAGCAAACAAGTGCATTAAGACACATTGAATATGAGCTTATCGATAATGTTGGTAAAACAATTAAATTACCTAATGAATATGTACCTGCATTTGAGTGTTTTTTTAAAAGACACACACCAACAGTTATGGGGTCGTTGCTTTATATTGATAGATTAGACCTTTCTAAACAAATAGATTTAAAAACATCTTCTGTAAAGGTTTATTATGTTGATTTATTTAATAAAATGTTTTTTAGAACATTTAAAATAATAAATATAAATGAAATAAAAAGTGAAAATGGTTTGAAAATGTTTGATTTTAAGTTAAGAGATTCTGTTTCATATTTTTTAGATAATCTTTATATTTCAAAATCATTTACAGGTAGTAGAGTTTCTGCTTTAACACAAATATTTTCTGAATATAATTTAAGTTCTAAATTAACTGAAACAAAATTAAAATTTCAAACAGAAGATGATGGTATAAAGGGTAATTTAGTTCTTAATAAGAATTTATCTGTTCTAGATTTTTTTGAAAAAGAATTTCATAGAATAGGTTATTCTTTTTATCAAGATAAATCTGGTATGTACATAAAAAATAAAGAAAATTTACTTCCTGGTAAAATACCTGAAATTACATCACCATTTAGCCAAAGAATAACAAATCAATTTTATAAAAATAAAATTTATGAAATAATAACTGTTCCGACAAGTAAAGAAGAAATCGATAAGCAACCAAAGCAACAATCTTTTTACTATGATATTGAAAAAAGACAAATGATTAGTATTAATACAAATATTGGTTCTTTACAAAGTGAAATTACTTTAAATAAAGATAATTCTGATGTTCAAGAGACTGTTGGATTTAAAGCAAAATTTCAAAATAGAAGTGATTCAGCACAGCAAAAAACAGAAATTATTGAACAATTTTTAAAATTAAGTACTTCTAAAATTGTTGTTAATGGTTATATAGAGAATGATATAAATAAAGTTATAGATTTAGAAATTTTAGGTGAAAAAGGTAATACAAAATCACATTTAGCTGGTGATGAGGTTAGTTCAGGTAAATACATTATTCTTTCTGTTACAGATAAAATTATAGCAGATAAAATGCTTCAGTTAATTGAAGTTGGAAGAAGCGATACTGGAAAGGTTAGTAAAGCCTAATGAAAAGGAGAAAAAATGTTCTATAGAGCCATTGTTGAAAATAATGCTGATCCAAAACAATTGGGTAGGGTACAAGTAAGGGTATTTGGAATTCACGACTCTGGTTCAGGTGTGAGTACTTCAGATTTACCTTGGGCTGAAGTAGCAGGAGGCACTGATTTTGCTCTTTATCAGGGAGTTGGTATAACTTCTGTTTTAAGAATAGGTACACTTGTTTGGGTATTTTTTAATAATGATGATTATAATTATCCTGTTGTATTTGCAGCAATAAAAGGCGCTGGTGAAATAAATTCTGTGGCAAAAGGGTCGTATGGTAATATTGCTACAATAAAAACATCTAGCGGGCATATTATTGAATTGGGTGATTCAGGTGGAGCAGAAAAGATAGAAATAAAACATGCTTCGGGTTCTAAGATAGTTATGCAACCAGATGGTAGTATATTAATTGATTCAGTTAATAATGTGATTCACAACGTAGCCAATAATTATGATATAACTGCTGGTGGAAATTTTAAAGTAACAGCAGCAAGAATAGACTTGAATTAAGGATTTAAGATGACATTTAACCCACAAAATATTTTAGGAGAAACAAGAGTAGAAACAAATTATTCTTTTAATTGTACTTTAGAATTAGAGAATATAAGCACTCCAACAGAAACAATAACAGAAGAAATTGAAAGTATTGAAATAACACCAAATTCGGATTATGTAAATTATATAATAACAAATAATATTATTAATTTTTATGGTAATATTCCTTTAGATGTTTTTGATTTATACAAGTTTAAATATGTTGATAAAGGGAGTTCAGATAAAATAATGACACCTATTATAACAAATATGTATGGTGTCCCAGATAGAAAAGATTTATTTGAAGTTACACCTGATACTAGACAATCCGTGCAAGTACCGAATGATTCTTTTATAAATGTTAAAGTTCAAATTAAAAGAACAATAACAGAAATAAGTACCCCACCAGCAGAACCAACTGATCCAATTATTGAATATATAGATTATGAGCACAATTATAAAATAACAGCAACGCAAGATATGGATTTATTAAAAAATTGGATAAAAGATTATTTTGAAAATAGATATAACTAAGGAGTTTTAAATGCCTGCAGCAACAAGAATAAATGATCAATGTTCCGGACACGGATGTCACCCACCAAGACCAAATATACAAGGGTCCGGTAATGTTTTTATTAATGGTTTAGCGGCTCATAGACAAGGTGATGCTTGGGCAGTACATTGTTGTGGGAGTGATTGTCACGATAGTATAACATCTGCTGGGTCAAGTAAGGTTTTTATTAATGGTAAACAATTAGCAAGAATAGGTGACCCTGTAGCATGTGGAAGTGTTATAGCTCAAGGCTCTGGAAATGTTTTTGCGGGATAAAATTTAAAAGATTTTTTGAACTTAAAAATTTAAGTTAAATTTTTCTTTTAAAATTCAATATATAAATAATTAAAAAGGGCATATTATGTACAAAGATCTAATTTCAATTGAAAATAACAATACAGATGTTTCAGCAATTAATAATAGTATAAAAAATATATTGTTAACAAGAAGAGGTTCCGTTCCTGGTATACCTAGATTTGGGTCAGATTTACACACATTAATTTTTTCACAATTGGATACTTTAACAGAAACTGTAGCAAAAAGTATGATTATGTCGGCTTTAAATGAGTTTGAAGATAGAATAAATGTAAAATCTATTGAATTAAAACAAGTGCCGGAGTACAATAGACTGGTTATTGAGATAATTTATGTTTATAGAGATCAATTCAATACTACTGAAACAACAACCGCTTTAATTTCTATTAATCAGTAAAATTTAAAATATTTTTTGAACTTAAATTTTTAAGTTAAATTTTTCTTTTAAATTTCTATAATTCTTTATAATTAAAATCTATTTTGCATTTGAAATTTAAAATTTATTTTGAACTTAAAAATCTTTTTTAAATTTCAATAATATAAATAATTAAAAAAGGAAAGTGAATGGCAACAATAAAGCAAACAATTCCGTTTAATTATAATGACTTATTTCAAAAAACACAAGAAAAGTTCATAGAAAAAGGTTATGATATACAACCTGGGAGTAATACTATGCAACTTGTGACTGCTATGTCTTATTTAGTTAGTATGTTAAACACAAATACAGCAGTAAATATAAATGAAATGCTTTTAACATTAGCGAGAAAAAGAAATAATATTTTACAAGATGCTAGATTATTAGGTTATGAACCAGGAAATAAAGTTTCATATAGATATGAATTAGAATTAACTTTACCGGGTGGTGATTTTATTCTTCCCAAATATACTGAATTTACTTCGGGCGATAAAAAATATTATTATTTTGGGAATATAATTACCATACCAAATGCTCCTGCTGGATACAAATTAAATATTGAAGTAAAAGAAGGTGAATTATTTAGATCATTCGATTCGCCTGAACTTTCTATTACAATTGAAAATTTTATTGAAAATGGTGTTGAAAGACCTCAGTACTATGTGGATTTACCTTACACAAATGTTGAAGATGATGGAATTGAAGCATTTTTAACTTATTATGATGAAGACGGTATTTTATTTAATAAAGAAGAATGGACAAAAATAGCAACATTTACAGTTGATTCAGATACAATTTTAAGTAAACAATTTTATAGATTAAATAATATTGATTATGAAACACCTAGAATATTTTTTAAATTACCTAATACGGGTGCGGATTTAAGATTAGGAACAAAAATTGAAATGAATGTTTTAAAAAGCTCTGGTTCTACAGGTGAAATGTTAGAATTACCTAGTACAACATTAGATTGTGAAGTGACTAATTACACATTAAAAATTCAAGGAACAGAAGAAGAAACAAATGAAAGTATAAAACACAATGCTCCATTATTTTGGAATTCTGCAAATAGAGCAGTAACTAAAAATGATTACAGGAGCATTTGTGAAAGATTAACGTTGATTAATAGATTACAAATTTGGGATGGAAATAAAGAGTATCCTAAAGTTCCTGGAAAAATTTGGTTTAGTTTCTTACCTGAAACATTTAAAAGAGTTTTTTTAAGAAATGCATTTAGAACAACATTTGAATTGGATTTATTAACTGATGAGACTAATTGGTTCTTAGAAGATGCAGAAATAACACAAATTTTTGATTATTTAGATGTTTATAAAATACCAACTTTAGAATTAATACACAGGAATCCAGTATTTTTAGATTTTGAATTTGATATAGAAATTTTAAAATATGATATTACTTCATCAGAAAGTTCACAAAATGAACTTATTTTTGATGTTATAGATAAATATTTTTATGATATTTCTGGTTCTTCTAATTCAATTTCTAAAATGGAAGATTTTGATACAGAATTTTTTAGAAGTAATCTTGTTAAAAAAATAGATACACAAATAACAGATATTACTGGTTTGAATTTAGTACTAAAAAATAGTATTACTCTTTACAACAGAAATATCATAAATGAAAATTCTGAAAAATTTATTTCTTTTGCGTTGGGATTACCTTATGAAGAATATTTTGATATAAATGGTAATTTCTTAATTGAAAAAATGCCAGGAATTGATACAGAAAATTTTATAGATAATAAAAATTTAACTGTTGATTGGTCACAAACACAAGCAGGAGATGCATTTTTGGAATCTGTTATATATGATATTTTGTTGGATACAGATAAAATAGGTGAATACAGAATTTATAAGGATAAGCAAATTATTATAAATATTAATATTGATGGTGTATTAGTAACAGAAGAAAATATTGAACAAAAAATTTTAAATGTACAATATCAAAATGGTAATATAGCAATGTCTAAAAATACATTACCAAGGTTAAGAAAGGTTAATTTTATATAAGGAGTTTAAATGAAAAATGAATTGTTAGCAATTTTTAAAGCAATAACTCCTGATAACATTAAAGATTTACCTTTAATTTCAGATAGTATGGAGATTTTTATAGAACTACTATCTGAAAATTCTTATATAAGTTCAGATGTAAAAAGAGCTCTTTCAGAAAGAACAACAGATAGTATTTCAGAGGAATTACCAAAAATATATTTATCTGATTATTATAGTATGATAGAAAATTTAAGAACAAATAAAACAGTTGTTAATAAATTTAAAAAATGGAATGATACATTAAAACCAAATTTATATCCAATTGGTATGCCTGTTATTAGTGATAAGTTATTAATAAACTATTTTATTATAGGCGAAGAGGGTTCTCCTTTAATTGAAGAAGGTTCTGAAGGCGATACTGAATGGAATATAAGCCCACTTTCAGGTAAGTTGGATGAATTAAGTAAAAATATTTTAAAAAATACACCTGAAAATTACTATATTAATAGAAAATTTAAAGAATCAAAGGGATTAAAAAAATCAGTTCAATTTATTTATGATATTATTAATGAATATATGGTAAGTCCAGATGAAAGAAAACCGTTGGAATTTAATGAAACAGGTAATCCATTTGAGATAGAATTAATCTCTGGATCAATAGATAAAGATCTATATGAAGAATCTGTTGCATATTTGGCACATCCATTAGGATTTACATATAATTATGTTTATAAATCAGAAATGAATTTTGTTGATGATTTTTCATTAAGAAATTTTTACGATATAAAAATGCTAGAAGTTAGATGTTTAAATGGGAATATTGAGACTTATAATAAAGATGTTATTTTTGTGCAAGAAAAAATAAATTATTTAAAAATAATATTTTATGATGGAACTTATTTACTTCAAGAAAATGATGTTGTGAAGTATTTTAATGCAAATGATACAATTATAAAATTATATCCACCTGAAAATCATTGTAGTATATATTTAGATTATGAAATAGTTTATGAAACGCGTGTTACAGATAAATTAGTATTTAAAGAACTTTCAGAACCATTTATTGATAATGTACAAATTTCTGATGATGAATGGTTTAAATATATTTTTAAAATAGATCAAAATAATTTTATTATTGGTTTTAGTTATATAGGTTCAGGAGATATTTTATCGGATGATTCAGATATATATGAATCAGTTAAAATAAAAGATGAATTTAATTCAGATTTAGAACATTTATTTACTGAATCTTATATGGTGTTGGATGATTTAATTTATAGCACAAATATAATAAGTACAGATAATGTTGAAATAAATGAAACATTTAAATCAATAGATGAAGATTATGTTCAAGATAATTATACATACAATATATCAGATATTTTAGATAGTTCATCTTTAAATAATATAACTGATGATTTTAATATAAATGATACTTTAAATTCTAATTATGCATCTAGTTATACAGATATTAATAGTACAATTATAGATGATATTTTAAGTGCAGAAATAATTGAAGAAACTTCAGAAGATTTTAATATTACTGCTTTGGATATATTTTTAGAACCTGAAACAAATAATACATTTATAGAACCAAATCAAAGTTCACCCGAAGAATCATATAACATACAAAATTCAATAGAAGAATTTAGTATCGAAATTATGTGAAATGCTTGTGCTTCATAATTAAAATTTTCTATTGAAAATTAACAAAAGGCTAACCGGGCAGTCCATGCCCTTAGCTAGAGCTTAAGCTCTAGCTATTATATTAAAACTATTTTTAAGATGATAAGATAATGTAATATTCCAAGCTTAATTAAAAGAAATGAAATGATTGTCTAAAGTTCAATTTGAGTTTTATTTGGGACAAATTTGTACTTAAAAACTTTATTTATTTTCATTTCTTTAATCTCCTTTTAAAATATTTTTATATAGATTATAACATATAAATTAATTTCATATAGAAGAAAAAAGAAAAAGCTAATTCATCTCCTACCTAAAGAAAGGGAGTCTTCTTAGCTTAAAGACTGATAAAAGTCTAAAAGGAAATTCGCACATTTAGTACTAAACACAAACATTTAAACAAAAATTATTGCATAAAGAAATTTTTTGTTAGTCTAAAATATAAATAATAATAAAAAGGAAATTGAAATGAAAGATTTATACACAAATAAAGTAAAAGGTCATATAGTAATTGAGTGCTTAGATTCAAATAAAAATGTTATTGATAGATTTGAAAATAAGAACTTAATTATGGATAGTGCTAGAATTGCGATGTCTGATATTTTATGTGGTTTGGGTACAGCTGAACCAATTGAAAAATTTGTTCTTGGAACAGAAGGTCATGTTACTGGTGATTATTTAACACCTAAAACAGAATTGGAAGGATTTGTTAGTTCAAGAACACAATTATTTTCAGAAGAATTAAGTTCATATACTTACCCAATTGTATTTACAAATCCTGGTGTTGCTATTGGAGCATGCACAATTGTTTCTGAACCAGATAGCGGTACAACTATAAATTTAGATCATACTGGAACTGATGTTCAATATATAATTGAAATACCCGAATTGGCGGCAAATAACACAGGTGTTGTTGTTTTTACTGAAGCTGCTTTATATGCTGGAACAAATATATTCAGTATGAAATGCTTCCCAGGTAAAATTAAAGATAATACTGTTTCTTTAAAAATCACTTGGACTATTAAGTTATAATGATTACTCATTAAAAGTTTAAAGCTAGATAGAAATATCTAGCTTTTTTAGTTTAGAAGAACTTAAACAAATTTAAGTTCAAAAAATTCTTTAAATTTATATTCTTATAACTAAAACACATTATCTATTTGCTTTTAAGTTTAAAAAATCTTTTAAAATTCTAAAATATAAATATCTATATAAATTATATAAAGGAGAAATAACAATGATAATTGGCGAACATAATCTTATTATTGGTAAAAATTATACTGTTATTTCTGATTTTAGCTTAACTGCATTTTTTGCTTTTAAAAATACTTTAAATTTTACGATAAAATTATTTAATAATATAATTATTAAAATTATTCCTATATCAAATTCACCACCATTTTAAAATTATAAATAATTAAAAATATAAAATAAAAATAGGAGAAAAATATGGCAATTACGACATATACGGATTTTGTTAATAATTATTTAACAAAAAATGGGATGATTGGGAATGCTGCTAATATTAATAAAGCACCAGACCAATTAAAATTAGAAATTGATGAAGTTAATTTAAGTATTACTAATGCGAATATTTCTAGAGCAGATAAGTTTTTGGCTGCTCAAAATATAGCGAATATGATATACAATACTTCAGGAGATTTAATAAAAATAAGATATACAAATAATACAGATGTTAATTATGAAGTTCTAGCTTATAATACAAATGGTGATTTAATAACAATTCAGCATTATGTTGAAAGTATTCTAAATGGTACCACAACTTTAAGTTATACTGCTGGTGAATTAACATCTGTAGTTTATATAGCTGCATAGGAGTTTAAATGGATGCAATAAGTTATTCACATAGTGCCAAACAAGCACGAAGAATTAAAAAATTTATAAATAATCCTGATAGTGATTCAGGTGTAGTAACTGTACCAAGTACAATTGCTACTGGTGAGACGATTACAGTACCAGCAGGTAGAACAGCTATTTTACCAGATGTAACTGTAGAAGGTGATTTAGTAGTTGAAGGTGGTGTATTTATTCCTACTGGAAGTACATATACACAAGAGACTATTAAGACTGAAGCTATTAGTAATGTAGCTGGGACTACTGTTGTTGATGTTACTGATATAGCTAAAAGTAGTGTTATTACACCTGCATTAGCTTTAAAAGCAAATACTACGGATTTAAAAGAAATTGGAGTAGGTCAAACTTGGCAAGATGTTACAACTAGTAGAAGTTTAGGGGTTACATATACAAATACAACTGGTAAACCAATAGAAATAAAAGTATCTGTAAATTGTACTGCTGGAACTGGAAATACTCTAAGAATTAATGGAAATCCTATTGACACTATAACAGACCAGTCAGCTGGTCTACATTCGTTTTCTGCAATTATTCCAAATAATTCAAAATACATGATAGATAATTTTAATACTATATCAAGATGGTCAGAACTAAGATAAGGACAATAAATGAGAAATTTTTTTAAAGATGAAAATAATAAGGTTTATGAGTATGATAACGAGCAAGTAAAGCAAGGATATGGAAAGGATTTAATTTCTATAACAGAAGAAGAAATGTTAGCAATAACAAATCCGCCTAAAACAGAAGAACAATTACTAGCTGAAAAAAATCAAGAAGCTAACTCATACCTAACTCAAACAGATTGGGTAGAAACTTATAAACTTAGACATGATTTAGGATTAGAATTAATTCCAGAAGATAGCTCTAAATGGGAAGTTATAAATAAAAGAGAAGAATATAAAACATTCTTAAAATCAATAGGAGGTAACTAATGGGTTTACTTTTACAAGGTGGTAGTGGAAACATTGCCAATATACAATTTGAGGGTGGTGATGGAAACAAATCTATCATCATTCCTAAAGAAGGTGGCAGATTAGCTATTGGAGCTAATTTATCAGGAGTAGCACCTTATAATTTATTAGCTGGAGATTTAAGTGTAAGTAATGAAGTTATTACTAATGGATTTAGTACAACGTTATATACTGGTAGTGGCAGTGCTAACACCATTAATACTGGTATAGATATGGACACACAACATGGTAATGATGCTAGTGAGAGATTTGGAGGGTTAGTATGGTTAAAGAGCAGAAGCTTAGTATCTAATAATGCTTTTTTTGATACAGTTAGAGGTGCTACAAAGTATGTAGTGCCAAATACAACTGATACAGAAATAACTCAAGTTGCTTCTGTAACTTCATTTAATAATAATGGATTTAGCTTAGGTACTTCATTTAATACAAATTTAGCTACCTATGTGTCTTGGAACTTCCAAACAACACATAGAAGAACTGGTACTACAAATCACGGTAAAACATTTACTGAACATTATAATCCATTTACAGGATTTACAATTATTAAGTACGAAGGAAGTGGTTTAGCTGGGCACGAGATACCACATGCATTAGGTAGAAAGTTAGGGTTTGTAGCTGTTAAGAATTTAAGTGCTACTGTAAATTGGGTAGTAACAAATGAAAGTAATAAATTTATGTATCTAAATTTAACTGACGCAATCACTTCAAGTATTGTTGCTTTTGGCGATGTACTAAATAACGTCGTAACTATTAATACATCTGCGTCTGTAAACACATCAACAAACCAATATATAATGTACGGTTGGGCTAATAGTTACTTTGATGAGTCTAATAAACTAATAGGTAATTATGAAATAGGTACTTATCAAGGTACTGGAGCAGCTGGTAATAAAATTACAACTAGAGATAAACCGGCTTGGTTATTAATTAAAAGATTGGACGCAGCTGCAGATTGGGTAATTATAGATAACCAAAGAACGACAAAATATTTATTAGCTAATAGTTCTCAAGCTGAGATTGATGATGTAAATGATGTACTATTTAGTTCTCTAGATTTTACTATCAATAGTACCGGAACGACATGGAATGCTTCAGGCGGACAATACCTATATATGGTAGTATATGACAATGACTCTGGTTCAGGTAAATCAAAATATCCAAGAGCTACTGATACAAGTAACTTACAAATCAATAATGCTTTAATACCTTTTGCTAATGGTATAGATAGTAATGGTACTAAGAATAGTATTATAAGTAAGAATGAAAGTATTACTGGATTAACTTATACAGCTGGTAAGAACTATGTTTATACTTTAGAAAATGGTACTTATGGAGTTAAACCATTTAGACCTAGATACTTAAGAAGTGATTTAGTAGCTGAAAGAGCTGGAGATAACCCTGATTACTTTGATGTATTTAGTAATAAATGGTTTAGTACAATTGCAAGTAGTGAGTTAGTTACTAATGGTACATTTACTGATGGGACTACAACTGGTTGGATTTCTACATTGGGTACTTCAATATCTAATGTTAGTAGTACATTAAGAATATCTGCGTTAAGAGCTACAGTAGGAAAGACATATACAAATGTAAGTCTTATACCTGGCAAAAGATATAAATTGAAACTTAATTATTCACAAGTTAATACAAATATGTTATTTTATTGCTGGTTTGAAAACTCTAGTGATGTAGAACAGCTTAGAGTTTTAACTGGAGCTAGTAGTGGTACAGTAGACTATGAATTTATTGCACAAAACGGGTATGATAGATTAGTTACTTATGTTGGTGGAGGTGCTAGTGGTGACGGGTTATATTCCATAGATAATGTAAGTATTTATCCAATTGATTTGGTTTTAGACACAGAAATACCATCAAGAAACTATATGAATCATATAGTGTATGCAGATGCTAATGGACAATTAACTTATGAAGAAGAATTACCTAAAACTCAATACTTTGATAGAATTGAAACATCTGAAAATAGGAAAGTAATTTACTTAGCTGACAGAGGTATTAGCGCTATTCAAGTTAATAAAAGATACGTTTTAGAAAATCCATTTGGAAATGAGAATTTTATGGATTGTGACACCAAGCTAGAGATTTATGATAGTGGTATAAATGATTGGATTAGCATTGGTGGAATAACTCAATCATCATCTTTATATTTTGGCTCAAATGTATACTCTATAAAGGAAGGCATAGAAATTACAACAGCATCAAATAACTTAGCTAGAGCAGATACAGCATATGGTAATCAATCAAAACCAGCTTCTGGTAACCTTACTTCTGCGCCAGCTAGAGTAACAATTCAATATAATGGAAAAACAGGGAGAGTAAAATAATGGAAATATCAGTAATAATAAATGGAGTACCTCAAATGGTAGCAGTTTCTAAGCTAGAAGCTCTACCTGATGGAACATTTGCAGAATATTACAACGAAGATGGTACTATTGATACAGTGACAGAAGATAGAGTGAAAGCTGAAAAAGAAGCTAAAGATAGTATCAACGAAGCTAAGCAATATCTAACAGATACAGATTGGATAGTTGTTAAGCTACAAGAAGCACAATTACTTGGAACAGATATATCTGAAATGCTTACAAAGTATTCTACAGAACTTACAAAAAGAGAAGAATGCAGAGCTTTAATAAATAAATTAGGAGGTAACTAATGATAAAAATTAGTGGGACAACTGGTATAGATATGGGAGGAAACCCTGTATCTAATGCTACAGACGTTGAAACAAATAGAGGAAATTTAACTGAAGTTTTTGACTTTACTTCATTTAGCAAACCAAATGAATATAAAAATAAAGTTATATTTACAAAAACTGATCCAGCTGGATTCTCAATACCTGCTGGTGTAATTGTTAAAGTAAATAATAATGTTATAAAACTAGAAAATATAATTAATTTAAGTTTAAATACAAATCTAGACATTGGGGCGAAAGTGCCTGGAACAGATTATTATGTTTATATTTCAGAAGATGGATCTGCTTTTATTAGTGCAAATAAGAATATTACAACATCTAGATTAATAGGTGGATTTCATTATGGATTAACAGGCGAAACTGAAATAAGACCTTCACCGTCTTTAAAAACTGAATCAGATATGATTATGAATAGAGGTATTAAAGGATATTCATTTTGGGATTTGGCTTGGTTACCTTCTAATGGAATACCAGAAGGTAAGGTTCTAGTTAATAATATGTTTTGGAGAGATATATACCCAGCTGATTCAGATTACGCAATAAGAGGTTATAGTTCTTGTTTTGCGATAGGTGGAGGTATTGCAAAACTTGCGGGTGGAGCAGCAACAAACGGGAGATTATTTCCAAAAATACCAATAAGTTATGGTGGTAATGGTACTATTAATTATGGATCTTTAACATGGTATGAATCTTCTGAAATTGCGGGTTCTGTAGGTGGAAGATTGCCTAATTACGCAGAATTTGCAAATAGTTCTTATGGTGTTGTTGAACAAAAATCTCTTGGAGAGTTAGGTTACGCAACAGGAACAGGAAATATACAACATTATCCAGAACTTGAAAGTAAATGGGGTGTTGAGATGGCGACGGGTGTTCAATATTATTGGGGTTCACAGATTATGAATGGGTATGGGACCACTGATTTTGCTCATAGATTAAATTTAACAGAAGGCAGGGGGTCTTTATACTCTACATCAAACTCACCTATAGGTATAAGATTAGGTGGTTATGAATTAGGTACGAGTACCGCTGATGTAGCTGGTTCACGTTACTTGAATTTGTCTGATTATGTGTGGCGCACTGATTGGTATTATGGTTTTTGCGTACTTTGTGACCACATGAACCTTGCGGTGTGAGTGAAAACTCACACATAAATACATTACACTAAAGGATAACATTGCAAATAATAAACGAAACAAATAAAATGATAGAAGATTTTTTAAAGATACAGAATATAAAAAAATTTCTAGAGGAAGATCTTGGCGAAAATATAATTATAATTAGAAAATATGATGCATTTCTTAGATATGTTTATCCAATTATGCTAAAAATACCAAATGAGCACAAATATCTAAAGGATTCTTTAATTTCTAATATTTTTGAGACTATAGATCTGATAAATAAAGCTTTAAAAACTGATCAAATATCTAAATTATATGAAATTGATGCTAATCTTTCATCAATTAGATATAAAATTAAATTCTTAAGTTCAGAAAAAATAAGATCAGTATCGACCGAACAACTGAAAATTTCTAATATATTACTTTCTGAAGTTGGTTCTATTCTAAACTCTTGGATTACAAGTAAAAGAAGTAGAAGCTAAATATAAATATAATGTACCTAATGGTACAGGGTTAAAGATAGAGTACCGATAATGTAGCTGGTTCACGTAACTTGAATTTGAATAATTATGTGTGGAACACTAATTGGAATAATGGTTTTTGCGTACTTTGTGACAAATTTATTTAGAAATAGGTCAGTCAGAACTGCTAAGGCACAATGGTGATCTTCAATTTTAAATGGTCAGCTTTAATCCCGTGTAAACAAATTATATGGGTCTGGATAACTACGAGTACGACAATATGTTTGGAAAGTAGAAGCCAGCATTTAACAAAGGAATTTATTGAAGAAAATAACAAGAACACAAAAAGTAAAAAATTTTTTAAGAAAATCGCCTAACTATATGCTAATTAGTTCTAAAAGAAAAGAATTAGACAACTACACATTATCTGAATTGGGATTTCTTTTAAAAGATTATGAAATAATTCAAGAAATAAAAAGAAGAAAACAGTATTATATAAATGCAGAAATAAAACAAAAATATTTGACTTCTATAAAAATACCTGAAATTCCAAAAAAGAAAAGCAATAAATATAAAAATTTGATGAAATATATCACACAAGATTCAAATTTATTAAATGCATTTTATAAAGCGGCAAAGGGTAATAAAAACAGTAAATCATATTTTAAATTTAATAAAAATAGAGATATAAATTTAACAATACTAAAGAATGAATTATTAGAAAAAACATATAAAAGAGGAGATTATTATACATTTATTGTTTTAGATCCAAAAGTAAGAGTTATTAATTCTTTGTCATTTAGGGATAGAGTGGTTCAACATGCTATAAACAATATTATAGAACCAATATTTGAAAGAACATTTTATATACATTCTTATGCATGCAGAAAGAATAAAGGTACTCATAAATGCGCAAAAGAAACACAAGCTGCAATTAGAAGAATAAATAAAAGGTATGGAACTTGTAAAGTTCTAAAAATGGATTTTTCCAAATATTTTTCATCTATAAATTCTGATATTCTTATAAATGAGATAAGAAAAAGAATAAAGGATGAAGAACTTATGAATATTCTTTTGCAATATATAAATAATATTGGAATAAATATTGGTAACTTATTATCACAGTTATTCGCTAATATTTATGGAAATATTTTTGATTTATATATAAAACACGAATTAAAAATAAAATATTATTTTAGATATATGGATGATACCGTTATTCTTTCAAATGATGTGAATATTCTCTATAATATAAAAGAAAAATTAGATAAATTTATAAAAACCAAAATGAATCTTAAATTTAGTCATTGGTACATACATGATGTTGAGGAAAAATCAGTGAATTTTGTTGGATATAGAATAAGAAATAAATATAAACTAATAAGAAAACAAACTTCATTAAGGTTTAAAAGAAAATTAATTAAATTTAATCATATTTTAAAAGAAAATTTAAACGAATTAAAGGATCTTTTATTTGATTATAGGGAAATATATAATATACCATATCATTTTAAGTATAAAATATTTAAAATACTTCAAGAAAATTTTAATTCATTTGAGATGATATTGGGTGCATATAAGGGTATATCATTGTTAGCAGATAATCAAAAAGTAAAAATTAACTTAAAAGGAGAATATACAAAATGGAAGAAAATGCAATTAACATAAAGAATGCTATATATAAATTAACAAATAGACCAATAGCGATGAATGAGGGTAAATATATTTATTTTGACACATTAAGTATTGGTATTGAGGAAGTAACATCTGAAATCTTAAAAGAAGCTGAAGTATTAGCAAAAGCAGAGTTAGATAAAAAAATATTGAATGATAAAATAACTGAATATCAGGCTTATTTAAACAAAACAGATCATAAGTTCTTTAATGGATATAAACCTAAAGATGGTGAAGATTTGTTCGCAATTGAAGCTAAGAGAGATGAATACAGAGAATTTATTAGATCAAATGGGATTATATAATGACAGAAATACTAATAGTCCTAGGAATTATACTAGGCTTAGTACTTACTGGAGTCTTGAATAGACTTAGAGGCACTGGATTAATTAAACACTTTGGAACATTAAGAATACAAGAACATGAGTTTAAAATATATAAGTACAAACTAAAAGTACCAGAGATGAGTATAGAAATTAAGCTAGTATGGAATCATATATATGGATTGTACTTTGCGTTAATATTTGGATACTTAACTGGTTCAATTGGAATTGGAGTAGCTGCATTAGTTGCTTATCTAGTTGGAGAATCTAAAGGTTGGGGAGAATGGGTTGGAGCTTTAACTAGATGGGAACCTAAAAATGAGGCTTGGCTTATTAGGCAATATGAAGATGATGAAGGTAAAAAGTTTCCATTTATACATCAGATAGCTAACTATTTCATTAAAGAAAAAGGTTTTGGTTCTTTGGACGATAGATTAAAACAGTATACTAAATATGCTACTTTAGCATTAACTCTTAGAGGAATATATTGGTTCTTACCGATGACATTAATTGCTATATTTACAGGATTAATTAGTTGGTACTTTGGATTGTTATCATTGGTATTAATTGGAGTATCATTTCCATTGGCTTGTTACTTGGGAAAATTGATTAAGTTCAAAAAATCTTTTAAATTTCTGCATTTTAGCAGAGGCTGGGAAAATCAAGAATTTGTTTATGGTATTTTCCATTTCATATTCTTTATATTACCATTAATACTTCTTTAGAATTAATACTACTTTAAATAATCATAGTATATAATTCACTTACATAAAATCATAAAGTAAAATTTTATGATTTTATGTAAAAAATAAACTTATCTATTTACATTTTTTTAAAAAATATTATATAATATTATACTTAAAAATCTACAAATTTGATAAAATCAAAAAATCTTAATATTGTTAATCACAAAATAAAATATAATGCTATACTAACTAGCACTTGTACTAAAAGTACACTCAAATTAAAACTATTCAAAAACTTACATCACATAAATTTCAAAGGAGCTTAATGCAATTAACAAAAATTCCGGACTTTAATAGACTCGAGAAATCAAAGAAAGATAAATACAAAACAAAAGAAGAACTTCCAGTACATATGCTTTATTTAACTGAAGACCACGTGCTTGGTGCAGAATTATGTGAATTAATGCAGATTCATATGGCTAATATTAGTAATCTTAAACTACCTAGTATTTTAAAATTTGGAAATTGTCCTATTCTTTGTAAATCAGATTCTAATTTACCCCCAAAAATAAAAAGTAATCTTTTTAGATCAGATTTAACATCTTTAAAAGATAAAATTCCATTATCATATTTTAAATCAGAATATAATTTAACAAATGAAGAAATATTGAAGCACGTTGCTGATAAAATTGAGATTATTGCAGGTAGGAAAATTCTTTGTTATAAACCTGAATTCTTACAAAAAATAAAAAGATACAAGATTGATAATATGATTTATATTGCAGATAGAAAGGAATTAAATGAATTTCTTTATGAATATGAAGATATAGATTATATAGCAGTTTCAAAAAATAAATATATTGTTATATATTAAATTAAACTAAATTAAAGGAGAATAAAATGGCATTTTATGAATATAAGTGCACGAATGAGAAGTGCAAAAATTATGGAGAACTAAAAACAGTATCAATTCCAATGAGTGAATACTCGGAAGAAAAACTACCAATTTGTGAAGAATGCAAGCAAAAAACAGTAAGAAATTATACTGCTAATGCGCATTCTACGTTCTCTGATGGCTACAAAGGGTAACTAAACAATTTTGAAATAATCAAATTTTAAACTTAAATCCATCGTTGATTCTGTTTCTGGGTTTGTTGTATCTAATTCAATGTCGCCAATACTTTCGATTCTGCAATTATAAAATTCAAACTTTAAAATTTTATTTGATTTTGAATTATTTAATTCTATCCAAAAAGAAAATGGAGTATTTGAAAATGTCCCATCAGGTGTATCAACTGCTAAATTTAAGTACTCATAAAATTTTCTGTAAATTTCAAATTCTTCATCAATTAAAAATGTGAAGTTCAAAGTGTTATAAGAAACAGTGTCTGATGCTAGATTTAATTTTGAACCAAATCTAGCCCCTGTTTCAGGTAAATTAAATGTCATACCGGGAATATTAACGGTTGTTAGATAAAATGGTATTAGTTCAAATCTATCAGAACCACCGGTCCAGTTGGTTTTTTGTGCAAAATTATGAATATTCATTTAGATTCCTTTTTAAATTATTTATATTCTATATAAAAGAAATTAATATTTTGTTATATATAATTATATATACAAAATAAAGGAGCTATATGACAGAAATATATGAAATACCTAAAAATAAATCAAAAAAAGAAAAATCTCAAAATCAATACATTAATGAAACAGAATTAAAGTCATTAATTATAAGAATAAACAATAAAACTTTTAAAGATTATCTGAGTCTTTATTTTTCAGAATTAAATAATTTACTTAAAGACTCAAAAAATAATAAAGAACAAATAGTTCAAATTCTTAAAAATATTATAAAGGATAAAAAATATCAATTACTTTTACTATCTGATGAAGATCTAAAGGAATTAAAGGATTTAGTTCTAAATTTTACAGAAGAAAAAGATGATAAAAATTTTAAAAGTATTCTTAAAATTGTAGAACCTTTAAATAAAGAAATTTTTGAAAAGACAAAATATTTGAATTTAGAGTATAAAAATGATCTAAAAAGATTAAGTAAATACATAAAAAAACACCATAAAAGTAAATCACAAAAATACAAAAGAATTTTAAGAGATAGTATAATAAAAATATCAGAAAGAAATATTATAGATTCTGAATCATATGAAAGATTTGGAGAATTGGTTCTTCTAATTATAAAAAATATACTAAAGAAACCTAAATTCAGCGGTTATACTTATAGAGATGAATTTTATTCGGATAGTACAGATAAAATTTTTAGATATATGAAGAACTTTAATCATAAACTTATATCTAAAATAACAAATCAACCAGTAAATGCATTTAGTTATATAAGCCAATATGTGCACAATAGTATTTTACATATTATTAATACAAAGAACACAGAAACAGAAGAAACACAAAATTTTATTAATTCTTATAATTCTGCACTAAATGATGAAACAAATAACAGTTCATTAGATTTCTTTGATTTAAGAGTAAAAGAATTTAATTGCAGCATTAAAAAAATAAATGATTCATTGTTACTAGAAATACAAAAGGAATTGGATAATATTGATTCAGATAAATTTTTGAAATACACTGATTTTGTATTTTTTTATCCAGAAGATTATAAAATATCTTTAGATGAATATAAAGATATTCTAAAACTAAAAGAAAATTTAACAGGAACTTTAACAATAACTAAACAAAAAGCAAAGGAGCAAATTTGAATTTAATACAAGAAAATGAATTAACAGAACAGGAACTTTATCCTGTTTTATTAAATAAAATACTAAAATATATTATAAAAGTAAAAGAATCAGATAAAGAAACATCTATGCTAGATTTAATTTTAGAATATTCTATGAGAAATTCATTAGATATAGAATTAATTGGTGATGCGATAAGCACAGATGATTACTTCAAGAATATTTTACAAAAAGATTTAGAAATAAACAATTACGGTTCTGAAAAAAAGGTTAATTATGATTGGTAAAGTTCAAAGATTAAAAGACATTCAACATAGACTGAAAAGTATGACAGATTCAGAGAAAATAAATTATCTAAGATTTGACTTGCCTGAAGATATAGACTACATTATTAATATTGATAATGATTCAGTTTATATACATTTGGGTTATAATAAACATGAAGAAAGTATTGGTGTTGAATTTGATGAGTTTGGATATTCACTATTGAGAACATTATTTGAGTGCTTAGCATTAAAATCAGATTTTGTTTAGAATTTAATTTAGCTTTAATATTCTTTTGTATATAATTATATTATATAAATTAAAGGATATTAAATGCAATATTTAGATAATATAATTTTAGAATTAACAAAAGATATTCAAGAAAAAACAGTTGAATGGATATTCCAAGCAATTGAGAAAACAAGAGAATTGGATATTACATTATATCAAAAAGCAAATGATTTAGCATTAGAAAAAATCCCTAATGACAGAAGAGAAAGAGTTTATGCAGTTCCTTCTATTATAAAAGAAATTATTGAAGAAACTATTGGAACAAATACATATAATGTTGGTAAATACTACATTCAAAGAGGAGTTAATAGAAATTTAAGAGCAGAAAAAGTTTTAGAAGATGTTCAAAAAGATTTTAACGGAAAAAGAATAGCTTTAAAAAATAAAATTTTAAAATCTTGTGAAAAATGCAATTCAGAAATAAATGAAATTTCAAAAATATATCCTTTAGATAATAATACTCTTGGAGCAGAAATTTTGCTAGAAAATAATGATAAAATAATTATTTCTATTATTTGTGCTGGTGGATATAACATTCAATGCTTTCATTATAGAAGCAATATTAAAATTATTAAACACAAAGGAAAATAAATGGGATTTACGGGATTATATAAAGAATACTATTACTATTCTTGGTTTATTTTTGTTCTTAGATTTAGAAGTGGATCATATGACTATAGAAGAAATGGAGAAGAAAGATGCGGATGGGCAGAAAAATCTGATTTAATTGATGTAAGATTAACACCCTCTAAAGCAAAGCAAGTAGCGGAAGAATTAAATATGATTAGAAAAACAATTCTATAAAAATAATGATTAATGATTTACTCAAAAGAAATTAAAAAAGATCCGAAAGGATTTGTTATAAAATCAACAAACCAAAGAATATTACTATATGGTAAATTAGTAAAAATAATTAAATACAAAGAATATTTTGGTAAAGTTTTAGTTTTTTATAAACAAAAAGGAAAAATTTATCAAAAATATTTTGTAAAAGATTATTTCAAAGAAAGAGTTGGAAGTAACGTTGAAATGACAAGATTTATATTACAATACAAAAATATATTATTGCTTAGAAAAGTAAAAGAATTAGCAAGAAGATATCTAATAAGATATAAGTACTATGAGTATTTAATTAAACTTTAATATTCTTTTGTATATAATAAAATAAAAAGGAAAAATATTATGAATAGAATTAATAAATTTATTAAATTTTTAGATATAGTTGATGAAAAAATTGGAATTGGATTAGGTATTGATTATGAATATATTACTGAAGAGAATATAGATTCTTTAAAGAAAGAATTTATAGAAAAATTTACAGTACGCCATAATTATAATAATATTTTAAATAGATTAAATGAAAATTTTAATAAAAGTTATATGGAAATTTTAAATGAAATATAATTTCCGAGAATGGTTATTAGAAAAAGAATTAAATGAAGCATTAAAGGATAAACAATTTAAAATTATTATAAATGATATAGAATATACAGTTATTAGAGATAATCATTTAACACAAAAAAGAAAAGGTGACCCAAAGCCTAAAGATTTTAAAATGACTAAAAATAAGTACCAAGAAGTATTGCAAAATTTAGACAAAATAAACATTGAAGAACCATTTAGCTTTACTTGGACTATTAACAATAAATCAAATATAATTTCAGCAAGTATAAAGGATAAAACAATAACAATATTTGGTGCTATTATGAATTCTGATAAACCAGAAGAAAAACTTTATTCTGATGTTACCAATAGAGCATCTATACAAGCACCAAAATAATTAATTAAAAGGGCTTATCCCAAATTCAGTAAATAGTTTTTCAAGAGGTTTAGTTAATTTTCCTGAATTTGGGTATTCTGGGAATTTGGCTTTTCTTTTTTCTTGTGTATATAATTTTTTAAGTTTATTATAATTACTTTTAGAAATTTTAGGGTCTTTTTTTACTTCATTTGGGTGGATATAATAAAATCCATTTTCATCGATATAAGCACCTTTTTCAAAATATTCAGCGGCATTTCTTAGAAAATCAGAAATATTAAAATCAGGGTCTTTATCTAAACCTGTCCTCTTTAAAGAATTTTCTAGTTTACCTAGTACCGCATTTACTCTGAAATCTAAAGAAGTTCTTATTACTCCCTTTATTTCAGAGTATTCTTCTGATTTTGTTTTATGTGCATGATCCAAAGCCATTTTTTCTAATGGTATTTCTTTATTAAGAACAGGGCATTTTTTATTATTATCTAACCAAATTTTTTCTTTAAGAATTTTTATATCTGATGCTTTCATTTCTATGTATTTAAACTCTTTAACTTGCATTATTTTCCTTTGTTTCTAAAATATAATCTGAATTTATATAATTTTTTAGTACCAATTTTATATATTCATCTCTGTTTTCTTCTGAAATTTTATTTTTTATTGTTTCATTATAAAATACAAAATAACAATCATTTAAATGTTTCAAAGATTGTTTTAAACCTTTTTCTTTGCTTCGTGCACTGATAAATCTAGCCATTTTGGTTTCCACCCTTTCTCTTTCCAAAATTTACAATAATGATAAAATCTTATATTATAGAATTTTCTTATTTTATAATGTGATTCATATTCAATACCTGTATTTTCACATATTAAGTTACCGTAGTAAATTTTGTTTGAATCTATGGCAAATCTAATACCATAATAAGTTCTTTCTTTATCTAAAATTAAATACCAATAATTTGAATAATTTGCATTTATTTCGTAATCAGAAGTACAAAAACAAATTTTTAATTTTTTAAATTTCATTTAAATCCTTTTTTAAATATTTATATCTCAAGGAGTCCCTTTGCAAAAATCAATTTATGATGAAACAATACAAAATATGTTCAGTAATAAAGACTACACGGATGATTATATTTTTTACGCATGTCTTTTAAGTAAATGTAATGTTTATTTCTCAGATACATTAGAATCACCAGCAGGTGTTTCTTTTACAGATAATTATAATCTATATATAAATTTAAAACTATTTTCTGAGTATTCTTTAGAAAATAGGATGGCAATTTTAAAACATGAAATGCTACACATTTTAAATGGGCATTTATTATATAGAAATGAAAATAAACATCACAAAAATTGGAATCTCGCGACAGATTGTGCAATTAATCAGTTAATAGATAAAAATCATTTACCTAGTAATTGTATAACACCTGAATATATAGAAGAATTAACAAAAGATAAGGTTAAAAAATTAGAACCATCTGAATATTATTATAATCTTTTAGAAAAATCAAATATAGATACTTCAGAATTAGATAAAAATATAGACGAACACGCGACATGGGAATTAAATGATTCAGAAATTTCTGAAGATGCACAAAAACAAATAACAACCGAAATGATAGAAGAAACAATGCAGGAATCAATGAATATGATAGGTAATTATCCAAATAAATGTAGTACTTGGTTAGAAATAAATAAAAGAAAAACAAAAATAAATTGGAAAGCATTACTAAAAAACTATTTGAAAAGTTCAAATTATAAAAGAACAATATTTAAAAGAAATAGAAGAAATCCAGATAGAAAAGATTTAAAAGGTAAAATTAATTTAAAAGAAACATCAATTTTATACATTATAGATGCTTCAGGTTCTGTTCAAAATTCTGCATTTAAAAAATTGAATTCAGAAATACTTTCATTGTGTTCAGAATTAAATATAGAAATTACCGCAATTCAAGTAGATACGGAAGCATCAGAACCAGAGAAATTAACTAAAACTATCAAAATGCTCCAAAGAAAAAGAAATGCAGGTACATTTTTAAGTTCTGGATTAGTTAAAGCAAAAGAGCATAAATTAAAATTTGATAGCATTATAATAAGTACAGACGGATATTTAGCACCATCCGATATTGATGAATTTGTTAAAACAAAAAAGAAACTCATATTTTTAATTTCTAGTAATGGTTCGGATGAAGTATTCAAAAAATATAAAAATAAATTAAAATATATAAAATTACCAAAAGATTAAGAAAATTAATGTTTTTAGATATATAATTATCTTATATCTAAAGAAAGGATAAAACATGACAATAAAAATTGAAAATATTCCAGATGGTCAAAAAATAAAAAGTATTAATTTTAATATTGATTTTGAATCAGGAGATTCTGAAACATTTGTTAAAATGCCTGTTGTTGAAAGACCATCAACTCCTTATGAACAAATAATAGTTCCGATGAATACAACGGGTGTAAATGAAACTACACCAATCACAGCAGTAGATATTGAGCAAAGAGCACCTAAAGAGGTTCCAAACGAAATGCTAGATATGGAATTCTAATGGCTTTTAAATTATTAATAGAATGTTCAAAGGATATTGATACACTTCATATAAATTTTTCTGATGGGACTTCTGTTGTTACTTCAAACGAAGATAAACCTGAAAAGGTTAAAGACAAAAATAAAGAGGAAAAATCAACTCAAGGTGAATCAAAAGAGCAAAAAGAACCAAAAAGAAAAAAATTAGAACAATATTTAGATACTGATGAAGATTTTACAGTTAATTCAGAAATTATTGAAAAACCAAAAATTGAAGATTTGGTTAGACCACCTAAGGTTACAGATGAACTTCAAAATTTAGATTTTTAAGAAAACAAAGGAGATAAATGAAAGCGATTAAAAAACAAATTAAAAGAAAATTTAGAATACCATTAGAAGATGTTTTAATTAAAACATCTAAGGATAGTACTCAAAGATTAGCAAAAGCATATGAAGATGTTATTATTACCGAAGATGATGGAAGTGAATATAGTATGTCAAAGGAAACATTTCACAAAAAATATGATGTTATTAATAGTGAAGAAGCAATTTCAAAACCAAATAAAATAGATTTTGTTTTAAATACAACAAATTTACCAATAGTTTTTACTGCTTCATGGGGTGAAGAAATTACTGCTTATCCAAATGCTGCAATTGTTATTGAGAATAGTAAATTTGGTTACGCAATACAAGAAAAAGAATTTGCAGAAACATATAATATTGTTTAAAATACAAAAGAAATTAATACTTTGTGTATTAAAATACATTAAATTCAAAAACAAGGAGAATTATGAAATATATATTAGCACAAGACGTTGGTTATGGTGACAATAAGTGCTGCTTAATGTCTGAAACAGGAGAGATTTTAAAAATCTTCAAATTCCCATCTTTAGTGGGAATAACTAAAAAGAATGAATTTATTAATGATAATAGAATTTATGAATTTAAGGGGCATGCATATTATGTTGGTGAAAACGCTTCAACATTACCATCAGAAAATTTAATCGATATTACAGAATATAAAAATTTAGAGTTTTTTGCACCATTGTTTTTATATCATACTTTAAAATTAATTGATGTTATTCCAGATGTTATTATTACTGGGTTATCAAAAGCACAAATTCAAAATTCAGGATATTTTAAAGAAGCTCTTCAAGAGTTTACTGTTAATACAGAAACATTTAAATTCAACGATATTTATGTACTTCCACAAGGTGCTGGTTCTAAATTAACAATCGATAAATACGGAACAAACTTTCCACAAATTCAAACAGAATTTTTAGGAAATAGTACGTACGTTGGGGTAGACGTTGGCATGAATACGCTGGACGTCTTTATGGTAACAGATGGAAAAACGTCCCCAACACTTTTCGAAGGAATTGAAAAAGAAGGTGTTATGAAAATCGCAACTGAAGTAGCTAAAAAAGTTAAAGAGCTACACGGTAGACAAATTACATTACAAGAAGCAAAAGAAGTACTAAACACAGGTATTTACAAATTAAGAAATGTTGAACACGATATGAAAGATTATGTTTCAGAAATTAAGAAACAATATTTAAAAGATTTATTGTCTTTAATTGAATCAAAATATGGTAAAGTACTAGATAAATGTAACTATATTTTCTTAAGCGGTGGTGGAAGTACATTCTTTAAAACAACAGAAGATGGATTTATTAGGGTACCAAAAACAAAACACGAATTTTACAATTCTATAGGGTTTGGATTGTTCGGGGTAACAAAAATATGACAATTTATACAGATGTTGAAATATCGCAAGAAGTTGAAGTTAATTTAGATATTGATGAAATTTATAAAAGTTTATCAAAATTTGAAAAAGAAGAACTTTTTGAACTTCTTTTGTCTGAAAAATATAGATACAATAAAGATTATTATTTAGAAACTTTATTCTCAGGTAAAACAGATGCACAAATTCTTTCGAATAAGAAGACGATTGATAATTTAATTAGAATAATTAAATACAATCACGTTGACCAATCTTTGGTTCAATATATAATTGAAGAACTTTCTTATTAGTTCTTCAATTCTCAAAGAAAATTAATACTTTTGGTATTATAATTACATATAAATTAAAACAAAAAGGAATAAAATGAATAAACAATTAGTTGATACTTTATCACAATTAAATACAATTACAAACACATTAATCTTAAAACACCCAATTACAGTTGCTGCGTCAGAAGCAAAGGATATTTATGTTCACTTAGATGTTTCAGAAATTGATCAAAATTCGTTCCCAGATATTGGATTAAATGGGAATTTAGGAAATTACTTAAATCTTTTTAAATTATTTGATGAAAATAGAATAGTAAATTATAATGGTGATACTATTGAAATTTCTTCTGATAAAATCACAAGTTCTTATATTTCAGATAATATCGCACTAATGGAATCATATAATATTAGTCCTGATCAATTTGATAAAACAGAACAAGTGCCAACAGTGTGTACAATTGATTTAACAGTTGATGATATTAAAAAATTAAAATCAGCAACAGGTGTTTTCAAAGATTTATCTGAAATTATTTTTAAATGCAAGGATTCAGAAGTTTCATTATCATTAGGCGCAACAAGTAAATTTAATGCTAGAGATAACTCTTATAAAATTACTAAAGACTCAACGTCATCAAAAGATTTTGAAATTAAAATTCCTGTTGAGAATTTCAAAAAAATTCCTGAATCAGATTATACTTTAGAAATTAAATATAATGAATCAAGAGATGCATACAGATTATTATTAAAAAATAAAGCATTAACTGGATTAAAATTAATTCTTTCTGTTATAAAATAAGAAATATAAATAATATAAATTCAAGGTTCTTAAATATACCTTGAATTTGATTATTCATTTTAGATAATTTTTTAAGTTATTTTTAATGAGTAATCAGGCTCAATATGTATTTTCGATAGATGTTTATAAATTATAAACAAACACTTCGATTTAACTTCGATAAAGTCCAACGAGACTCAAAAATAGAAAGGAAAAATAAACAATGGAAAATTTAACAGTAAGCGCATTCGATTTCGATAATATGGTACAAGAAGTAGGAGCAGACCCTTTTGCAGCTCAATCAAATAAATATGCAGAAGATGATAGATTCTATAAATTGAAAAAAGATAAAGATGGAAATGGTGGAGCAGTAATCAGATTTTTACCTGATAAACACAAAAATATGATTATGCAAGTAAATAAAATTAATACAACAATTGAGAAAAATGGTAAAAAAAGATTTGTAAATGAATTATCACCAATTACAATCGGTGCAGCATGTCCTTTCCAAGAAGAATGGGCAAGACTATGGAATGCAGGTGATAAAGAGGGCGCTAAAAAATTCAGTAGAGCAATTAGATATTATGCTAATATTAAAGTTATTAAAGATCCAGCAGCACCTGAAAATGAAGGTAAAATCTTCTTATTAGATATGTCTGGAACGTTAAAAGATAAAATTCAAAAAATTGTAAGTCCATCTCAAGCAGATAAAGACTTGGGTGCAGTTGCAAAACAATTATTTAATCCAATGAAAGGTAATTCATTTAGATTAGTTGCAAGAAAAGGTACAAATGGTATCACAAATTATGATAGTTCAGATGCAATTGCAGAAGAAACAGCAATTTATGACTCAATTGAAGCAGCTTTTGCAGATATTAGAGATAATGCTCATGATTTAAGTGATTTCAAAAAACCTGAAACATATTTATCATATGAAAAATTACAAGAAAAATTAAGATGGGTTACATTCTCAGATGCATCTCAAACTCCAGCAGTTCAAACTGTTGCTGCTGTTTCAGCACAAACAGAAATTAATGCTGCTACTTCTACAACAGCAACTGTTTCTACACCAGTTGAACAAATTTCAGTACCTGTTCAAACTGAATCTGCTCAGGAACAAAAATCACAATCATTAGACGACATGTTACAAGGCTTAATTTAATGAAAATCCCAAATCCGGGATTTTCAAAACTAACACAAAGGATTAATATTGATTTTAATCGATTTTAGCAGTACAATGCATAGGATGATATATTCTGCATCCAAAGATTGTGAACCTCAAGAAGATGGTAAAATTAGAACAGAAGATTTTATATTTCTTACAAAATATTTAATTATACAAGAGATGCACAACATATATTCTGAACATAAAAATAAATTTGGTGATTTGGTTCTTTGTTTAGATAATTCACAAGGTGGATATTGGAGAAAAGATGTTTATGAAGGTTATAAAGCAAAAAGAAAATCAACAAAAGATGCATCACCATATAATTGGGATGAAATATTTAATTACATTAACGAAATGCTAGATGTTTTTAGAGATCACTTACCTTGGAAAGTTGTTTCAGTTCCTAGAGCAGAAGCAGATGATATAATGCTGGTTCTAGCTAGACACTATAATCAATTTGAAAATATATTAATTCATTCACCTGATAAAGATATGATTCAAGCGCAAAAAGATTCGAGCGGGAAGGTTCAACAATATAGCGCTTTAACAAAAAAATGGATTGTTCCAGAAAATAAACATGATGATATGGATGATTGGTTACTTGAACATGTTTGTCTTGGAGATGCTTGTGACGAGGTACCAAGAATTGTTGATGAAACAGTGTTTAGCGAAAACTTTTTAAAGTACTTAAAGGAAAATAATATTAGTGCAGAAACACCTATGGATTTTGAAAAATTAGATAATACATTAAAAAATGAACTACTGTCTAATTATAATGTTTATAAAACAAATAAAAAAGGTGAAGAAACCGAATTAGATATTTATTTTAAGGAAAGACTTGGATTAAGCACATTAAAGAAAAAGATTCAAAAAATAGGTTCTTTAGATGCATTTTTAGATTCACACCCCTTATATAGAAAACATTACAACAGAAATTATACTTTGGTTATGGAAGAAGGAATCCCATCAGATGTTTGGAATAATATTCTTTTAGCATATAAAGAATCAAAATCAGAATTAAATTTAGTTCAATTTGAAAATTATTTAGATAAACACAATTTAGGTTCTTTAAAATTAACAATAGCATTTGAAAATACTAAAGAATTATCAGCGGAAGACTTTGGATGGTGAAAATAATAAGAAAGGAGAAATAAAATGATAACATTTAGAGAATGGTTAAACAAAGACATAGTAGAATCAGGAAATTCAGCAAGTAAAGTTACTTGGAGAAAAGACGGAAATGCTAAAATTGGAGAATTTCAAGTAACATCACCAAAAACAAAAGAAATAAGTAATTTTACAATAGTAATAAATAAAAAAGAAAAATATAAAGGTTATTTACTTAAAGATATTGAAATATTTGAATTTAAGTTCTATGACTCTGACGGAAATATAGAACTTGTAAATAATATGGAATTTGTTCTTGGTGTTGGGCCAACAATTAAAAAGGAGTTCAGCAATTTACTAGATTCAAGACCAGAAGCAGTAATTTTTAGTGCAGATAAATACGAAAAATCAAGAGTAAAACACTATGATAAGTTCGCAAAAAAGATAGCAGATGAATATAATTATGAAATATTCTTTAAAACCGCAATAACATCTGGAGATGATGAATATTGTTTAGTGAGAAAAGATAAAATTCAAGATTTTAAAAATAACTTTATAACAACAAAAATTTAAGCTCAAAAGAGCTTAAATTAATATCTATTAATATATAATATCTTAAATAAACTCTCAAAGGAACTAAATGATCAGTTCAATAAATAAAAAATACTTTTTAACTGCTGTTTCAGGAACAAGAATAGGAAAACAAACTGATGTTGATATAGCAGTAAGATGCCCAATTTGCGGTGATTCATCAAAAAACCAAAGATCTACAAGACTGCACTTATTTCATAAAAATGGTAAAGATTCAATTAAATGCTTTAACGGAGATTGTGCTCTGTCTGATGGAACTCAAAGCACACAGTCATTTTTATATAATTTCTTCCCAAAATTATATGAAAATTATAAAAGAGAAACATTTCTAAATAGAATAGATAATTTTAAAGATAATACGGATGTTTTTTCAAATATTAAAGAAGAAATTATCCAAATTAAAGAAGAATCACAAAAACCTTTAACACATAATTTATTTAATTATTTTGATGATATTATAGAACACGATGAAGCTCTAGAATATTTAGCAAAAAGGGGATTTAATTATTTTAATTTACCATATAATTGGTATTTTGGAATTCAAGATTTAAGAATTGGGGAAACATTATACAAAATAACAAATTCAATTATTATTCCACTTTATTATAAAGAAGAAATGTATGGTTTTTATAGTAGAAATATTTTTGATAAAACATTTTATACCTATAATCCAGAAGCAAATATGGGATTGAAGGTATGGAATTGGTTTAATATAGATAAAGATAAAGAATGTTATATATTTGAGGGAATATTTGATTCACTAGCAAGTTCTTATGAAAATATTATTGCTTTAATGGGTGCTAAAATACCACCCGAAAGATTAAAAGAATTAAAAAAACCTGTATTTGTTCTCGATAACGATAGAACTGGAATATTAAACTCATTAGAATATGCTAAAAAAGGTTATAATGTTTATATACAACCAAACGAATATAAAGAAAAAGATATGAATGAGTTAATGCTCAATCACCCAAATTTAGATATTAAAAAATTAATTTCTGATAATCTATATACTGGAATATCAGCGGAAGTAAGATTAAAAGCAAAACTATAAATGAAAGGATTTAATATGAAAAATATAATTGAAACTAAATTATTAAAAGTACAAATATATATGAACCTGCGATTAAAGTTGGTTTAGAAAATAATGATTGGATAAAAGTAAATTAACACATTTTAGTATATAATAAATAAATTAAAAATAAAGGATAAAAATGGAAATTAGATCAACAGAAGAAGCAAAACAAAATACAGAAAATTTTACTAAAGAAATGCTTAAATTAATGCTTCAGAAAAAATCAATTGATGAAGAAATTAAAGATGTAAAAAGCGCTTATAAAGAAGATGGTGTTCCTGTGAACACTGTATGTAAAGCGATTAGTAAAATTAAAACAAATAAAAAGAAATCACAATCAGCACAATATGAAGAAGAAATTATTTCTGAATGGTTAGAAAATAATAAAGATATTGATGATATGATTACAACATTAATAGCAAAATGATTTTAAATGCTAAAATATGCCCCTTATTCATTTAGTAAAATAAGTTCATTTATATCTTGCCCTAGAAAATTCAAGTTTCAATACATAGATAAAATTGGGACTTTTCTTGATACACCCGCTTTAATTAAAGGTAGAGCAGTTCATTACTGTATTGAAAATTCACACTTAGATATTACTGAATATACGGATGGGATAAAAAGAAATATAAAAGAATACCCAGAAATTTTAGATGTAGTAAATAATTTTAAAAATTCGGAATTGGGACAAAAGTATCTATTTAATATAAAAAAGAAACCAATTAATGAATATAAGTTAGGTTTAACTAAAGAATTGCAGGCAAGCGAATATTCAAAACATTCATTATTTAATGGTATTGTAGATTATATATGTACTATTGAAGAAAATACAGAAGAAATATTGTGTTTAATAGACTTTAAAACAGGAAAATTCAAGGAGCCTAAATTTCAAGATTATAACCAATTACTTTATTATGCTATTCATTTCTTTGAAAAATACAAAATTCAAAAAATAAAAATATCATTTGTTTATGTTGAACATAATTTAGAAAATGATTTATTGTTAGAATATAAGTACTTGAATACTTATAAAAATGAATTAATTCAAAATATTTCAAAAATTGAAAATTGTTCAGATTTTACAAAAAATATCTCAAAATTATGTGATTATTGTGTGTTCCAAGAAGTATGTAATTAAATTTCCAAAATATAAATAATATAAAAAGGATTTATAAATGGAAATAGAAAAACAATTATTGGAAGATATTACTTCTCCTTTAGGTGGGGACCCAAATGTTGCTCAAGTTGAACAGAATCTTTCAGTTGATAATATTTTTCAACAAACAAATATTCAAAGTTTAGCTAGACAAGTTTGTGCTACAGTTCAATTAATGGGACCATCAGGTGCTCTTTATAATATTATTAAGAAAGTAGATGGATTTAAACTTATTAGAAAAGATTTAATTGAACGTCCTTCAACTATTTTAAAAACAGGAATTACTAGAGAAGCAATTCAAGATTTGAAATCTCAATTCGGAAAAGATGCTGATAATGTTATTGGAGCACTATTTAGAGGTATTTCAAATGAGATTGAGAATACTGCTTTATTGGATGTTCTTGGAACACAAGGGAAAGATTATGGTGATTTACAATTAAGTGATTCTTTAAATGCTGAAATGAATTTATTTGAAGTTACTCAAAAAGTTCATGAAATTATTTTAAAAATGAATCAAAAATATCAAAGAACTTTTGATGCTTTTGCAATATTACCATTTAAACCACTAGGTGGTATTATGGGATTAAGTCAATATGCAGGAGCTTTAAAGAAAGATGAAAGAGGTTTGTTTATTACTCAAATTGGAAGTACTAAATTCTATTTAAACCCAGATGTTGCAGATGAATATGCTTATGTTGGTTTAAAAGATTCTGATAATTTAAGTAAAAGTTCTTTAGTATTTGCACCTTATCAAAACAACATTATTGAAGCAGTTGACCCGGATTCAGGAGAAGTTATATATTTCTTAGTAAACAGATTTGCTTTAGATAGTTCACCATTACACGAATTAGATAATGAAATGATTTACAAATTTAAAGTTCTGGTGTAAGGAGTTTTAAATGGCAGATTTCGGTGGATATGTAGTTCTTGATAAGAATAAAATAGAGAATGATAAGTTATATATTTATGGTGAAGGAAGTTTAATTGCTTTAATTTTAACATTAGTTGATAAAGATTTAGTTATAGAACCTAAAATAACTGGAAAGTCGTCTTATTTAAAAATATTAAGAAACCCACCTAAAAATATGACATTAAAATTAGGTAATGAAAAGATAAGTAAAGAAGTACTTATTTCTGCATTACAATTTGCGGGGATTATAAGATGAAAGTAAAGATAGATTCAAAAAATAGAAAAATAATTTTAACGGCTAGCGGAAAGGAAAGAAAGGTTATTAATTTAATTGTTGCTTTTGCTGGTGGTTCTGTTAAAAATGTTAGTAAATCTTTAATAGATAGAATAGCAAATTCATTTATTAATACAATCGTTATTGATATGGATCAAGAAAATATAACTAAAGAGTTTATTCAATTATTATTAAGAATTAAATAGCCAAATAGAAATTTCTATTTGGCTTTTTTAGATTAAAAGAAAGGAGAAATAATGTCAAACACATTTAAAAACTACTTCGTGAATGAAGCAGAAACCCCTGTTCAAAATAAAACTGAACAAAAGAAAATTAAAAAAATAACAAAAGTAACTGATATTGAAGATGAATTAAGAAAATACTTTAAAATAAAGGAAATAATCTATAGTTCATTTGGTATTCAGATCGATTTTTATAAAAAAATTTCACCCGATGAAATAAATGCTATTTTAGACCCAAAGATAAATGTTAAGTTCAAAGATAAAAGTATTTTTATAGAGTTTTAATTTATTTTTAATTTAACTTAGTATATAATAAAACAAAAATAGGAAAATAATATGCAAAAATTTAGAAAATATTTAAATGAATTATCACTTAGTTCAACAAATGATGCGTTATTTCAAATTAATGAAGCACCGGTCGCGGTAATAGATGATTGGACAGGTTTTGAAACAAAAGATTTAAGAATTGGTAAAAAAGGTATTCAATTGGATTGGAATTTGGAAAACACATTAAAAGATAGATATGGGCACACCGTACAAATATATTCTTGTGATAATAAATATATTTTAGGTGCATGGGGGCATGAAGAAACCGAGAGAAAAAAAGAAGTATTTATCGTTATTGTGCAATTAAAGATTACCAAAAGAACCGACTTAAAGCAAATGGGTTATAATAATCCTATCCAAATGAGTAAAGTAGAAACATCCAAAGGGTTTAAAGATAAAGGTTATGGAAAATTATTATATTCTTGGTTTATTCACAATCATTACACATTAATTAGTGATATGATACAATTTAATGGTGCCAGAAAACTTTATGATTCTCTTTCGAGAGAAAAATTAATAATAGCTGATATTATAGATGATCAGGAAAGAAAAATTTTAAAGCATAATACTAGCGTTGATTCAGGTTTAGAAGATTGGGACTTTGATACAGAATTATGGTCTTATGATTTTGATAAATCTCATATAAGAATAGCACTATACTTAAAATAATTATAAATAATATAAAAATAGGAGATTATAATGAATTCATTCATAAAATACATAAATGAAGCAAAAATTACAGAGAGAAATGATAATATCAAAAACTGGAAAGATATTGTTAATAAATTTGATATTATTGAAGATGCTATTTTACAACCTAATGGGAAATCTATTAGAGTTAGAGGTAAAAAAGATGGGAAATTCGCTGATGTTTACACGGATTATAAAAATTCTGAAGTAGCTAAAGAAGTTCTTAAAAAAGTTCAAGCATTTATTGGAATTAAAGAAGCAGCAGTGGGTCAAAAAGGAAGAACTTCATACAAAGAAGCAATGGATTATTGTGAAGAAAATGAAGAGCTTGTTGATGAATTTAGAAAAATTGTTAAGAAACTTGGTGGAAAAACAGTAGCTAAAGCACTAGTTGATAAATTATCACAAAAACCAGAAATTAAAGATGAAATGGATCATATTTCGAATATGGTTGTAGATAATACAAATTATTAAAAGATTAAAATAGAGAAATACACTCTCTATTTTAAGAAAGGATAAAATGATAAAATTTAGAGAATGGTTAAAATTAAAAGAAATCAAAAAAATTAATTTAGGTGATGCTCTTGAAGCAGCATATTTCTTTGAATCTTTTAATACACATTACGATATAGCAGAAATTAAAAAAGTAGATGTTTTTACTTTTTACGGTTTTTCTGTTAATAATAATCCTTATAGAATTTTTATCGAGGATATGCCTAAATATGATATGATACATATTGGATTTGAGAAATATGATTTCAACGAGAGAAGATGGAGAATTGAGGGTATAGACAATGAGTTAAAAAATGGTGAAGTTCAGAAAATATTTGGGACTATTATATATGTTGTTAAAGATTTATATAAAGGTGTATCATATAATAACATACTGTTTGGTTCAGATGAAACTAAAAAATTTAGGGTTTATCTCAGATTAGTTTCGCAAATTTCAAAAAAACTTATACCGGATAGTGTTGTATCTCACACCGAAAGGTCGATAACTATAACAAAGGAAATAAAACCGGGTTTGAATTTATCGGAAATTAAAACAAAATATAAACCAAAGAAATAGAAAGGATTGTTTTTAAATGATAAAATTTAGAGAATGGTTATTAGAAAAGCAAATAAAGAAAGATATTGAAAAATCAAATGAATTATTTTGTTTCTTTGAATCTTTTGACACCCATTATGATATAACAAAAACTTACGAAAATAAATCAGTTAATATAAATTTTTATGAATTTAGAATAAATAAAAACGCATATAGAATCTTTATAGAAAATATTGATAAATTTATTCACATTGGGTTTGAAAAACAAAACCCCGTTATAGAAATGGAATGGTATATTGATGGTATTGATAATGATTTGCAAAATGGAGAAATACAAAAATTATTCGGAACAATAATATATGTTGTTAGAGATTTATATAAAGGCGATTTTAATGCAATAAAAGTTAAAACAAATGAAGATAAAAAATTTAGAGTTTATTTAAGACTTATGCAACAAATATCTAATAGGTTGTTACCCGAGTCAACAGTATCGCATAATGATAAAGAAATACATATTTACAAACTTCCGAGAGAAAATGTTACAAAATTAAAAGAAATTAATTTCAAATACAAACCAAAGAAATAGACATTTAAAGTCTATTTCAAAATACTACAAAAATACTTACAAACTTATTGAAATTAATTATAAATATATTATAATTAATCAAATCAAAAATAAAGGATTCATTTGAAAGAACTTATTACTATTTTTGATTCCAAAAGCAAAACTTATAAAACACCATTATCACCAACAGATGACAAAACATTTACATTCCAAACATTGATATGTTCTTCAAACCTTGAAATGTATTCGTTAATGAGCACACATTTTATTCTTAATATACCAATATTAATATCTAAACCTACAAAAATGCTCAGACAAAAATCTGTTCTAGAAGAATTTTACCAAAAAACGGTAACCTATGTAGTACTTGATATAGATGAAGTTAAATCAGAATTTAATAAACAATTAGTAATTGATTACTTCAAAAACTATAAAGTGATTCTTGGTGAATCAAGAAGTTATGACGGATATTCAAATTTTAATTTAAAAGGAATACTTTTTACAGAAGAAATACCGGTTGATGAAGTAAAAAATGTTCTAGCTGAATTAACAATTGAATTATCAGCTTATTGTAAAATAGATGAAAGTGCAGCCAGACGACCTAGTCTAAATGCACCAATGCTAAAAAATAAAGTTTTTATAAACAACGAAGATGGAATCAGATATAAATACATAAAAAAAGATAACATTGAAAAAATCAACGAAATAAAAAAGGAATATTTAACCAAAATATCTACATCATTTGATATACCGGTTGAAGATTTACAAAATATTGAAGCTGATAGTATTGAAAATCTTTGTTTAAAGGTATTTCAAAGTATGGGATTTCAAGCAATGAAGAATAATGGTAATGGTTCAATAACATTTAAACATCCTTCAGAAACTAAATCTCCTGGTGGATATTTTTGGTTTCAGCAAAGTCCGTACACAATGCACCATTTTAATACTTCTAAAAATATCAATATTTTTGATACTGTTAGAAAATTAGATGTTACAAAAAATTTATTAAGAAAAGATTTAAACTATAATACAGAATTTTTAAATTTCAACATTAATACAAAAATCTTAAAAATAGATATGAAATTCATTGAAAAAACCCCTGAAATTGAAGAAAAAATACATAAATTTTTACATGCCAAAAATGGTTTATTAGGTATCCGCAGTCCAATGGGCACAGGAAAGTCTAAAATTATTAGTCACGTAATTGAAGAATGTCACGAGCAAGATATGAAAGTTCTTATTATAACAAATAGAATATCTGTTGCGCAAGATTTTGCTAAAAAATATAATATGAAACTTTATAATTCAGATAAGTATGAAGTTGGTGATTCGTTGGTTGTGCAATTTGATAGTTTATGGAGATACAATATAAAATTCTTTGATATAGTTATTATGGATGAATTTATTTCACTTATGTTACATAGTCGAAATAATCTAAATAATAATAGTATTAATATTGCTAAATTTTTTGGGTGTTTTCAGAAAAAATTAGTTATTGCAGATGCATTTTTAACTGGTTATGAAAATTTTCTTTTAAATAAAGAACACAATGTGCATTTAATTGATAATATATACAGGGATGGGACAGAATTATATAATTACAGTGATTTAAACGCATTTTCACAACAATTAGTATATACTGCTTCAAAACAAAAAATCACAATTAGTAGCACAAGTATTTCTTTTATAAATTCAATGGCTTTATTATTAAAAAATAAAGGATTAAAAGTAATAACATTAACCGCGGATACTATGGATAGTACTAAAAAATTAATTTACGATTTATTTGAGAAAGATGAACACGATAAATGGGACGTTTTAATTTATTCACCAACTTTAACTGTTGGTGTTAGTAATATGAATAATGTTTATTCCCATTTTCATTATGATAGTTCTATAAGTACAGATGTTATTAGTTCTTTACAAATGATAAAAAGAACTAGAAAAGCAAAAGAAATACATTTATTTATAAAAGATAAAATAAATTATCTAAAAACAAATTATAATGATATTAGAGATGAATATATGCAAAATATAGGTTCTAATATTGATAATAACTATTTATTTGAATTGGACAATTACGGTGAACCTAGATTATCAGATATTGGTAAAAAAGCAATAAAAATAGATGCTTTTAAAAATATTTTGGAATTTAATCACAAAGAAGCATTCTTTTGGTTGTGTAAATATCATTTTAATTCTCCAGCTAAAACAATTGAAACAAAATTTGAAGGCAATATTTTAGGTAAATATCAAAAAATTGTAAAAGACGAAAGAGAAGAAAATATAAAAAGAAATATAGAAGACTATTTGAACTTAAATAATATGGAAAAATCAGATATTATAATGGGAATAAATAATGATAAAGTACTAAAAATTTTAGTCGATATTGAAGAAAACATTTCAGAGTGTTCAAAAGAAATAAAAAGTAAAATATTAGAACTATCTTTTTTGGATAGTTCTTTTATACAGAAATGTAAATATTTTAAAACTGTTTATCTATTTTCTAAAGGGATATTAACAACAACTGATATAAAATACAAAATATCTGAAGCCGTTATGAGAAATAAAGATGATTTATATTTTTATAATACAGTTTTAGATAACGTTAAATCTGAAATTTTATTTTCATATCGTGCAAAAGATGTTAATCAAAATAAAAAACTAAAATACATATTAGAAAAATGCGGATATAAACCCGAAACAGGGGATAATTGGATGACTCCAGGCGATAGAAATTATATTTTAGATGAAAATGTAAGACAATACAATGGATACATTGTATAAATATTTTAAAAATAAAGGAAATAAATGAAAAAAATTGTCATAAAAAGGGATGGTACAAAGGAAGGATGGGATATTGAAAAAATTCGAAGACAAATTATACCTGCTTGCGCTGGAACATCTATAAACCCACTCGAATTTGAGTCTTTATTGGCTTTGGATATATCACATAATATAAAATCTGAAGATATTCAAGAAAAATTGAAGCTCATTGCTAAAAATAGAGTTTCGGATGATGAACCCGATTGGGATATTGTTGCTGGTAGATTAAGTGCCCACCAAGTTCAAAGAAAAATTTGGAAACAAACAAAAATTGAGATTTTTGAGTTCAAAAAACACATAAAATATCTATTAAAAAATGGATATTATAGAAAGGATATTTTAGATAATTATAGTGATGATATGTTGGATGAATTGGATAAAGTTGTTGCAGCAAATGCCCCTAGAACAGATTATAATTTAAGATTATCTCAAATTGAATTATTGGCATCTAAATATTTAATTAAAAATAAAAAGGGATTAATTGAATACCCAAGTACAGCCGATATGAGTAATTCAATGATTTTAGCTTCGATTGAAGAAGAATCAAAAAGAGTTCCAATTTCAAAAGAATATTATGAAATGCTATCTGAATATTATATTTCATTAGCAACACCATTTAAAGCAAATTTAAGGTTACCAAATGGTAACACTGGGAGTTGTTTTATTGGGTTAATGCCTGATAATACACCGGGAATATTCAAAAGTTATTCAGATATGGCCTTTATTTCACAAGAAGGTGGCGGAATTGGTTGGTATGTTGGTAAAGTTAGACCAGGTGATGCATATTCACCAAGAGTACCAAAAGCAAATGTTGTAACAAAATGGATTAAAATAATTAATGATATTGCTGTTGCAGTAAATCAAAGAGGTATTAGAAAAGGAGCAATAACACCTGCATTAGATTGGTGGCATTTAGATTGTGAGACATTTACAGAGATTAAGTCAGAGCTAAATGGTGATTTAAGAGATAAGTGCTTTGATATTTTCCCTCAAGTTGTTGTTGATAATTATTTTGTTAAAAAGGCTATTGCAAAAGAATATGTTTATCAATATGATCAATATGAATTTAAAAATTTAACCGGTATTGATATAACAGAATTAATTGGCGATAAATTGGAAGAAGCACATTTACTTGCTGAAAAATTAATTGAAGAAGGCACATTAAAACACTTTAATAAAATACAAGCAAATAAATTATGGTCGAAAATGCTTAAGGCTTGGATTGAGTATGGCGACTTCTACATTTCTCATAAAGATAATATTAATATGAGTAATTATATGTCTGATTTTGGTATAGCACATTGTGTAAATTTATGTGTTGAAAGTTTTTCATTAACTAAAGAAATGACTAAATCAATTGTTGAAATTATTGATGGTAAATCTTATACTAGGGAAACAGATGCTTTATACCATAGTTGCTCTTTAGTATCTATAAATGTAGCAAATATTTTAAATGATGATAAGTTACTTCAAAGAGTTTGTAAAAATGCTGTTAGAATGTTGGATGCATCAATAGATTTAGGTACAATGCCTGTTCTTGAAGCAAAAAATTCAGCTGATTTATTAAGAAATATTGGTATCGGTGTTGTTGGTATGGCAGATTATATGGCTTGGAATAAAGTTCATTATGATACAGAATCAGGAAGAGAATTAGGTGAAAAATTAATTGAAAAAATTGCTTATTATTGTTATAATGCTAGTATTGATTTAGCAGCGGAAAAAGGTTCATATCCTGGTATAATCCACGCTAACTATGATAAATTATTTGGATATGATCCAAAATATTTAACTGAAACATCATTAAATGGGTTTGATTGGGTTGAAGTTCAAAGAAAAATTAAAACAATTGGAGTTCGAAATTTTTTAATGCTAGCATTGGCGCCAAACACAAGTTCAGGGTTGGTACAAGGTGTTACAGCTAGTTATTTACCAACACACAGTAAAAATAATACACAAAAACTAAATGGATTAATTGTTCCAGTTTTACCGAAATTTATTAAAGAAAGAAGATGGTTCTATAAAACAAAATTCCAATATAGAACAGAAGATATTATTTTATTTACTAGTAGAATTCAAAAATGGGTTGATACTGGAATTAGTATGGAATTAACAATTAATCCAGATATGTCTCCAAGTATTAAATCTATTTCAGATACAATATTAAAAGCATTTTTAGAGAAATTATTAAAAGCAGTTTATTATTCACTAACTGTTGATGGTTCGGCTCATATTTGCACAGACTGTGCAAATTAAAAGTAAAATATAAATTTAAAGGAAATTAATGTCAAATTACAATAAAAAATTAGAGAAAAAACTATTATTTAATCCAAATGCTATTGAGGATTTAAAAATATTTGGTGGTGAAACATCAAATATTTTAGATCTTTCAAATATACCGAAAGATTGTGAAATATTTCACAAATGTGTTGATACATTATATAATAACAATTGGTTACCTCATAAGGTTAGTATGGACTCGGATAAGTATGATTATAAAAACAGAATGACTCCCGATGAAATTGAAGCATATGATAATATTTTATCTTTTTTAGCTTTTCTAGATAGTATACAAACAAACAATTTACCAAATATTGCTGGTTATGTCACAAACCCACACGTTGTTTATGCATTATCAAGACAAACTTGGGATGAAGCACTACATAGTAAATCTTATGGTTGGATATTTAGTTCTTTAATGTCTAAAGAAAAATCAAGAGAATTATATTTTAAATGGAAGGAACACCCATTGATGCTAGAAAGAAATAAGTTCATTGCCAAAATATATCAAGATTTTGTCGATAATCCTTCAGAATTAAATTTTATAAAATCAGTAATCGCAAATTATATGCTTGAAGGTCTTTATTTCTATAATGGGTTTCAATTTTTTCACAATTTAGCAAATAGAGGGTTAATCACCGGAACAGATACTCAAATTTCATATATTCAAAGAGATGAAATTGTGCATTGTACAATATTTGAAAATATAATTAAAATTGCAAAAAAAGAAAATCCTGAATTATTTTTAGAACACAAAGAAACATTTAGAGAAATGTTCAAAGTGGCAACACAATGGGAAATTGATTTTAGTTGTGATGTTATTGGTGATAAAATTTTAGGTATGAGTAAAAATAGCATTAGTGATTATGCTAAATATTTATGTGATTATAGATTGGAAAATATTGATGAAGAACCAATGTTTGGAATTAAAGAAAATCCATATAAACATTTAGAAAAACAAGCAGGTGTTTCAGATGAGACATCAAATAGAAGTAATAATTTTGAAGTAACAAGTATTACATATAAATCACCAGAAATTTTAAATGAATGGGATGAAATTTAAAGCTAGATATTTTATCTAGCTTTTAAGTTTAAAACTTATTTTAAATTTTATTTAGTTCTATAACTAAAACATATATCTATTTGCTTTTTGGTAATCTATACATGCTTTCAAATATCTCAAATTCTTTATTCTTCCCTTTATTTTCAACAAAACCAAATCTTTTGTAAAATTCAATTAATCTCTTTTTATTTCCGCCAAATTCATCAGATGGTGAAAGTATTATAATTTTATTATTCTTATCTGCATATTCACATATATCTGTCATTAACTTCGTGCCTGCTCCAGTATTTTTCTCTTTAGTTATAATTAAATCAATACTTATTTTATTGTCAAATTCATAAATATTAATTGTGCTAAAATATTCTTTGTACTTATCTTTTAACGATTTTATAAAATTAGTATTTTCTTGAAGCCAATTTCTAAAATTTTCATTTATCTTTAATATTTTCTTTAAAGTTCCAACTATTCTTGCATAATCTTCACCATATTCACTTTTTAAATTTCCCCATAACTTCTCTACTTCATTTTCTGTTTTACCCGATTTTTTAGCAAAACTCTTAATAACTGCATTAGGCATATTATTCTCCTTTTAAAATTATTTATATAACATATTTGAAATTTAAAAGATTTTTTGAACTTAATATAAATAATTTTAAAAGGGATTAAAATGAGATTTAAAGATTGGGTGTTAGAAAAAGAATTAAATGAATTTTGGAAAGAAGTGAATGAATTTACAAGGAAATCAGCTATTTTAAATAATCATATTCCTTGTGGTACATCATTAGAATGGGTTAAAGAAACACTCGCATTTATAAATGAAGGAATTATAAAACCTGAATTAATTTCTATAAATACATATAATGAAAATAAATTAAACAATGAATTTAAGAAATACAATATAAATTTTATAAAAGATAATCAAAATCTAAATGCATATTATGATAAAAAAACAGATACTATAACAATTATATATTCAGAAAAAGACACATTTAATGAAATTGAAGCATTAATTGGGCATGAAATGGTTCATAAAGAACAACATAAAAAATCAAATGAATATTTTAAACAATCGGAAAGAACTATAGAAAAAATAAATGAGCTTATTCAAAAGAAAACAAAACTTCTAAAAGAACCAGGAGGTGTTTTAAAATATTCAAAAGAATTAAATAAATTAAATTCAGAAATAAATAAAATTTATAATTATTTTTTATATTTAACTCCTTATGAAAAAATGGCTTATGCACATCAATTTGTATATATGAATAAAAATCTTAATCCAAATGACATAATAAAAAAATTAAAAAGTTCAGTAGAAACAAAAGATTTTCCCATAACTTCGGACTTTAAAAAATATGTTGCTATGTATTGGTTATTAAGAAACAAGAAAATTGAAATTTAAAAGATTTTTTGAACTTAATATAAATAATTTTAAAAGGAATCAAAATGCCGCAATACAATATAAGAACAAATCAGTACACCGAAAGAAATAATGATCTATTTGATGTAGTACTACAAGCAAATGAAAATGGGATTATAAGAGATCCTAGATATAATGAGATATCAGATTTCTCAAATAGAACAGCATTTACATCTGTATTTGGCGAATTGGTGACAGGTGTTAGACAAAATAATATAAATGTACCTTTTATAAGAAGCACAGGTTTAGATGGGAATATTGATTATCTAAAAAATGTTAGATCAATACAATCAGGTACAACTTCTGCTGTATTTGAAAATGAAACAGCTTATATTCAAACAGGTTTAGGTTTAGGATCATTTGAATTTATATCTGTTGCGACAAATAGATATATAACTGGGCACAGTAATGAAGTATTTCACACTATGGTGTTTTCTGAACCCGAAAGTAATGTGCAATCAGGTATAGGTTATGGTAGAAAGGATTCAGATTTTATTGGATTTGGATATAATGGCACTGTATTTGGAATATGGCTTATTTTAAGAGGTGTAAAAACACATATACCCCAAGAAAATTGGAATGAAAACACATTATTGGAAGGAGATTTTATTTTAAATCCTCAAAAAGAAAATATTTCAGGTACTTCTTTTGGGTGGCTTGGAGTTGCTGATATATTATTTTATATAAATACTTCAGAGAAGGGTTGGATACTTGTGCATAGACACAAAACAGCTAATATCGATAGTAAACCGCATTTAACTGATCCTAATCAACCAATTAGTTCGTTCATTGAACGAACAACAGGAAATGGAAATAATATTAGAATAGGAACATCTAGTTGGGCAGCTGGAACAATAGGTGAAAGGGCAAAAGGGACAGGTTCAGATAAAACACCATTTATAGAAATTTCGGGTAAATCAATACCTGCAAACACTGAAACCATATTATTAAGTATAAAAAATAATCCAACATTTAAAGGTAAACCAAACACAGTTAGAGTTAGATATGGTACTTTAACATTAACAACAGATGGCACAAAATCGGTTTCATTTAGAGTATATGTAAATGGTGTTTCTGGTGGTGTTTTTACTGATTATGATACAGATTTATCTGTATCATCTATAAGTACAGATACTACTTTATCTTATACAACTACAACCATTGCAGGAATTCCGAGGAGAAATGAGCAAGTTGGTGGTACATATTTGGGTAAAACAGATAGAGAAAGATTGAATTTATTTGAATCGGATATTATTATCGCGGCATATCCTGGAGATATAATAACAATAACAGCATTTAGTACTGGAGCAACAGTAGTTGATATGGAACTTAGATGGATAGAAGAATTTTAAAATTTGAAATTAATATTCTTTAGTATATAATAAAAGAAAAAAGGATATTATTTGATTATACAAAAACAAGACGAATCTTATACTTTACTTATTTCTGAAAATGAATCAGATAAATTAACTCTTCAAGGAATTCATGATTTTCTTAAAGCAGAAAAACCTGACGCAAGATATAATTTTAAAATACAAAGGGGCTGGGAAAGTCCCTTTCATTATTTTTCAGAAGTTAAAAAACATGGTAACCAATCTATTCTAAGATTACTATCAGGTCATTTAGACTTAATAAAAAACTTTAATATACCAAATTTACCGAAAACACAATCAGAATTTACAGAAGAGGAAATAGATAAAGGTTTAAAACAAATTATTTCAATGATGCCTTTTGAGCCTTATGATTATCAATTAAAAATTGTAAAAGATTCATTACTAAATCCTAAACAAATGTCTTTAGCTTGTACATCAGCAGGTAAGTCTTGTGCTATATTTATGATAATGTATTTTTTATATACAAAAAACAAAATTGGATTGGTTTGTGTTCCAAATATATCATTAACAACACAAATATATGGTGATTTTAAAGATTATTTTCATAAAGATTATGCTAAAGAAAGAGATGAATTTTTATCTAATATTCAATTGCAGGGTGGTGGTAAAGAAAGTACATTTGACACATTTTTAACAATAACAACCTGGCAATCTTTACTAAATAGAAAAGAACATCTTTCTAAATTTGAATTTATTTTATGTGATGAAGTCCAAAGATATGCCAGTGATGAAGTATCTCAAATAATCAAATTAACAAATAACGCAAAATATAAATGGGGCGTTACAGGAACGTTACCAGAAGATCCCTTAGCAACAATGAATTTAATTGGTATGTTTGGATTTCCAAAAAGGTATATTAGAGCATGTGAATTAATTGAAAGAGGTTTAGGAACACCTGTTGAAATAATTTCTTTCATTATTAAATACAATGACGAAGAAAAAAGATTATTTAATTCATTACCAAAAGGGCAGTACGCTAAACAGTTGGCATTCATAAAAGAACATCAAAAAAGAAATGAATTTGTGTCTGATTTAATAATAAAGGTTAAAAATACAGGGAATACAATTGTTTTAGGAAGTCACACACAACACATTAAAGATACATTTATTGATGTTATGAAAAAATTATATCCAGATGTTGAAGTTCAAAATAAAGATATAACCGGTAAAAAATCATTTGAATTTCAAAAACAATATGGTGTATATTTTATAAATGGCGAAGATAATGCAGAAACAAGGGAATTAACAAGAAAAATTCTTGAAGAAAAACATTATATTATTCAATTTGAAGATTTGAACAAAATAACTTTAAGTGAAAATGAATTTTATAAAGATACATTAGTTAAAGATTTAATAGATAATCATTCTATATATAAAGAAATAAAGAGCATAAATTTAAGAAATGAAATTTTAATTTCAAATTATCAAATTTTATCAGCAGGAGTAAATATCCGTAGACTTTTTAATTTAATTTTTATATCACCTTTGAAAGCTTATACTACAATTACTCAAAGTATTGGTAGAGGTTTGAGATTACACCCAGATAAAAAAATATTTAGAGTCTTCGATTTAACCGATGATTTTGGGATTAGAAAACCAAGCGGAATTTTTTATAAGCAATATGAGGAAAGAAAAAGACATTCATATAATTCAGAAGGTTACCCAATTACTGAAAAAGAATATAATTTAAGCTAGATAGAAATATCTAGCTTTTTTAGTTTAGTTTAGTTTTAAAATTTAATATTAGTTTAATTAATGTTATATTATAATATATAAAATTTATCATATAGGAGAATATAGAATGATAAAAGATTTATATATTGAAGATATACCCAATAAGAATGAATTGAGAAAAGTTCTTAAAATTCTTGGAGATAACAGTTGGACAACAGTAAACATTAATGAATGGGAAATTGATGAAGCACACAATATATATTATTCAGTTGCTAATAATGAGTATAAATATTCATCAAATTTCAATAATAAAAAATTGGAATTATTAACCAATATAAAATATGAAGATTTTTTAGAACTTTATATTAAACCAATTGAAAATTTAAAAATAAATGAAACTTCATTTATTTTTGATTCATTAAATGAAGTATATAAAGTTCTAAGAGTACAAGATGGATATATTTATACAAACGAATCTAACTGTATGTGTTATGTTCCAAACAAATCTTTAATCCAAATTTAATATTTGTTTGTATATAATAAAATAAAAATTTAAGGAATTAGAATGGCTACAAGAAGTACAATTTGGTATAAAGATGAAGAAAATAATTGCTATAAAGGTATTTATTGCCACTGGGATGGGTATTTGAGTTATAATGGTAAAATTCTTTTTGAGAATTATTATGCATTAGATAAAGTTAAAGAATTGGTTTCATATGGTTCTGCCTCATCTATTGCGGAAACATTAGATAAATGTGAATTTTATAAAGACTTAAATAGAGAAGATATAACAATTTATGAAATTCAAAACTTAAAAGAAATAGATGAGTACTTAGAAGAATATACATATATTTTTGAAAATGAAAAATGGTTCATCTTAACAGGAAAAAATAAAATGAAAAGATTATCACCAAGATTAATTGAAATGGACATATAATGAACAAAAATATTATGAAAGAAATTGAATCTGCTTTAAAATTACATATTAACTACACTGGATATTCTTCAGGTGGTGAATATTTAAGAAGAATGAATAGATTGGCTTGGAATTATTCGGGTGCTCCAGCACAAAAAATATCTTCGTTACTAGATGATTATTTTGAAGCGGTTGGTGTTAAAAATTTAGCCGAATCAATTAAAAGATTAAAGGATTTAGAGAATGCTTAATCTTATAAAAGAACACAACAATAAGCAAAAATTAAATTTTTGCTTTAAAGAAAAAATAGATTTAAAACAATCTAAATTAGATTTTGAAAAATTATCAGATGAAGAAAAAATTTTTGCTTTAAAAATGCTAAAAGTACAAATGATTTTAAATGGGAAGGAAAAATAAATGAATTTTGAAAAAGCCGAGATTCAAATAATAAAAGCAAATGTATTAATAGAAGTAAAAAAATTAATAAAAGAAATTGAATTAGAATATAATTCTTTAGATAAAATTGCACAAAATATTTTAAATTTTAATTATATGGGAAGAGAAATACTTGAATATACCGATGGAAATAAAAATGGCAATTTTTGGTATAATGATGCTATGATTTTTAAAAGAAAATATTTTTTATTTGGTGCTTATATTACAACATTTAAATGGGCTTGTTCTTTTTATTGCGATATATATAATAGAAAAACAGATATTGAAAAATTAAACTTAAAATCAATTTATAATCTTAAAAGATATTTAATTGATTATAAAAGAGATTTACAAAAATTAAAGGATAATAAATGACAACTACAGATTTTATAACAATTTATGCACTAACTTGCTTTTTAAATTTATTTTTAATTATAGTACTCAATAGATACATATACAATAATTCAAACACTAAATTAGAAATTGGAATGAGCTTATTTACCGTATTAACATCTCTACCAGGAACAATAACAATTATATTCATAATTTGTGAAGCTTTAATGAGAAAAATATCTAAAAATATTAATTTTAATAACTTTAAAAATTATTTTGTTAAAAAATGGAATAAAATAAATAGGATTGAAGAATGAATTTGTTACAATTACACAATTTAATTAAAAAGCACGGGTTTATTGCTGGAGGGGCTTGTAGAAGTACAATTCAGAATGAAGAAATTAAAGATTTTGATATATTTTGTTTTTCTAAAGAAGACTATGAACCTTTAAAGCAAATTATTTCAAATATGTACGGAATAAAAAGAGAAAATGAACTTGTTTATCAATGTAATAATATTCAATTAATAAAACCACGAGAAAATAAGTACTTAAAGACTTATGGTTCGCCATTTGAAGTTGTGAGTAGATTTGATTTTTCTGTATGTAGAGTATATACACTAGACGGAATTAATTTTATTGAAATAGATGAACAATTTAAAGAAGATTGCGAAAAGAAAATTTTAAGAATCGAAAATATTGTATGTCCAATTAGCACATTAAAAAGAAGTATTAAGTACAGTAAAAAAGGGTATTTCTTACCTCTTAGAGAAATTCTTAAATTATTTAATGAATATGCAGAAAGGGTTCGAAGCGGTGATATAGACATTGATTCATTTGGAAATTTAGATGAAATTCAGAATGAAGAACTATATGAATTAATGCTAAAATATAATATAGATTAATTAAACTTTAATATTAGTTTGTATATAATAAATTATATAAATTAAAAGGTACTATATGAAAGATATAACATTAAATAACATATCAATTGAAAATTTTATTGAGTTGTGTACTTTTTTAAACTGCAAAACATTATTAGATGATATTGAGATGTATTATAATAAATATTTATTGTGTGATTCTTCTAAATATTATTTAGGATTTTATTTACCAACTAAAGAATATTTATTAAAAGATATAGGAACTATCAATATGTGTAATTCACTGAATTACAAGAATATAATAAAGGAATAAAATGAACATACAAGATGAAATTAACAACTTAAAAGAAAATATAAATGAAATAGAAAAACAAAAAGCAAAATTAGATTTTTATAATTCATTAATCCAAGCAGTTAAATGTGCTGGAGGAACTGGAGAAAATATCACTGAAGATATGACGGTGAAGGAATTAGCTGATATTTTTGCAATCAATAAAGTTAGATTTACTTATATTGGTGAATTAAAAAGAACTGTAAATGATCAATTTGCATTTAAAAAATCTATATTTTAGTAAAATAAAGGATAAAAATGAAAAGTACAGAATTAATAGAAATTGAAGCATTTGAACAAGATACTGGGTTATATTATGTTGAATTACCAAATGGAATTTATGAAGTAAATAGTGAGAGAATTGAAATTTCATATTCAAATAATAAAGTTATTGTTGAATTAGGAAAAGACTTAAATATTTTTAAGATTAACAAATACACAATTGTTAATAATTATATTTATGAAAATGAATCTATCACAAAAAAAGCGTATGATGCAAAAGTAACAGATTTAAGAATTAAAGGTTATGATGATGATTTAGAATCTTGGTATGATATTGATTCAGAATATGAGTACAAAAAATTTACACAAAAATGGAGACCCGAATATATTTCAACTGAAGTAAAACAACCAGTTAATTTTAATATTAAACATAGTATTGCAAGTCTTCCAAAATATATTGAACCAATGAGAAAATTAAATGGTGATTTAAAAAGCACAATTTATGTATATAATCAAAATAATCACATAGCAGATATTGTTAGGGAATTTCTTTTGAGTATTGGTTATAAAGAAGCAAAAAGTGAATATACATCAGAAAATGAATTTTATATTGGCCCAAACGGAATTAGATTTGCAAAATTTGGAAAAAGCAGAGATTTTATAACAATTAGAATGGGTCTTCAAAAATATGAAGACAAGGGTATTTATAAAGATACTTATGAAAAAGTTTTTGAATTGTATAATAAAAATATTAAAGAAATTATGGAAATTTTAACTGTTTGGCATTTAAAAGATAAAAAAATTGAAGTTTCTACATATTTGGAATTAATCACTAAATTAGAACATTTTAAAAATGAAGTGAATTCATTAGGTGTTTTATCAAGATTTAGTTCAAATAAACATCAATTATATAATAATATTGATAAATATATTAAAAAATTAAAATCTGAATTACTACAAAATGAAAAATATATCTAAAATAGCATTATTTCTAGATATTGATGGTGTTCTAAATCAATATAATATAGATTCAAGAAAGTACAGATATAAAAAGAGTTATAATCACACGTTTGAGCCTTTCAAAAAGAAAATTTTAAAATTAGCAAAATTGGTTAAAAAATATAATATTCATGTTTATATATTTTCTGCTTGGACCCAAAAAGAACTAGAAGAATATTTGCCTTTTAAAATTTACGGCGACACTAGAAAATGGGCAGAAAATGTTATTGAAATCTCAAAAGAATATAAACACAATTTAATTATTGATGATGAAATTCAATATCAAAAAAGAATTTTTGGGCATGAAAGAATTTCTTTACCTGAAAATATTATTCTTCACAAACCATACTATGACCTTGGGCTAATAAATAAAGATTTTAGAAAATTAGAACATATTCTAGAGAATTTTATTTAGCTTTTATATTCATTTGTATATAATAAATTAAAATTAAAGGGTATAAATGCTATTACATAAAAATGATTTTAAAGAACTTACTGGCTATTCTTATGAGGAATTAGGTATTAAATTTCAAAAACTTTATAGTAAAAAAGAGTTTTTTATAGTACTAGATGAGGATTTAAAAAATTTATTCTCAAGGGTTAGTGAACTGTCTTTTGAAGAAGGTCAAAATAATTTATTAGATTGTGGGTATAGTTTATGAAAAAGAAAACTTTATTAAGAATAATATCGGATATGTCGGACTTTCTTGAAAAAGATGGTAATATTACTGTTGAATTTTCAATTCACAAAGATAAATTAGATGAATATTTTCAAGTACTAAATAAATTGTATTCGCCTATTGGTAATTGGTTTGCTTGTACTTGCGAAGCTTGTGAGGAACATCACGGTGAAGGATATGTTCACATAGAGTTAAAAACTGATAAATGGAGTGAACATATTTCAAAAGCTTCAAACTTATTAGCTAGAACAAATTATAAAAGGAGGTGAAATGCTAGAATTACAATATAATAATTTTTTAGGTTCAAATTGGATAAATTGGGAAGAATATAAATCACAATATGCTAAAAGATGGATTAGTTCAGAATTTATTAAAAATTACCCCACTGAAAGAAGTCACATGTTTCGATATATTGATAAGAAAACGAATAAAATTTATACAAACATAAATGACATTGCAGTCATAAACGGTAAAATTGTTGAAAAATCTAAATATAATTTGGAAATAAAATTATTAAATAATTTAATTATAGAAAAGAGAATGATAACCGTTGATAAAGATTTAAATGATGTCTATGACCAAGAAACCAATTTAAAATTATTATTAAATGCTAAAGATATTTTAAAAATTAAACAATTTGAAACAAAGTATGACACAAATACAAAAATTTATACATATCAAATAAAATACACAAAGGAAATGAAGTGAAAATAATTATTTCTATTATTACAATAATTTATTTGTATTTAACAAAATCATTTGTGCATTTAGATCTAAATTACTTAAACCCGGCGTTATGGGATACTGCTGAGAGAATTATATTTATAGTTACGTCAATATTTTTTATAATACTCATTGCAACAAATAAATTAAATAAATATTCATATTTAGACATTTTGTCCTTTATAATGATAATAATAATCGGTTATTTTTTAGTGGTGTTTATTTATTCATTTGTATTATGGGATATTAGTATGATGAATTTTTTTAATTGGTCTGTAATAATTAGATTAATTACATATATATGTTTTTTCGTATTTATTATTGCTTCAATTATAGATATTAATGATTAATTAAACTTTAAACAAAAATTGTATATAATTATTTAATTTAAAAATACAAAAGGATTAAAAATGAAATTAGCTTGTCAAATAAATTCGTATAAAGGTGATGGCTCAAAATTAGAAACAGAATATAAATTTTGTTACTTAGAATTAAATTTTACTGATAAAACTAGAAATTCTATCACTTTTATTAATTATGACGGAAGTTACCAACCATCAATTAATTTTACTTTAAATGAATTCACTATCCAAGACGTTTGTATGACATTAAAAGGAACTAATAATGAAGGTTATGGTAGATTGGATTTATGTTTAGGTGATTATGCTTCGGCAATTTATGATTTAGCTTGTATTGAACAAGAAAATAAAAGATTAAATAAAATTTTTACTGAAACTAGAGGTTATTTTATGAAAGAATATGCACCAGATTTGCAACCAGAAGATATTACCAAAACATTAATTAAAAATCTTGCAAGGGATAGATTTGATACTGATAGAGATACGTATAGAAAGGATAATAAATGAACGAGATAGATTTTTTAAACAAATTAAATTCTGATTATATTGAGAGAAGAATACAAGAAGAAACAGTAAAATATAATGAATTAATAGATTATATTAAAAGCAGACACAATTACTACAAATCTATTGAAGAATATTTTTCATTGAATTTAGGCGAATTAAATAATTTTAAAAATTATTCTTATCGTGTTATTTTATATTTAATTGATAAAAACTATGATGATGTAAGATTTTTTGACAATATAAAAAATAAATCTATACCGAAAGAAGACTTTTTAAATATGGTAAAAGATAAAGATTTCACATTAGAATTGATAGAAGATTCATCTCATTATTATGAATTGTTTATTCCTGAATATAATTTAACAGTTTTATGGCTTTGCGATGATTAAAATAAATATAAGTTATTAGGAGTTAATTTTGAACAGATGTAATTGTAGATTTCAAATAGGTGATATGGGATATTATGAATGTGATTTAGAAGTAGGGCACATTGGCAATCATTCATACACACATAATGGTGATAGTTGGCCAAGAAGAAAATATATCCTAACTTGGGAAAGAAATGAAGAAAAAGATTATATTTTCAAAGAATGTGATTTAGTGCAAACAAATCTAAAAGAATTAATTGAATATATTAAGAAAAATTTTAATATTATTGATGTACAGTATAATTTTACTGATGACTCTATACACGGTTCAACACCAATTTTATGGATTTCGTTTATCTCAGATATAAAATTTGAAGACACAAATGAATTTTATGAAGAACTTGATGTGCAAGAAACTAAAATTAAAAAATATTTTTATGATAATTTTAAATTTAATAATAAGATTCTATATGATTCTGATATATTAGATTTTCACATTTCTCTATATATAAATGAAATTTAAAGGAGAAACATTTATGAATCACTTTCATATAAAAAACATTATTTTGCATATAAATAAAGATGATCTTATTGAACTTAACAAAATTGAAGATAGTTTAGCATTAGTTAGATTAAATTTTAATGATTTGAAATTAGTACTATCTAAAATATTTCCAAATGATTGTATTAAAATTATTGATTATTTTTATTATGGTGTTAATAATAATGAAATTGTTTACGAGGTTAAGTTTTATCTGGAGTATAATAATGATTAAAAAATTAAAAAGAAATACAATTAAAATTGAAAATTATTGGATAACAAAAGGAAGTTATTATAAATGGCTTAAAAATAATAGTATATTGGAAGTGAATTTTGTATAACTTAAGTAAATTTAAAAAAATCCAAGAATTGCATAAAATCATTCTTTTCTATAATAAAGAAAGAAAGAAAAATAAACTATTTTATGTTATAGGTGAAGATAGAAAAATACACAAAGCAGATTTATGTTCGCATTTAGCATTATGTGGGACAAAAATAATTAAAAATTTTGTTTCTGAAAAAGATTATAAAATTTATTTCTCTTGTTATGAATGTACATTTTAACTAAACTTTAATAATACCTTTATATACTTTAGTATATAATTATAATATAAAAATAAAAGGATATAAAATGAATAAATCATTAAAAACAGTAAAGGTACAAATTCCTTCTTATGAAGATTCATATAAATCAGATTATCTTGATTTTGGTACTATTTTTAGTACAAATAATATAATAAAAAATTATTTTTTAGATTTAAACTCAAAAAAACAAGAGTTATTTAATGATTATAAAGAATATAAAGAATTTTTGAATGCAAATAAACTAAAATTAACAGTAAATGAAATTTCAGTTGAAAATTATGTTGAAGAAGAATTTAAAATTGTTAAAAAAATAAAAGATAAATATAAATTAGATATCGAAAAATTAATAAAAATTTATTTTAATGAACCTTTAAAAAATTCATATGAGTACAATTTATCAAGAGGTATTGAGCAAAACTTTGTTAAATTATCAACACTATTACATTCTTCAAATGGTGAATCAAGAATTGAAACTAATTATTTGGTATATGAAGAAAATAAATTTGAATTAACTATTGGTGATATTTATATAAATGAAATATCTTATGTAGAATTATAAAGAGGTAAAATGAAAAATAAAACTACGCTAATATTTAAAACGAAAGAGGGATTTAAAGCTAATGTGAAGTTATTATATACTGATTATAAATCGGAAATTATGTTTGATAACTGGACATGTGGGTATATTTATATACCTATTAGCAAATATAGATATATTAATTCTGACAGATTAAGTGTCCACGGAGGAATAACATTTGAAAGTTATTCTAAATGCAAAAAGTACATTATATTTGGGTTTGATTGTGCACACTACAGTGATTCACCAAGATATATCCCTAGACCAAGAAGTACAGGGTATTGTAAAAATGAATTAATTCAATTATCAAAGCAAATTAATAAAATGATTTTATCTGGAAGAAAAAGAATGATTAAAAATAAGATTAAAGAAATTAAAAAATTTAGAGAACATAAAAATGAAATATATTAATACACACATAAGAATAGATAATATAGCTACAAAATATTTGTTCAGAGGAAAATTTAAAAAATTTTTTAAACTTAAAATGTATCTATTTTTCTATCCAATGAAATTTAAAGCATTTTGGATTTTTATTTTAATAGGTGCATCAATTTTAACATATCTTGATGTAAATGGTGTATTAAAATGAATTATAAAATATGTTTAAGACATTCTGGGGTGAATGATAATTGCTTTTTATTTTGGGGTCCAAATAATTCAGGATATACAAGAAGCATAGAAGATGCCGGTTTATATGAAGATTCAGATGTTATTTATGAAACTCAAATTAAAAGAGGTGATTTTTTAGTTTCTGAAGAATTTGTAAAAGAACATATGAAAGAAGTTAGATTACCTAAGTACGGTGATGCCGAAGAAACATATTCAGGTAGAAATGTATTTAATGTTCTTCCAAATACAGGCGATATTAGAAAATTACTCAATATAACAACAATGGATTTTAAATTAGATGGTAATAGAAATAGCTTTAATGCGTATTTTAAAAGTACAATTAAAGAAGTACTTAAAACAAAATTCAGTAAAAATACATATCATATTCAAGGTAAAGAAAAATATTTCAATGAATGGTACTATGTTGAATGTACAATAGAAGCAGAAAATAGAAATAAAGCAATTGAAAAAGCAAGACATGAACTATATTTAGATGAATATTCATATATTGAATTTAAGAAAATGGTTTCTTGTAAAAAACTAAAAGAAACATATTTTCATAAATGGGAAAAAATTAAAGATTAATACTCTTTAGTATATAATAATTTTCTATTTCACCAATTGAATATAATCATATATAAAAATGAATAAATAAATATAAAGGTGCAATATGTTTATAAGTGCAAAAGAAGTTAAAAATAACAAATCAAACACTATACAATTGAAGGACATCAAATAAGATTAAATATAAAATGATTAGCTCAATGAAAATGTATTCAAATAGAAGAAAAATACTCAAAATAACAGAAGAGAAATTAAAATCTAGTGAAAATTAATATCTTATATTATATAATAATACAAATTTAAAAGGAGTAAAGATGGAAATTATTAGAACAAATAAGTACAGATTGTATCCTAATTCTAAACAGAAATCTTTACTTCATAATATGTTTGGACAAACAAGATTTGTATTTAATTCTGTTCTAAATATGATTCAAGAATGTAAATTTGGTTCTTATATCAATAAGAAAGGTATGACTTGTGGATCTATTCCATCTCAAACTGTTCTCACTAATCAAGTAACTGAACTAAAGAACAAATATCCATTTCTATATCAAACTGGAAATGATTTTTTACAAGCTGAATTAAACAATTTATATCTAGGAACAAAAGGTTTTCTTAAGGGAATATATGGTTATCCTAAATTTAAGTCAAGAAAGAATAAAGAGCAATCAATTAATCTTAGAGCTGGTTCTAGAGCTAAATTTGATTCTGAATATGTTTATTTACCTTTTGCTAAAGGAACACAATTCAATAAATCTGATTTTAAAATTAAATATAAGAAACATAGTACAAATTATTCTCTTCCAGAGAAAATAACTAGTTATACTATATCTAAAGATAATCTAGATAGATATTGGATTTCATTTACTTTTAAAATAGAATTAAAGTATAAAATAAAAGGAGCAAAAGAAGAAAATAAACAATGTGGTATAGATTTAGGTCTAAAGGATTTAATTATAACATCAGATGGGATAAAGATACCAAATGATAATTTAATTAAAAAATCAGAACTTAGATTAACTTTTCTTCAAAGAAGATTGTCTAAGAAGAAAAAGGGATCAAAGAATAGAAACAAAGTTAGATTAAAAGTAGCTAAATGTCAAGATAAAATTAAGAACAAAAGACAATATAGGAATCATAACATCTCTAGAATGTTAGTTAATCTTTATGATTTCATAGGAGTTGAGACTTTAGCTGTTAAAAATATGATTAAGAACAAATCTTTATCTAAAGCAATAGCTAATGTTTCATGGTCTGATATTA